TCTTTCAGTACGGATTCCCGGTCTCCGCGTTGTGCGTCCTATCCACACGTACCCTGCACGGGCCACATAGGTTCTGGGTTCGAGATAGCAACAGCGCCTTTACCTGGCTTGAGGTTGAGTAGACCACCAAGCCTCTGCTGTAGTCGGACGGGGATTGAGACCCCGGCAGGTTCAGTGTACCTGCATCCTGCTACTTCTCTTAGTCCAGGTGCTCCCACCTGTACTCGGGTGATAGACGGGAATCGAACCCGCCAGGGGACAGGCTCACAACCTGTTGCAACAACCGCTCTGCCTCTACCACCATAATGTACAAGCTCCTACCCACCTGGCACATGTACTTTGCCTACGTAACTAGGCCCTCTCCGCAACCGGCTAAAGGTCAAAGACCCTCACCGGAAGTTGGTCACAGGATCAGGTCGTTACCCCTGAACTAACCACTCCCTAGTGGCCGTGCACATTTACACTATCCCGCGCTCACGACGGTGTTCTACCATTGAACTACACCAGGCACAAGGCCCGGTGGAGGGAATCGAACCCTCGTCTCCGTCTCGTCAAGCTGGGGAGAATCGAACTCCCGCCCTATGGTTCCAAACCAAACACGCTACCATTACGCCACAGCCTGTCATGAAGGTTCCACTAACCGGTATACCTACAACCCTGTCGTCTAGATGGTGGGATTTGAACCCACGACTTCTCGCGTCCGAGGCGAGCACTCTATACCAAGCTGAGCTACATCTAGATAAGATTCCTCTGTTGATTTGTTGGGGAGCCGGTTGCCCGCTTGACCCGAAGTTCAATCGCTATCTCAGGTATACGTCTCCGCGTCCTGGGATGCAAGAAGCCCCTAACATTTTCCGTGTCAGAGGCTTCGAGTACAGCTAATTTGGGTACTCAAAGCCTGCCTGGGTGATCCAGGGGGAGTTCATACTCAAACTTGCTCATACTCTTACCTTACAGTAGTTTTCAGACCGTATGGCCTGAAGTCGATGAATTTCTTCATCTTCGTTGCGCAGAGGGGAGTTGAACCCCTATCGATCAGCTTATGAGGCTGTCCAGTTACCTTTACTTGCACCGCGCTACACGTTGTTCAGTTATACCGCACGCCCACCAGGAATCGAACCCGAGTCAAGAGGTTTGGAAGCTCTTGTGTTCCCACTACACCATAGGCGCATACGTCTTTCAGTTGTTTCTACCAGTGTACCATACTATCGTACACTCCGTACCCCACGTCGGATTCGAACCGACAGCATTCGACTTTTTGAGAATCGATGGTCTTCCATTGCCTAGTGGGGCAGAAGGGGTCAGCCTCCGAACCATTCGAAAGCTACCAACCAGAAAGGAGACCTGGAGGCTGACCCGGCGGCTAGGATGCCCCACACGCAGTGGATTCGCTGTCCTATGGAACCGCAGTCTATGAAGTTGAGTGCCTAAGTATCCGCATTCCCACACATACTCACCATTTGCTTCGTGCTCTTAGGTCTTGGGCAAGATCGCCGGGGCTGGTGTCTAAGTGGTTCCCGTTTGTCTTACTTCAGTTATACGCTACTTCTGAGCATCTGTCAACCTAAACGGCAACTTTTTTCTCAGAGGACGAAGTTCCGGTGGTTCTCCGCACGCCAACGCTTGATCTTCTTCTTGCTGAAGCTCTGACGCAGAGCAGGGATGACCGTCTCGAACTCGCTCGGAAGCATGTTCAGGTGCCAGTCCTCCATAGAGACACCGTACCGATCCATCTCCTCGATCAGTTCACGCGCCTTGCGCTCGTCATCGGTGAGGTCTTCGTTCTCTGCATCCTCGAAGCGAGGGTCCAGGTACCAGGAGTCTTCCTGCTCATCCTCATCTCCGAAGTCGATGCCCTCGAAGGTGTCACCTACACGGCGACCCTCATAGTCTGCCCAGCCCCAGCCGTTGTACTGACGCGCACGCCGGTATCCCTTGGGGTTCTCGGGTGACCAGGGACCATAGAAGCCGCCAGGGCCGTCTCCCAGTTCCGCAGAGTCCTGCCAGACATCCAACAGGAGCTTGTGATACTCGTGACCACGCGGATACTTCGTGGACTCGTCCTTGAAGTGCCGGTAGTCGATGGCCATGACCATCTTAGCAGTTGCGGTGGCGAATGCCTCCTGAGTTGTGAAGACACGGAAGTTGTAGTCGTGGTCGGGCGTTGCCCAGATGTCACCGTACGTGCCTGCTTCAGCGAAGTTGGCCAAGTAGTAGTCCAGGTGCTCCTTGAGGCGAGCACGAATCTGGAAGGTGAACTGTCCACCCACGGAGTAGTGATCCCACTGATCCGTGGAACGCATGGGGTCGTCATCGAAGGTGATGGTCGGGAGAAGATACCCGAATTCTGTGAAAAGCCACATGAGCTTGTCCTTTCGTTGGTTGTAAGAACGAGCTTACGCGCTATTTTCTCGTTTGTCAAATGCAGAAGAGGCCCACCCGTAGGTGAGCCTCTTTGGGGAAGTGCTTAGGCCTGCTGTGCCTGGAGGAAAGCGAACTCAACCTCCAGGGGGACACGTCCCTGAGGCTTGACCTCGTAGCCGTGCTCCAGTGCCCACTTGCGGACTGATCCCTGAGGGTAGTGATCGGGGGTGACTTCCTCACCGGCGGAGAAGTACTTCTCCAGGTGACGCGCCAGCGTTTCTGCGTTGCGCTTGTTGAGGTCGATCTTGACCGTACGTCCGTTGAGAGTCAGGGTGTTGCTGTGGGCCTCACCGGCTCCTCCCAGGTCGTCAGTTCGTGTGGTGATAGTGCGAGTCTTCACTGCCATTGTCTTGTTCCTGTTCTGTGATGTAGTAGCTTGCGCTCACTAACAGTTATACGCCCTTGTGCGACATCTGTCAACTACAAACAAGAAGAAAGAGGGCCACCGTGCTCTCATGGAGTCTTGGTGGCCCTCTCGGGGTTCCTAAGCGGTAAGGAGGCGGGACGCTTAGGAAATGTGCAGACGGTAGGGGTTCGGCTGAGTCGAGTCAGCGGTGTGACCCTCTTCCCAGAGGCGAGCCTTGATCGAGTTGAACGTAGCGCCAGGGATAGCTCCACCGATGCGGAGAATCTTGTCGATACGGTCATCTGACAGGTCAGGATCGTTGGCCGTCTGAGTGATGGCGTTCATCACAACGTACATGTTCAGTTCTTCGGCTGTCTCCAGTGCCTCGATGACACGCTTGCGCTGAGTCACAGGAACGTTGAATGTGTCGAAGATTTCGCTGACGACCTCACCCGTGTTCGAGCCGAGCTTGAGGGAGGTCAGAGCCTGGATGGTGTCAAACTGGCTCTCAAAGCCGCCCAGAACGTCGTTGACGGCCTCGCGTGCCCAATCGTACACATCCTCCGTCTGGTGCTCTCCACGGCGGCTGAAGACCTGTCCGATGTTCTCAAGCTGAGTCGTCGCACCGTTGGTGCACCACCAGCGGAACAGGTAGGTTTCGAGCTTGGTCTGACTCTTACCGATCAGAGAATTCGTCAGGTGGATACCACCAGACCACTCGTCGCGCTCACCGTCAGGGATGTCCGTCAGTCCACCGCCGCTGATGAGGCGAATGGCATCCGGGATGATGAAGCGGATGTCCGTACGGATCAGGCTGTGGTTGAACTTGTAGTCAGCGTAGATTTCCGTGTCCTGACCGTAGTAGTCACGGATGCCATCGACAGTCTCCTGCACCAGAAGGCGGTTGGAGAACGGATTGATCGTCGGACGGGTCAGAGCCGCGACATGCTGATCTGCACCGGTGGACAGGACGTTGAACTCTTTGTCCCCCATGCCAGCGTTCCACCAGTAGTTCAGGTTCTGCTCCAGGAGAGCGGAAGGCGTGATGGCGGTGAGCTTTCCAGGGTAGCCGAACTCGGCACCTACCTGAAGAGCGGCATCCTTGGTCAGCCTACGCTCGGTACCGTCGATGGTAATGGAAGCATCCACTGCCGACGTACCGTGCTTGTCTTCCAGACCAATGGCCCACGTGGGGTCGAAGGCGAAGTGAACCTTCTGGTCACTCGACACGAACTGCTGAGTCAACGGCTCGGTGAAGGAAATCCTCTCCTGGACCTCATCCAGGGAGAGGAGCTTGTCCTTCATTGTGTCAAACGCTACCATCTTGCTTCTTCTCCTCAGCCGGTGCACCATTGGTGATGAAGTTGTCGATTTCGTTCGCTACACTGACGATGTTGGTGATGTCAACACCAGCGACCCTGTATGCGATTTCAACTGCACGCTCTCGCGTGACTGAGTTACTTGTAGCCATTGGGACTCCTTAAGTCACTTCATGTATACGCCTCAGAACGAGAAAATCAAAGCAGACCTACTCGGTTCTCACCCTCTTGGATGGGAAGAATCTCGGCAAGCTCAGCATCGATCTTGGCATCCTCTTCGGCCTCTTCTGGAGACTGACCAGCGATTACCTTGATGTCGGTGTTCTTCAGTAGCTCTGCCGCGTAGTCGATGACTGCCTGACGCCATACAGGGTTGTCGTCTGCCGCTTGGAGGATAGCCGCGTCCGTACGGATGTTCGGTCGCTGTGTACCTGTCTTGGCACGTGGCATCCAGTCAGGCACGAGACCCTTGTCCTCGACCTTGTGGAAGTAGTAGTACCCCGCAGAGTACATGATTTCCTTCTGGGAGATGAGGAAGAGCAGAGCCGTCCAGAAGTTGTCGAAACCGCGACCGTAGCGGACACGGACGACTGCCTTCTTGAACGGAGGCGCGATCTTGTTCTTGACGACCTTGACCTCGACCTCAGTAGCGCCCGGAGTTTCTACTTCCTGACCAGAGAGAACGTCAATCTCCTTCTCCTTGATCTGCTTGATCTGCTTGTACTCGATACGCACAGTCTCGTAGAACTTCAGGGCGACACCACCAGGGGTACCCATCTTCGGTCCCAGGTGAGCCGGACGACGGCCAGACATGTCCAGCATCTCCTTCAGGTGGTTCACCCAAATGTTGAGAGTCTGGTGCTTGTACAGGAGAGGTACCAGCTTGGCACCCACGTCACTCATGAGCTTAGCCTGGACGGCGGGGAGGCTCTTACCAATCTCGGCCTGAGACTTGGCAGACGGTAGCATGGAAGCTACAGAGTCCCAGATGACCAAGCGGATGTAGCCCGTCTCGATGAGTTCGATGGCCAGGTTGGCACCGTCCTCCAGCGTGTCAGGCTGAGCGAGTAGGAAGCTGTCATCATCGATATCAAGCCCCAGCTTCGTGCAGTACTCCTGATCGATGGTAGCCTCGTAGTCCATGTACAGAATCTTGTCTGTGGCCTTGATTTCGAAGGCAGAACCGTCAGAGCCGATGATCGTGCCACCACCAGACATGATGATCTTCTGGAGACCGGCGGCTGTCTGTAGGGCGGTCGTCGTCTTACCGGAGGACGGAGGACCGGCAAGCTCGACAGCGCGACCTAGAGGTAGTCCTCCACCGATGATCTTGTCCAGGGCCATGTTGCCTGTGGACAGGAAGTAGGACGGCCTAGCGATCTTAGATACGGGACCTACACCCGTGTTGAACTTCTTCTGGACCTGTGCCAGCTTGGATGCGAATTCGTCAGCCATCAGTAATCTTCCCTCTCAGCGATGAAGACAACCTTCTTCTCTGTCTCCTTGTACTTCTCCAGGCGGAACAGCACATCTTCGTAGGTGAAGTAGGAATCACCGGAAGGTGTAACGTGGTAATCCAGGTCTGCCATCTCTTCTGGGGTGAAGGTCTCAGTCCAGAAGAGTTCCCCCAGCTTCTGAGCCATCTGGTAGTCGTGCGGGAACTTTACCTTGATCTTCATGTTCGTCCTTAAATGAGGGCGATCTGCACGCCCGTAAGAGTGGTGTACTCGTCCTCGTGTCGGACGAGCCAATCGTTAATCAGGAACGCCATAACGTAGTCCGTCATGGACTTGGCGAGAGGGTTCGTGTTCTTCTTCAGAACCTTCGTACCCTCGGGAAGTGAGTCGATGTACGCCTGAATGAGGTCAGGTGGATTGTAGCCTAGATTCGCGGCGTGCTCTAGTGCCTTAGCATCTCGGTACTTCAGGCTGTCAGCCTTAGTCATACCCTTGGGTGCGCGTGCCACGCCTTCGTAATCCTTCATCCAAGTCGTTGGACTGATGAAGTAGAAATCACGATCCATTGCCAGCATGAGCATACCCTGGAGTCGGGTCACCGGCTTGGTCATAGCCTGGGAGGATACACCATAGGGCACGTCTTCCACAAGGACGTGAACCTCGTGCCCCTGCTCCTCTAGACGGTGGGTGACATCTGCGATAGTGTTGACCCACGCCTTAGGCGAGACTCCTCCAGAGTCGCCCTGCCAGCGGACCCGGCCTGTATCATCTCGTAGCACAGCGGCTGAGAATCTAGAGGCCAGGTCCACCGTCAGGTAGAACAAGGGTCAGAGGCCCTTGAGTAGGGCGTCGATGTCGTCTCCGTCGTCAGACGAAGAGCTATCTGCCGTCAGGTCCCCGAAGCCTAGAGGCTCGGAAGGCGTGTCCGTGATGGCCCAGCCATCGGCATCCTTCGGGTCCTCAACCACTGCCGGAGTAGCGGTCGAAGAAGTGCCAAGGATGTCATCGAGACCACCATCGACCAGGCTGAGGTTTCCACCAACGGTGCTCAGCGCGGCATCGGTCGCGGACTGAGTGCGAACACCCGTGGCGATTTCCCATGCCTCGTTGATTGCGCGGATGTCGTACTCGATCTGCTTCTCGCTCTTGCGCGATCCGCAGAAAATCGATAGGTCAGGGGCCAGGTTGTCGGCCTGCATCAGACCAGCAACGTACTTCTTGCGCTCATCGGACTTCAGCCACTCAGCATCCATCGTGGTCGAGAGGTTGTAACCGGCGAAGGTAGGGTTCTCGGCCTTGAAGATGATGTCGTGCTTGCGTAGGTCGAAACCCTGTTGCTTGAAGCTGTACAGTTCACCGAAAACCTTATCGGTGAAGGAGTAGACCTCAGTGCGGGCACTGAACGGCTCCTTGACCTCAGCGCTGTTGGCGCGGGTCTCATAGCGCACAAGGTGCATAGCGAATCGACGCTGTGGGGCGTAGAAGCGGTCAGAGCGCTTTGCCTCTGCACAGATCGGGCACTTGTCCGGGTCAGAACCATCGGACTCAAGGACACCGTAGTCGCCCAGGCAGATGGGGCGTGCAACGAACTCGTATACGTAGTCCTCGTACTGCTCGCCGTTGCGCTTGGTCTTGGTTTCCTTCTGAGGAACACCGTTGACAAGCTTCGGCTTACGCAGGTTGTGAACGAACTCGGCTACCGGAGCTTCCAGAACAGCTACTCGGGCGATTTCGCCCTTCTTCTCTAGCTTGAACTTCGGGTAGTCGTAGTCATTCTTCTTGACGTTCTCTTCGACAAATTCTACTCTAGGCATTGCGTTTTCCTTGTTTTTGTTCTATGATAGGGAGCGGGTGGCTCACTATCTATTCTACTGGGTTTCTCGCGGCCCACGGCCTCAAGTCTGAAGTTCTTCGGCGGTTACGAAGGTGTGAATCTTCAACATCTGGAGAAGGTCTTCACGGAGGTTGGACAGTCCCCAGTAGCACTGAGTGACCACATCTAGGACTTCCCTGGCGTGGCTCTCTAGGCGCTTCATCTGGTGAAGCTTGCGCTTCTCCTCTAGGGACTTGAGGGCGGCGTCTGCTCGCTTCTCATCTGCACTCTGGAAGTCCACGTAGCGATTCTTGTTGTTCGAAATCGCGTCGTCATACTTCAGGCTCAGTTCATACTCGGCCTCTTCACGAAGACGAACCACGCGGCCTAGTGCCTGTCGAGATTGAGCCTGTAGTTCTTCCACTCGGTCAAGGCGCTGACGCACTCGACCCAGCATGTCCACGACGGCGGGCTGTCCTAGCTCGAATGCCGGTAGTCGTACTCGACCTCCGGTATCCCCCGCATCACCGTGGCGTAGCTCTAGAGCTTCGGAGGCCCACTGTAGTAGCTGTGCCTCTACGTTCTCACTCGGCATTCGCCGTGGTCCTCTCGGTGATGAGCTTGGTCAGCTTGTCACGGGCTGTGATGAGACCCTGAAGCTCGGTCTTATCCTTGTCCGATCCGAAGATGTCCGGAAAGCGGCTCATCTTGTGAAGCTGTACGAACGTCTCCGCAATGGAGTACATCAGCTTGAACTTCTCCAGCGGAGAGTACCGGAGCAACAGAGGGTTCTCGATTCCGGAGTCCATGAAGTGCAGGATGAGGTCGGATTCATCGACCTCTACATCCATCTTCGTCCACACACCGTGGATGTCCCCAGACCAACCTAGACGTACATTCATGATCTATCCTTACGCCTTCAGGAGGCAAGTTCCAACTCTACGGTGCGAATATTAGCGGATGGAAGGATGAACCGCAACTCCTCAAGCTCCCAATCACGTCCCTTGAGAGTGATGTCTAGAGACTTGCGCTGGTCACCGATCTGTACCCACACGGGGTATTCGCCCAGTTCGCCCTCTGCGTGATCGTAGATGAAATCCTTTGCGGCTGTCCACGGCTCAGCCTCGGGAAACTCGCTCATCTCGATCAAGAGAATGGTCTCGGTCTCCGGCTCTGGGGCCTTCTCTGGGATCGGTGGGTTCTCCTGCCAAGCGTAGGCCTCTTCCATCGAAGAGAACTCGCCGTGCAGTTCCACGCCGTCGATCTTCGTGGTGTACTCGTAGCCGGTGATAATCTTGTTGGCGTCGAGCTTGATTTCGACAACCTCACCCCAGCGCTTGCCCTCGTGCCACTCGGCAAGAATCTCAGGCAGTCCCTGTACGGGGAAGGAGAACATCGGGTTCAGTTCCGTGATGACATCCTGAGTGCTGATCGACTCGTGAACGTAGAACTCGATGGCGTCGTGAATGGTCATGACCATGTTCACCTTGCCCTGCCATCCCAGTTCCTTGATCTTGCGCGAGGCGCGCACCATACCGAGCTTGATGTAGTCGGCGGCACCACCCTGCACGGGAGCGTTGACACACATGCGGTCGGCCTTGGAGCGCTCGTTACGCATCCAGTTCAGAGTCTTCCTACGCTCGTCACCTTCCTCGCGAGAAGCCTTCTGAGATAGCCACTCAGCCTTGTCGTACTCCCAGATGTGGAAGCGGCGACCGAAGAGAGTAGAGACTTCCCACTTAGCGGCACCTTCTAGCACACGGTCATCCATCCAGGCGCGAAGCTTGGGGAATCCCTCGTAGTACTTCTCTAGAAGCTCGTTAGCCTCATCGAGAGAGATACCCAGCGTCTCAGCCAGGGAGTCAGCGCCAAGACCGTAGACGATACCGAAGTTCAGGGTCTTACCCTTAGCACGGTCCTTCACCGTCAGTTCTTCCAGCGGAATCTTGAGCATGGCCGAAGCCGTGGCCTTGTGAATGTCGATGCCGCTCGCGAAGGCGTGGAGCATGTCAGTCTCGTTGGTCATGCCAGCAAGGATTCGAAGCTCAACCTGCGAGAAGTCGAAGCCGATGATGCGGTACTCATCTGGAGCCACCAAGAAGTTCCTGTAGTTCAGGTCCATCTCCTGGCCGTTCTTCAGTTCGAAGTGGTACGGCTTTGGCCACTGCTGGTAGGAGACACCATCCACAGAGAAGCGACCGGTACCTGCTCCAAGCTGGTTGTGGCTCGGGCGGGCGCGTCCGGAAGGATCGTAGCGGAGTTCCTTGAGGTACTTCGTGATGTAGGAGGAGAGAAGCTTAGCCACTCCTCGCCACTCAAGAATCTTGAGCAGTGCGGGGTCGTCCGTCTCCTTGGCCAGCTTGGTCATTGCCTTCTCGTCGGTGGTCGGCTTCTTGGTCTTCTTGTTCATCTGAACAGGAAGGCCCATCTTCTCGTAGAGAAGTACCTGTACCTGTGCCGGTGAGTTGAAGTTGACCTTGACAAGCTCGCCCATGCGCTCGGATAGCTCTGCCTGAATTTCTTCATTAAGGGCATCCTTGAAAGCAGACACGATGGCTTCCTGGCGCTCGTATTCGTCCCAGTCCAGTGCCAGACCCTCTAGCTCCATCTCACATAGCACGGGAAGCAGGAGGATTTCGGTGCGGAACATCAGGGTCTCTGCGACCTCTGAGTAGTGCTTCAGGTGCAGTGCGAACGTCCACGCGGAGTCTTCACAGCCGTACTCGATAACCTGTGGGCACACTCGACGGGTGTTGAATCGTACAGTGGTGCGCTTGCTCTTGGGGGTACCAGGGCCAAGCTCGGATTCTTCTTCTGGGAAGAGGTCCATGAACTCGGTCATCTGGTGACCGAAGATGTGCTTGGTGAGACCCTTCAGACCCACACCTACACCCTGCCCAGCGTTGAGAGGCTGGTAGCACTGCATCATGTTGGCTTCGATCATCGTGTCAGAGCGAACAGGGTACAGACCCTGAGACGCACGCACAGCCTTACCGAAGAAGGTGTCGTCCCATAGGTTCTCGCGGAAGAAACGGCTCATACCCTGAAGCTCGAACATGGCGTTGTGAGGCACACCCATGCCGGTGTTCAGTAGGTTCCAGAAGAGGCGTGCTACAGCGAGCTTGGATACGTTCGGACCCTCGTCATGATCGAACGGTACGTAGCGTGCCCAGTCCGGGTTGTCGCTGAAGCTGATGCCCACGACCTTGAAGTTTGGATGGAAGGGCATCTTGGCGACACCCTTCTGGTCGGGACCGTCGTATCCGGTCTCGATGTCGAAGGCAAAGGGCTGTCCGCTGTCTCGGATGCGCTTGACTTCCGCGCCTAGCTCCTCTACAGTGAGGATGGCACCATAGTCTTTCTCAGTAGTCATTGTTTCCCCCAGAGAAGATGTTGTGATCGTTGTCTGATGAGCTAGGCCACCAGATAGTCCAGAGTCGGATGATGAAAGAGAAAACGATACCCGCGACGGACGCGATGCCTAGCTGAGCTAGGATGGTCCAGAAGATTAGCCAATCCATGTTCTATCTATACGCCTCTCGTCACCAGATAGCTACCAATCCCTCTAGGGCACCGTCTGGAACTCCATACTCGGAGTAGCCGTCCACGGTGGCGAGGTACTTGCGGATACGGAGCCTGCGCTTCTTGTCGTAGTGCTTGGCGTGAGGGAGCATGTCAGGAACAAGAAATCCCTTGTTGCCTGCCGCTCGGGCAATCTCTCCCGAAGTCTTCTGCTCAATCATCAGGTCATGCACGAGACCGGCGAGGTCAAGTCGAGCATCTACCAGGCCGATGGTTCGGCTGTACTCGCTCTTGGGCATCTCCCTGAGAGACGCGAGGGCTGTCTTGCGGTCCAGAGCGAAGAGAGCACCCAGGAAGGTGTCGTCGGGGCGAGCCTCGAACATCTCATCCACCAGGCGCATGCTGACCTCTCCATCGATCACAGAGAGCTTGTTCAGCGTGTCTCGCACCAGTCGTAGGTCTCCTGTAGCTCGGTTCAGGACGTACTCAGCCACACGACCTCGGAGGTCTGCCTTCTCCTTCACCCATGTGACGGCGTGCTTGGCTGTCGATACGGTGAATGGTCGGCACTCAATGACTGATCCTCTACCCTTCAGGTAGTCGAGAGCATCCGCCAGGGAGCGGGTCTCTTCCTTCTTCCGAAGCTGATCCTCGGTCGAGATGAAAATGACGTAGTTCCTCGGTAGAGCACTGCGATCCTTGACGTACTGAGTGAAGTTCTCATCGAGTGGAAGTTCCTCAGCACCGCGTACGATGGTAAGCCTCGTGGCATTATTGCCGAACGGGTACTGTCGAAGCTCGTTCCAGATGTGCCTCGGGCTGTCGTCTCTCGCATCCAGGTACACAAGGTTGATCGGGTCTACCGTGATGGCACCCTTCAGAAGGTCCACAACCTCATCTACTAGGACAGGTTCGGACCCACACACCCATGTGATCTGCTTGGCGACTGGATTCTTCTTGAAGGAGAGCCACCACTGACTGAACGTGCTCAATCGTCTCCCGCCAACCACGAGACCAAGAGCCAGATGCCGGGGATAAGGACAAGCCATTCCATTTCAGGCCTTCGCTCTCGGGATGTCCAGCGCGCATACGGAGCATGCTACGCCGGGGATGCTGATGAGTGGGTTGTCGGCACGTCGAAGCTTGCTCACCCAATCCTGCTTGCGAATGCGGTGAGTCTGATTCAGCGTACAGTCTCCCGCAAACTGCGAGCGGAAGGTAGCTGTGATTTCATACTCGTGGTCGGGAATGAGGTCTTCGTCATCCATTTTCATGTTCCTTGCAGTACGGAGGCCAGGGCCGCTCTTACGACCAGGCGGGGCCTCAGGTCTTCTCTGAGGGCGATGAGGATACGCAGAGGCACCTTCGTTCCCTGAATGCTAATCTCTCCGGGGACGAAGAGCTTCCACTTCTTGGTCAGGGTCTCGTAGCACCACTGAATCAGAAGCTCGGTGTGCTCTTGTTGCCACAGCGGAGCTACAGCTTCCAGAGCCTTGTTGTCCTTGCGGTTCACGGCGTCGAGTGCTTTCGACACCACCATCTTACTCTCCTGATCCTCCTTGAAGGACAGAGCCTTCTTGACTCTACCTCCGGCGATCTTGGAGAGCGTGTCAGCCCGATCCTCCGAGAAGTTGAGCCGCTGGGTCAGGATGTCGTAGATGTTCTTCTGGGTCAGAAGTCCGAACGGATAGGTCACCGCGCGGCTCATCACGGTCGTGATGGGAGGTTCTTCTGCAACGATGATGTACGTCGCGTCCTGAGCCTCCTCCATAGACTTCAGAAGGGCGTTCTGAGCGCCTACTGTAGCCTTCTTGTCCAACCGTACGATGATGAGCTTCCGCCAGCCTCTGGGGCGCTCTGAGGCGAACTTGGCGGCGAAGCGTGCGTTCTCCTGAGTCAGTCGCTTGATCCGGAGCGTGTCAGCCTTCTTGAACTTCCACTTCACGCGGATATGCTCTGCAAGCTCCCACTTACCCACGGACTCTGGACCCAGGAAGAGGAGAACGGAGGGCAGATGCATGTGCACCGCCCTCACGTTCTTCTCGTGCCCGAAGTATGGCTTCACGCAAGCTCCTCGAAGTACGGACGCAGACGCTTCTTCCAGTTGTAGATCGTCTGGGAGGACACGTCGAACAACTCCTTCAGTTCCGAGATGTCCAACTGACCGTGCTCCTCGATCTGAAGCATGAGGATGTCGAAGAAGAGCAGAAGCTTCGGCTCTTCTTCGCTGACCAGCTTGGCGCGGATGCGCTCCAGAGAGACCTTCGTCTCTGCATCCTCGATCTGGTCGGGAGCACAGTAGCCCTTCAGGTCCAGGATGAGAGTGTCGTCCTTGTCACCCACGGTGAAGTCGGTGGACAGGTAGGAACGCTCGATCTGCTTCAGGTCCTGCGCCTTGAAGTGGCGGAGGTAGCTCGTGACGAACCCCGAGAGAAACGTACGGAAGTTGGCCTTGGATGGATCGTACTGAGCCAGAAGACCGTGCTGAATGAAGCGCTCCATGAGAGTCATGGCGTAGTCTTCCACTGCGCCGTCACTGATCTTGGCCTTCACAACGTGCCACTTGATGAGTGCGAAGTAATCCTGGAAAACCTCGGCGTCACTCGTCGGCACCTGTGCAATAGTCATGTCACTCGTTTCGTTCTGTTGGCAGTGTAGTAAGAGCCTAGCTGATAGCTTCCTCGGTGTCAACCCGCTCGTAGTTCCCCTTGAGGTCTTCGACCTCCCATGAGGAGACAATGAACGTCGATCCTACCCTATGCAGGGATGTGAAGGTCCCGGATGCGGCAAGGCGGTGTACGTACTGCCTCGACAGTTCCAGAGCCTTAGCCGCGTCTGGGATAGTCAGCCACCCCTCAAGCTCTGGGATTTCCCGCTGTGTCAGTTTCTTGCTCACGATCCAATACTCTCCTCATGGCCGCTGTGGCGGCGATGCGCCACTTCTCGGCCTTCTCGTTCTCTTCAGGCTTGATTGTCTTGGCGATGTTGTCACACTGCACGAAGGCATCATGCACTCTCTGGTTCGTACCCAGTAGGTGTAGGAAGTCAGAGCGGTAGTTGATGCAGTGCTGTAGCAGGGAGTCTCGCAGTGCTACAGCATCTACGAGAGGGGCCGGAGGGTTGGCCAGTGCCTTCATCTTGTCCTCGGCTGATGTGTCGGGGACCGGCTCACCGAACTTCTCGATGGCACTCTTGACGTTGGCGTAAAATTCTTCTTCTGGGTCTCCGGAGTTGTGGATGCCGCTCAGCCAGATTTCCTCCATGCGATCCAATGCCATGTTGGCTCCTGGGTGACCTTGAGCGGCCAGAGAGACAGCCTTGGCTACGAGCACAGACATCTGCTGGTTGCCTCGTGGGAGGAACCTGTCTACGATTTCCCACATGGCGTCGTCAGGCTCACCGGCACCGATGTCCTTGAGCCATAGGTTCAACTGTCGGTTGGACATGGCAACGCGCTCAACATCTGCTGAGGCGATACCGCCAGCAAGCTTCTCGGGAAGAGGCTCGGTAATCTCGGAGAGGTCGGGAAGAAGGTAGGGGACAACAACGTATCCGCCTCGGGCCTTGCGGTCTACAGAGGTCAGGACACCGTTGAGCGATCCTACGTCATGGTGGTGCCAGAAGTGGGTACCGTTGCCGGATAGGGATGTGCCGAAGACCTGGGACTTCAGGACCACACCCTCGGCGTCTAGAACCTCGAACCCGTCAGGCTGTCCAGGGTGACGGTCTACGTCGATGACAGCCTTGCCTACACGTCCGGGCGGGATAGCTGGAAGCCAGTCTCCCTCGTCCCACCAAGCACGAATCTGATCTAGGTCAGTCGTGGCGTTGTTCTCCCAGTCGGTGAACCCCGGCTTGGGGCGCTTGTTCTCTCGCTGAGCGGGGAACTGCGGGTATCCTCGGCGTGCGTTTGCTAGTGCGATTTCTAGGTAGTTCAACGGTTTCTCCAGGCCCATACGGCAAGTCTTGCAAGTCCTACGATCATCTCAATGATGCCCACAAGGATACCAATGACGGCGAACGAGCCGTAGTCCTTTTCGTGAACATCCTGATACATGAAACTGCCTCCTGAGGGTCGGTATCTCTATGTATACGCCCTCAGGAGACAGATGTCAACTACTTACTTCGTGTCCGCCTTGAGGTTTCCCATCGTGGCGGCGCGCTCTTCCTCGGTGAAGTCTGCTTCCAGACCGGAGCGGGTGCGCGTGACGTAAGCACTAGCCGTGGCAATCACGGAGTTGGCTCCTGCGGCGCTTGCCTCGTAGTTGATCGTGGAACCCCTGAGGATACCGTATCCACCGGCAACGTTGAAGCTGTCGATGTTGGCTCCCAGGAACAGGAATTCCCACTTCCACTCGTCCTGCTGACGGGTGACAAGTTCCTTGACCTTTTCTGTGGTGTACTCGCTAGAAGAGTTCTCTCCTCCGTCAGTGACCACCATGACGATGACCTTGCCTGGACGCTGACTCTCCTCCAGCTTGGCAAAGCGCTCACCAAGGTTGGCGACAGTGATGCCGATGGCATCGTTGAGTGCAGTCATGCCGCGAGGGACGATAATCGGGTGAGAGACTTCAGAAGCCTTGACTCCCTTAGCTACGGTCTCTACCGATCCATCGAATGTGGTGATGTCCACTAGAAGTGTGCCGTCAAACTCGGCCTGCTCCTTCAGGAACTCCTCTAGACCACCGTTCATGTCCTTCGCGATGGTGGACATAGAACCGGAGCGGTCAGCGATGACCGCAATGTGAGTGTACTTTTCATCTGTCATTTCGTCCTCCAGGGACTGTTAGACCGCTACCGAACCTCGGATGGCGGGGTGATAGTTGTAGTCGAGAAGTGAAAGGTTCTCGTACTTGTACTCGAAGATCGATTCCGGAGCGGGACCGAGACTAAGAGTGGGGTAAGGGTATGGCTCCCGGCTCAGTTGCTCACGAACCTGCTCCTGGTGATTGTCGTAGATGTGACAGTCACCACCTGTCCAGATGAACTCTCCAAGCTCAAGTCCTGTCTGCTGAGCAATCATCATCGTCAGCATGGCGTAGGAAGCGATATTGAAGGGGACACCCAGGAAGAGGTCTGCGGAACGCTGATAAAGCTGGCAAGAGAGCTTGCCGTCTACCACGTAGAACTGGAACAGTGCATGGCAGGGCGGGAGAGCCATGTCGTCAACCTCGGCAGGGTTCCAAGCCGTCACGATGTGGCGACGGGAGTCCGGGTTGTTGCGGATAGACTCTACCACCTTCGCGATCTGGTCGATGGTGCCACCGTCAAGAGTCGGCCATGCTCGCCACTGGACTCCATAGACAGGTCCCAGGTCTCCATTCTCGTCTGCCCATGCGTCCCAAATCTTCACGCCGTGCTCCTTCAGGTAGGCGATGTTCGACTCACCCTGAAGGAACCATAGGAGTTCATGAGCGATGGAAGGGAAGTGCACCTTCTTGGTGGTGATGAGCGGGAAGCCCTCTGACAGGTCGAATCTAATCTGCCTGCCGAAGACGCTCGTAGTTCCGGTGCCGGTCCTGTCTTCCTTGTGCTGGCCATTTTCTAGAACGTCCCTGAGAAGGTCTTCATAGGGGGTAGGGATGGTCATGTCTCAATTACTCCGATGATCTGTAGTACGTTCCATACGACGGCGGACACCCACAGAGTGATCCAGAAGATGCCGATGGTGAGGGCGCTGAATGCGGCCACCCTGGCAACCTTGCTTTGTCTCTGTGCGGACACCATACGGAATCCCACGTAGGCGTAGAAGATTCCCCAGGTGATGAACAGTCCAATGACTGCCCAGATGATTAGTTGAATTACGTCTTCGAACATGCTGACCTCAAATCAGATCGTCCAGACCGCCGCCACCAGTGGTGAATGCGGCGTTCGAGAAGGAGTCCATTGTTCCTCTTCCGGAGAAGTGGCTAGTAGCATAGTCTACCGTGAGTTGGATTCCATCTGCCGTCTCCCCGTCTCGGTGCTTCAGCACCTGAGCCGCTAGACTGGCATATCTGTCCGTGTTCTCGATGGGGGCCAAGATAGACACGATGATGTCTGGGGTGTTGGTAGCCTCTGCCGTCTCTGCAAGGGCCTTGGATGTGTAGCGACCAAACTGGTCAGCCTGAGTCTTAGCGTCTCGGCTTACCTGCCACGGCGATACGAACGGAACTCCGCGTCCCTTGTTGAAGGAAACCGCTACCTGCTTGGCGTTCTTCAGAACTCCAGATAGGCTCTCTCGGTCGGTGTTCCTGTTTCCCTGAGGCCTCAGAAGCTGAAGGTAGTCACAGACCACAAGGTCGATGTCGAACTTCTTCTGGACCTCGTACATGATCCGCTCCACCTGATCCATCGTCGCGAAACGAGGAACCTGATGGATGTAGATGTGTCCGTACTCAGGATTCGTGGTGAGGTCAGTGACGACCTCCTGCATGAATTCTTCTTCGTGCGGGTTGAGAGTACCGAGCTTCAGATCCTTGGAGTTCAGACCTTCAGGTAGGCCCTGATCCAGGAACTTCGGGTGCTTCGAGTGACGGGACACGATCTTACGACGGACGACGGTGTTGACTGTCTCTGTCGAGAGAAAGAGGACATTCTTGCCCTGCTCCACAGCCGCGCTCCAGGCTAGCTGGACACAGAGTGTGGTCTTACCGTCGTTCGTGTAGGCGGCAGAGAGTACTAGGTCTCCTCGCTGGAGTCCACCTACCTTATCATCCAACTCGGGGATACCGAACTGGATACCGGAGACGTGACCCTGCTCGCGCATCTGCTTCGTCTGGGTGTACTCCTGAAGGATCGTCGTTCCTTCATCCCTGAGGTCACCGTGAGGTACGTCCTGCTCACCGGCAATGGATTCAAGGTCGGACATCTTATCCACGATGAACTCTCGGGCGGCTTCCTGACCCTTCAGGATTTCGCCGTCCTTGAGTTCCTTGCCGTTGACCACAATCTCCATGCCCTCTACGAGCATTTCCTTGATCTTGGTCTCAGCTAGCTCCTCGCGTAGCTCGTGCACAGACCACAGGAAGTCTGCGTCATCGACCTTGTTGAGCTTGAAGTCTTCGTAGGTCTCCTCATACAGAGCCTTGCGGCCTGCATCCCAGGCGCTCCGAGAGAGCATGTCCCCCAGAGCGCCTGTGGTGAGGATACCGCCCGTCTTCTGGAAGTAGGCATCCAGGAAGCGGAAGATGTGACCTTGCACAGAGTCCACGAAGTGCTCCGGCGAGAGTTCCTTGAGAACCTGCTGGAGTAGATCGAGTCGTGCCGGAATGATGCCGGACAGAACGATACGACCGTGTTCCTTGGCCGTGGTCATGTGACTCCTAGACTGCTGTGAAGGCGGTAACTGTTTCGGTCTTCACGAAGGTGACTGGGTGTTCGTCGCTCTTGAAGTAGATGTCAAGGAAGCGATCTGTAGTGCTGTCTTCTGCTGGACGGATGTCTGTCACCAGACCCCAACCACGAACGATGTCGCCTGCGGAGACGCGCTGTGCCTCTACCTCTTGCCAGTCCTTCTTAGGACCGCCACCTAGATTGATAGAAGGGCGTTGAAATGGCTTGGGTAGTCCCATTAGCTCAGCTTTCCACCGTGCATCTTCTCACGGGTCTTGTTGTATGCGGCCTTGGTGTCGATAGCCTCAACGACCGGCTCGTTGAACTCGAAGGCGTAGTCCGCAATACGGATCACAGCGTCACCAAGTTCGACTGCGGAACCCTCAGGCTTGCCGTCTACCTCATAGATGCTCGGCTTGCCGTTGCGAACTTCATCCAGAGCCTCTACGACCTCGCTGACAATCAGGAACTGTCGGTTGCCCTTGTAGGCCGCATAGAGTCGAGTCCAGAAGGTGTGAGAAAGCGTCATCTGCACGTCACCGTATGGAGTCTTGATGCTCAGAACGGGATCAGACGTTGTGTGCTCCAGGTGATCCAGGACGGCACGCAGTAGGTTTCCGTCATCGTGGAAGCCCTTGTCCTCAGCGTTCTGGCCGGAGGTCTCGATTAGTTCTTCTAGAGAATGTGTCATGACTCATGTTTACGCCCCAAGGACGCGAGAGACAAGCGATCCGTGGATTCGGGACAGTGCCTCTGTGTGAAGCCTGCGAACGGAGGTTAGGGTATCCTCAACCTCTTCGGCAATCTCAGGTAGCTCCATACCCACGTAGTACTTCAGGTAGATGATGACTTGGGTCTCATCATCCAGGGAATCGATGCAATCGACCAGAGCCTCCCTGAGAGACGATTCTAGAGCGGATGACTCGACGGTACGTGCATCGGCCAATCCCTCGCCTACGGTGGTCTCAGCGCCGCTGAGGGAGTCATCTAGGTACACGGGCTTGGAGTGTACGAGCTTGATTACCTTCTCGGCCCGCTCTAGGGTGAGGTCGGCGCTGGTCGCAACTTCTTGATTCGTCTTCTCGGTGCCGTACCCGTGCTCCACCAGGGACTTGTAATCCTTACGCACGATGGAGTGCACGTGATCCAGGTTGCGGAGGTAGTCGAGCATCTGTCCGTTGATAAAACGGCGGGCGAAGACGCTGAAGAACTGACCTGAGGCGATGGACTCCTCGGAGTATTCATGCTTCTCGCCGTACTTACGGTAGCGCTTAGCCGCTCGGATCAGCCCGAAGTATGCCTGAGACAGCAACTCATCCTGATCGATGCCATAATCTGCTCGTCTCTGCATGTTCGCGCGGAATCGGTGGAAGAGATACTGAGCTAGGGCAAGATTGTTCTTGACTAGTCCATGCTCCTCCGGTGTGAGGGGTTCGTCCTTCTTCGTCATGTGAGTTCCTTCTTGCGCTGATACCTCGCTCTAGAAACAGCTTTAGAGCATTCTCGGCATCGCGGCTTCTTACGATCAGCACGTGGGTAGGTATTTTCAGGCTTGGTCAGGTCGTGCCCGTTGACACAAACTGTATAGTTTGAGCGTCCCCCGCGTCCCTTCTTCTCTCGATCCTGAGAGTTCTCTGCGGGAGAGCCTAGACGTAGATGTGAAGGATTTACACATGGAGGATTATCGCAAGAATGAAGAACCCACTCAAACTTCTCAAGAGGTCTCCCCAAAAGCTCTTCCATGAGTACACGGGTGGCTCTTCTCTCTCCGATCCTACCATACCCTCCGTTCTCAAATCGGGTACCGTTCCATTCCCAGCACCCCGATTCGACTACAGTCCATTTAGAGTTATCCATCAATCATCCAGAGATTAGTTGCAGTAGAGTCATGGGATTCAACTGAGCAAATAGTTCGTTGTTTTCATCCCAGATGAAATCTGCTACCGCCTGCTCACGCTCCAAGAGTGGGAGGTAGCGCTCTTCTTGTGTGTTGACGGTCAGTAGGTTGTGCACGAAGACGTGCTTGTGTGCACTGCCATCACGTCTAATTCTACCTGCAAGTTGAGCCATACGGCTCGGATTCATAATCATGTCCATGTTGACAAGATGGCGAGCGATCTGAAGGTTCAGAGACTGCTCAATAGCCTGGGTACCGATGAGCACACGGCAGTTGGGATCGTCCCAGAAGCGATCCTGCGAGCGCTTGCGAGCATCCCTGTTCGGCTCTTCACCCCACACGGTCTCGAAGCCGATACCGGCTGTGCGGAAGCGCTCTTGCAGAGCACGCACCGAGTTCTTGTAGTTGGCGAAGAGGACGACCTTCTCCCCGTCTAGGTCACCCTGAAGAGTCTCCAGAATCCAGTCCATCTTAACAGACGTGTTGGGGCCATCGGACTCGCCCAGAGTTGCCAGACCGCCACAGATTTGGGCACCGTAGTGAATCTTGGTGAGGGCCGTGATGTGCTTGACTTCAGAACCCTCTTCCTTCATAATGCGAAGGACGTTTCCACGTAGCTCGTCGTACTTGTTTCGCTGTGCTGGATACAGGTCCAGGAATACGTCGTTGACGTTGACCTCGGGAAGGTTCACATCCTTCAGGTCTTCCACCTTGCGGCGAAGAACCATCGGGGCCATCTTCTCCTTAACCTCAGTCATGTTCCTGTAGGCGGGCACGGTTCGTACCTTCGTCTGTAGGCCGGTGCGCTCGTCATATTCTCGAACTGTAGCCGTGGTGACGTGACGTGCCTCGAACGCTTCCTGAGTGCCGAAAGCCTCGCGACCGCCAACCTCTTCCAGGGTGCTCCACATCTCGCGGAGATGCTTCTGGATCGGGGTACCCGTCATGACGATGAAGCGATCACTCTGGCGGGCCACTGCCTTGATGTTCTTGGCTGTGTCCGTGTCTCGGTTTCGGAGCGCGTCGATGTCGTCTGTCAGGAGAAGAGACAGATCGAAGTGGTTGCGGAAGATGTCGCTGTCGTTGTTGAACGTCTGCGGAGAGATGAGAAGCGTAGACCAGTCAGAGGCGTATAGCTCTCGACGCTTGGCCGGATCACCCTGAGCCATGATGAGGTTCAGTCCGGGGATCATACGCTGTAGCTCGTGTTGCCACTGGGAGAGGGCAGGAGCGCGAGGGATGATGATAGATCGTCCTACCGACTCTAGCTCGCCGGTCTGGTGGAGCATGGCCAGGAGTCCAGCGGCGTGCACGGTCTTACCCGTACCCATCGTGTCAGCTAGGAGTCCTCGCTTCTTCAGGTACAGCCAAGCGATGCCTACACGCTGGTGCTGACGGAAGAGGATTCCACAGTAGCGGCATCCGGGCTTTGGTCGGTCGTAGACCGTGCGGTGTCGATCTTCCTGGCGCTCTTCATCCCAGAACTCCTCTACCCATCCGTTTGCATGCTTACGGCAAGGGGAGTAGTTCCAGACATCTAGCTTGGGTAGGGCGAAGTCCTGCTCGTTGTGGACGCGCCAAGCCATGCTCTCTCGGGAGGAGTCGGAGAAGCGTCGTACGTCAAAGGGTAGCAATGTCACCCTCTATCTATACGCCTGAGGTTGCTACGTCTACAGTAGCTTCCTTCTCTCGACGGCGGGCGGCTAGTGCACCGGCAGGACGGGCGATGGCAATGGCGTACGCGGAATCGGTCAGGAAGGCTCTACGGCCCTCCTTGACCAATTCGGAGAAACGTTCCACACTAAAGGCTTTAGGCATACCTCTAGTGTAGCAAGTTTCTCTTAATCCACGGCCCCTTCAGCGATGTCGGCGTGGTACCCGGCATACTTCTGAAGCTCCTCTTCGAGGTAAGCGATTCGCTCATCCTTCTCACGGATACGACGCTCAAGATCGGTGATGCGGTCTTCGAGCTTGACACGGAGAGCGTAGTTCTCTCGGTTGTCCTTCTCAAGCTGAGCTACGTACTCGCGGAGGTCCTTAGTGGTCTCTTCCAGAGCCGTGCGGTCGGCACGACTATCAGCGATGCCCTCCTTGAAGAAGGTGAGGATCGCGGTGACTTCAGCGGTGCGGTCGGCAGGGCTTCGAAGCTTCTTGTTGAGGATTACTTGGGTGATGATGGATGCGGCGGCGACAACAGCGACACCAACTCCTCCACCCAGGAGAATGCTAAGTAGGTCCATCAGGCATCATCCTTTGCGGGATCGTGCGCCTCGAAGATGAACCTAGGCACAATGATGATTGCCCTGTATAGGAAGATCGCGGCGACACCACACGCAAGGATGAAAGCGGAGGAGAAGTTCACATCTACACCAGGCTCCCAGAACCCATACAGAGACACAGCGATGTAGCTTAGCGGACCTACTGCGGCTAGGATAAGTCCTACAAGCTCAACGGATACACCAAGCGTCCCCACCTTCCCTGGCATTTGGGAAGCGAGGTACCCGAAAATCTTGACGATACCACCGATAAGGGCCACGACCATGCAGACAATCAGCACGACGGGATCGATGTTCTCCTGAAGGAAGTCAGGAGGAGTCGCGATGACAAAGGACGGCCACCAGACCGATACAATGCCCAATACGAAAGCCCAGGCTACGTGCCTGACCTTCAAGTTCTTGATGTAATTCATGCCTCTCCCCTAGCACATACGAGAGACGTTTGCCTCACGTACTACTATCGCTCGGGGAGAGGTTTCAGGAGGCCTTAGTGATAACTGGTGAGATACCACTATTGACACGCGGAGCGATGACTTCGAGCCTTCCACCGGCCTGATGCATGTGTGCGGCACCGTAGTTTCCGTAGAACTTAGGCGCGATAAATACCCAGTCGCCACCTGTGATGTGAATGAGGCCCAGATGGTTGCTGAGAGGCTTCGACATTCCCTGTCCGAAGTTACCGCCGTGGAATGTACCCTGACCGCCTTCGAGACGAATGACGTTTCCAGGGTTAGCCAAAGCAGAATTCGCGCCGTCCTTGAAGCCCTCGTAAACTCCACCGTAAAAATCATTGCCGTATCCACTGGTGGCCGATCCGGTTACACGCATGCAGTTCCAGCCGTTTAGGCCGGATGCGTAGATGAATCCGATTCGAGACTTGGAGACAGAAGCTAGGTGAATGTAGTACTGGTCACCGTTACCCGTAAGTTCGGGGGACTGTCCGGTACCAATGTTGATCTGAGAATCCATCCAGAAGTCGTTGTCCGAACCTCCGAGAGTGAACTGCTGACCACGGGCGTTGTTAGCGGTCCAGTGCCCCGAGAAGGTCACCTGAGTCATCAGAGCGGGGCGTCCGGGGAGTCCGAATACTGCACGGCAAAGGTTGAACGCGAGAGAGTGGAATTCACACGAGTACAGAGAGCCGCTAGGCTGATCGATGAAGTAGGTACCTGCGGTTCCATTTACAGCAAAATCAGCAAAGTAGACGTTGAAGACGTTGCCGGAGCCTCGGAACCACGGCTGTGGGTCGGCGGCGGTGCCGAAGCGGAAGTTTACCATCGTGGTCTGTAGCTTTGTTCCCTGCTCAGGATTGTGGTGTCCTTGGGGAGAGCCGACGATCTTCAGTCCGCTGAACAGTTCACGTCCAGACTTCGTGAAGGTGGGGATTCGATTATCTGGAAGAGCGATGGCGGGAATCTGAGCACGGCTACGTGCGTCTGCAATCGCCGCATCCAGCTTCTCGTCGTCGGTGCCAGGGTAGGAATCCATCAGGATCATGCCGTAGGGGCGAGAAGTTCCGGTGCTTGTCCCAGGAAGGCCGTCCTTACCGTCCTTGCCCTTGAGGCTAGCAATAAAGTCAGCCTCTGATCCTTGGTTTCCGAGCTTCAGCCAAATCTGGTAGGCGCTATCACCGTCCAGTCCGTCTTCCCCATCGGTTCCATCTTCCCCGTCCTTGCCTGGGGCAGGGGTGGGGAGAGCATCAATCTTCTCATCGACTACCTTGCCAATGAATTCTTCTGTCTCTGTAGCTAGTTGCTCAAAAAGTCCCATTTTAGTTCCACTTCGATACGGGCGTAATGCCTGCGACGTTAGAGCACATGAAGATATTTGCTCCACGGCTCACTGCTGTGCTGTACCCGGCTTGATCCGGGATGACTGCGGCCCAAACGGGCTTACCGATAGCCAGTGCCGCGTCGTACATGGCCTGGTCGGCATTGTATGCAACCCCAATCCAGTCCCACTTATCTGTATGGTAAGCGGTCGTGAGTGCGGCTTGGTTGGTGCCCCAATAGTTCATAGTTGTGTACCCACGAGCATGAGCCGCATTGACAATTGCCGGATCAGTGAGTGGGAAGTCGAACTTGATAACGATTCTACTAGGACCGCCATTTGCATCGCAGATGTCCAGCATTGCTGAAAGCTTAGCGGGAGTAGACCAACCGAACTTAGGGTCTACAAGGCAAATGTGCGTAGGTGTGTACTTGGCTAGAAACTGATCCAAGCGATAGAAAGGCTGGTATACGCCCGGAGATACAGGACGTAGCTTGTTCTGGTATGTGCTAGACAAAGTAGCCCATGTCATTGACGTGGGATAGATGGTTCCAGCTACTCCAGCGGCACGATCCAGGGTCTCGTCTCCGAGTCCAAAGGGAACGTTGTCCGAAGTCCATCCGCATGAGAATTCGAGTACACCGAAGCCTCGGAACACAGAGCGGTCATATGCAATTTCAGAATACTCAGGCCAGTTCAGCGACCCCCCACGGTGCGCGGAAGTAACTCCGGGCTTGGCGGGAACTTCCGCGACATTCGAGAATCCGGGTAGCCATGTCCTGATGCTATTAGGTGCTACTCGGGTACTCGATCCGTTGACGAAGGAGAGGTAAGACGTAGAGCCACTACCTACCTTGATGGGTAGACCAATAGGAGTAACCACTGCGTCTGGGGACGGAGGAATGACGATCTGGAAACCAAAGCTGTTGGAAGCTTGAGTTTGTGAGTATGTAGCCGTAACGGCGGACGTGGCACCTGTAGAGGGCGCAAGGTAAGCAGTCGAGTGCTGTTCGATGTATGTGGCTTCGTCTCCGGCATTGAACCAGAGAGTAGCGCCACCGGCTGTGATGGAGGCCGCTCCCGTAGAAGTAGAAGCTTCCATGAACACAGAGAGAACTAGAGAGTTTGCTTCGCCTACTGTCACTGATGGAGCAATAGTCGTAGTCGAGGTACCGGCCTGAACGGACTGTCCAGAAACGATGTCAGCGGCATTACGAACGCCGATGGTACCCATGATAAAATCCGCTACAGGCTTCGATCCTGTTCCCCAGAAAGCGGTCATACGCTTGTTGGAGGAGCCGGTAGAGGACCACACTAGGGTGTTCTCTCCGGAGGCCTTGATCCTGGTGGCAATACCAGTTCTACGCGAACCTGTCGCCTGCTGGAAGTTTCCCGCCTGAAGGAGATTACGCCACCCTGTAGAGGGAGAGGAAGGCAGGGCAGAGATACCCGTGGTGTCTGTCGTCAGAAGAACGATAATCCAGGCACCAGTAGGTACGGAACTGATGTCGATACTGCAAGCATTAGTTCCGTTAGCTGTGACTGTCGCGTATCCTACGCGGGCTGGAACTGTGGTCATTAGGCAGAAGCCGCCTCAATGATGATAGCGTATGGGCCAGGTGATCCGGTGACTGTGCCACCGAATGGGATGAACTGTACCTTGGCAAGCATGGTCTCGTTCTGAGCGTTAACTACCTGAGACGCGACAAGAGCAAGAGTGCTGTCTGTGCCCGTCTGCATTTCGGCATCAGTAGCAATCTCGATCTTACCCTTGACAGTAGTCGATGCGTCAGGAGTCGAACCTCCTGCTCCCGCAACTGCCGTCGTAACGAATGCAGTCGTAGCAACCTGTGTCGTGTTGGTACCACCAGCGGCTGTAGGTGCCGTAGGAGTACCGGTGAGGGCAGGACTAGCTAGAGGGGCCTTCAGATCGAGTGCAGACTGCTGAGCAGTCGATACAGGCTTAGCAGAGTCTGCGGTGTTGTCTACACTACCTAGACCAACCATAGCCTTCGTGATGCCGGAAACTGTGCCGGTGAAGGTAGGCGAAGCTAGAGGGGCCTTCAGATCGAGTGCAGACTGCTGAGCGGTAGAAACAGGCTTGGCGCTATCGGCTGTGTTGTCTACGTTGGCCAGTCCCACCATAGCCTTAGTAATACCCGATACGGTTCCCGTGAAGGTAGGACTAGCTAGGTTGGCCTTCAGATTGAGAGCCGTCTGCTGTGCGCTCGATACAGGCTTGCTAGCGTCCGAAGTGTTGTCTACACTACCCAGGCCCACATCGGCCTTTGCGAGCGTTACATCGGCTGTCAGGGCCTTACCAGCCACAGTTCTGGACTGAGGCACGGCGGCGGTTGCGATACCGAAGACGTTATCGAGGTCTGTGGTGCTTGCCTTGCCTGCGAGGGCAGAGACAAGTCCCGATACCTTAGCTAGAGCGAAGGAGGCATCGGGTACTACAGGTGCGGATGAGAAGGTCTTGATTCCGGCAACCGTCTGTGCTCCAGTGAGCTTGACGACGGCAGAATCATCCGCCTTGGTGTCAACAAGCGGGCCTAGCGCATTCAGAGCCGTGCCGATAGAATTTGCCCACGACGTTTGACCGGTGTCTCCCGGCTGGATGTTTGTGGGGAATGAGTATACAGGCATGGTAGCTCCAGGGCGCTAGGCCCGCTTGGTACTTCTACTTAAAGGTCGCGACCGTCAGCCTGAGGCTCAACGTTCTCCTCAAGGACGACGGGGGCTGGGATGGTGCCCTCTTCAACAGAGGTAGCAACAACAGTGCCCTCTTCTACAGAGGTAGCAACAACAGTGCCCGTCTCTACGACAGGTGCAACAACGGCGTCATCCTTGGTGACGACGGCCTTGACGACAACAGGAATGTCCTCAGGTGCGAACGCTACTTCCTTCGGAGTAACGACAGCAAGGACAGCCTGGAGAGCAGTCAGACCCAGGGACACGTAAGTAAGCGCTCCTGTAGCCCAGTCCTGCGTGATGAACCCGAGTGTAACGACGGCACCAGCTACGGCAGTAGCTCCACCGTAGATGAGACCACGGCCTACTGTACCGAACCAACGTGCGGCGTCTGTAGGCTTTAGGTTAGCAAGAGCCAGAAGACCGGCAAGAGCCTGTAGTCCAGCACCGACGATGACAAGCCACGGCTCAACACTTCCGGGAGTGATGAGTCCTGCGGCCACGAAAATAGGGGCCAGCGCGGCGATAGCCGTGTAGACCTTCTCACGAGTAGCTGGCGTGAACCAGTTGCGAATGTTTTCTAGCATAAGAACCTCCGCTTACTACTATCGCGCCGTAGAGGTATCGATAGCTTCTCAGAGAGGAGGAAGACCGACAATGATGCGAGCATTTGCTTCTGAGATACCCAAAGCCATCAGTTCCTGTGACGCCGCTTCTTTGGCCTCTGTAATAGCTGGGTCCTCTGTAGGCTCCTCCGGAAGGATAGGAGGGTCCGGGGCAACGAATTCCTCATTGACAAAAGTCCAGCCAATAGATACCTCAGGAACTACGTCATAGACATCACAGTTCTCGGCAGGCAGGTACTCGGCCAAGCCATCCCACTCGATGATGTTGATGACCTCGCCATTTTTTACAATTGCATATCTCACGCGAATAGCTCGACAATCACTAGTCCGGAGTATCCGTCTCCACCCTTTTGTGCGGCTCCGCTCTGGTTCGATCTAGCTCCAGCCCCGCCACCGCCAAACCTACCTCCAGCAACTCCATCAGAGGAACCACCACCAGCGCCCGTATATGATCCCTGGCCACCGCCACCGAACATCGAACCACCGCCGTTACCACTGTGTGCCAAGGTTGCGTTACCACTTCCCATAGTTCCTGGATTACCGGCGGAAATGAATGATCCTGAGGTTCCTTCACCACCGGCACCTGAGAGTGCGCCGATCATGAGAGTGTTAGCCGCGAAAGTTCCACCACCTAGACCTCCGGTAGCTACAACTGTTGTGCCGAAGGAAGATGCTCCTCCGTCTCCACCTGAAGCGGCTGAAGAACCTGTACCACCGGCACCCACTGTAACTGTAACACTAGAGGCAAGATCAGAGGCGGGAATTACACGCTCGGCATATCCGCCACCACCGCCACCACCGCCTGATGAGTGACCACTGCCACCGGCAAAAGCGCCTCCACCAGCACCGCCACCACCCACGAGCCTCACTCGTACTTGAGCTAGCCAGGGGTAAGTTGCCTTCGTAAAGGTACCGCTAGTCGTGTAGTAGAGAGTCTGCTGTAGAGAGTATACCTTCTTGCTCTTCTGGTAGATATCACCATTGACATCCAGGATTCCGTTCTCATGGTACTTTCCTACACCTAGACCGTCTCCCCAGTGCATAAATACAGCACCAACAGCGATAGAGGTCTGGAATGCAGATGTGTTGAATCGGTCAAGTACCTCAATACGAATCTCATAGGAATCATCCACACCGAACGGTCCCGCCACCGTGATATTCGAGTTGTAGGTGACTCCTGACGGGTTCACTGTTGCCTTCAGCGTCGAAGCATCCGTCCACGGCGTAGCGCTTCCGAATAGTCGCGCACGAACCTTGATCTGAAGAATGTTCCTCTCGGTTACGTTCATCAGAGACTGCACAACAGCATTCAAGCTCAAACGAAGATAGGTTCCTTCGTCTGGATCGGGTGTTCCGTCGCTGAGTGCTCGAACTACCGTGGCAGAGTTGATCTTAGGCGTAGCGTAGGAGAGAACCGTAATGTTCTGAGTCTGAGTCTTCTGCTTTCCTCGGGAGTCCTGAATCATCCAGGTTACGGGAACGGTTCCCGAAGAGGAGATAGGCAGAGGAGTAACGCCAGTAGCACCGTCTACGGTCTGTCCTGCGGCGGTGAACCTTCTCAGAGAGATGGTAGAGCCGTAAGCACCAGCGGCTCCGTTGATAGCGTATTCAAGTCTCGACACACTTTGAACATAGGCACCCACGGCGGACGCGACAGCAGAGTTATTCTCGGACACTGATACAGAGGTCCAAGTGGGAACAACGTCGTCGGGGACGGTGAGCGTGAAGTTGGAGTCCTTGCTACCGATATTGGTACCACCACTGTAGGTAGTCGTACGGATGACTCCGGCACCTGTAGGGGAGCTTGGGAACTCGTTCAACAGTGACATTGGTGGGGTCCACGAAGTGGAACCTCCGACGCCCGTGGCAATAGTCACCCATCCACTAGAACCGAAGTTGTACTGAAGGGTGTGAGTAAATCCTGTGGAAGCTCGATTGGTGTTGATAACGTAAGAAACACCAGGATACTTAGGACCGCTCGCCGCAAACGTAGACTGAGACGCACGAGGAATCGTCGTCAAAGACATAGAACCGCTACAGCTAGCAGAACCAATAATAGTTCCACCACCGGCGCTGGCAGAGAAGGAAATAGACTGCGTACCGTCTGCCCTGTGAGCTACTGAAATAGACCCAGACCATAGAAGGAGAGTGTCGTAGTTTCGGAAGTCGTAGCTCGTAGAACCGGATCGAGATTGACCCGCAACATTCCAGGACCATGTGAGGTCTTCATTGGTCCATGAACCCCAGTTAGGGGATTCGTTGATCCTCAGAGAAACGGACACCACGGATGTATTGTTGGTCACGCTTTGGGAACCCTGAGTAACGGTCAGTTGCAGTGAGTACTGCGTACGACCGTTGAATGTTCCTTGAACTACTGCCATTAGAGCTTCTTCACAATCGTTCCTGTGGTGTACTTCTCGATCTTGTGATTAGCGAGAACAACTTCCTCTCCGACGAAGCGCTTTACAACCATCTGTCCTGAGTCCCAGTAGGAAACAACTACGTTGTTTTCTAGAATTTCGATCCTGTCGTTCTTCAGGAAGAGCTTGAATGCGCTGTCGGTCTTACCGATCACGGCACCCTCGGAAGTGAAAGAGTAATAGGTCTGAAGGTCCGTAATTGCACCTTGAGTACTCTCAAGGTCACCCTCAAGTGTATCAGTCCTGTTAATCAGAATGTTCACAGATGCGTTCGAAGAAATGTCAAGAGAAGCACCCACATCCGAAGAAAGGTGGTTGGTCTGAATCTCTCCGGCACCGATCTTGTCCGCCACTACAGACCCAGCCGCAAGTGCATCAGCAGTTACTGATCCGGCCTGTAGAGCGTTAGCTGTTACCGAACCTGCGGATAGGTGAGGAGCAGTAACAGCACCCTGACCGATCATGCCCTCAGAGATAACCTCTCGGGCAACAACGTCATCCACGAACAGAATGCTGTCTTGGCGAGCAGATACGACAGCTACCTGCATGAATCTAGCGTCGTCAGGTGGGAATACCTGACCCACGAAGTACTGAGCGGTGGTAGATACGTTCTGCTCGTCCACTACTGTAGACACGGCGGTGCTCGCTGGAGTCACCTTATCGCCAGTGTACCAGTAGACTCGCATCGAGAAGCCCTCTGCTTCTGCGGTGGAGGAGGCAACCTTAGCAGATACAAAGTATCCGGATGCTCCCACGGAGGAGATAGGAACCAGGCTGGCAGAGTCTTGAGCAACAATTAGCTCGGTCTCGGCTCCCGGAATCTCGACGCCACGTGTCAGTCGCAGATACTTGAACCCGGCAATACCTCCAGTTACCACAACAGCGGATGAACCACCGTTGGGGTAGATGGACTTGACAACCCAGTTGGCAAGGTCGTCCTCGAAGGAACCATTAGCCACGAGGTTCTGAGAAGCCAGTCCTCCTGTGATGTCTCCGGACTGAACACCCTTGACAATGATGGTGGACTTGTCAGACGCCAGGCTTTCGCCGCCGTATGTGTCAATCGCTACCAGTCGGTAGTCGTAGCTCTTGCCAGTGAGCACAGAGGCGTCAACAGTCGATCCACGTACCAACGTTCCTACCGCAACCCAAGCGTCAAGCTCTTCGTAGACGGATACCGAGTTGTCAGCAGTTCCCAGCCAGCGGTACCTCTTTGTGGGGTCGGAAGAAGTGAGGTCTCCAGCCACCATAGTACCGTCACTTGGCATCTTCTCGATGGAGATGTCCGTGACATCTAGGGTCGCACCGATAGTGCCGCCTGAGTGAATGAAGGACACTCCTGCCGTAGCTGTAGGAGCGTTCACGTGCGTCAATCCGATAACGTCCACGTAGGAGACTCCTACGGGGATGTCCACGGTGTCGGCTACTACTGATACTCCAGACGTGCCAACGGCAGGCCTGTATGCCACAATGACACCAGTCAGTTCGTGAGAGGAGCGTACCCTGACACGGGTTCGATATGAGGTAGAGGCCAGCATCTCCGTGCCCGCAATGAAGTCCACCAGGCGGACGCTAGATGCTGTGCTATTTCGGGTAGAACGCACTGCCGTTGTCGTCGGCGCTGTCATGTCAGTACGAAGACTGAGAGATACGTCAGTACCGCCCGAGCTTGAGAACCTGGACAGGGAGGACTTGGCGTAAGGGTTAGCGAACACGTTACGACGCTTCTCTTCCCAAGTACCCGTGCTACCTTGCCGCGTGCGCTCTACTCGAACGTATCGTACATATCCTGGTGCTGGAGTTCCTGCAATCAGACCATCCCAGCGGATGGTAACTGTACCCATGCTGGAGGATAGAGAAGGTGCTGTTGGCTTGCCCAGGACGATGGCCGGGTTAGCGGCGGTCAGGGCTACCTCCTCTGAGAAATCTCCGGGACCTCCAGAACTAGAAACTGCGCGCACCTTGAAGACCCATGAGTCTCCGGTACGGAACCCCGTTAGGTAGGCAAAGGAATCGAAAACGATACCGAGAAGGGAGAACTCGGTCTCCGTCGCTAGTCTTCCCCAAACCTCGTACTGCGTAATGGTGATGGTACCGAAACCCGAGCCGGTGACAACGGGGTTCCAAGTAAGTCCGAAGTCGGAGGAGCTTGTTCCGTCTGCGGAGAACTTACCCAAAGAGGACACAACGAGGCCCGTAGGCGCGTCTGGTACGTTTCCAACCGGTGTACCAGGCTGACCCACCTGAGAGGTCGGAGGAAGCGAGGAGGAGTTGGTGAATCCTCCTCCGATAGCAGAAGAGTTAGAGATGCGAGATACCCACTTCTCAAGCTCCGTCTGACGATCCTTGAAGATCGTGTCGAACTCCAGGGAAAACTCAGGCCTTCCTGTTCCCGAGTCCTCGGAAAAGGAGATAGACATGATCCTGCGAGACTCCATGAGACCTGGGACCTCGCCAGGTGCAGAGACGATATCTCCTACGTTGAAGTTGAGGAACGGAATCATGTCATCCACTGACACGATGTCGAAGGTGGCACTCTTTTCAGGCAGGGCCTTGGTACGGAAAAGCTCCTGAACGATAGGTGCGGCACCGGCGGCGGAGAGGTCAGTAGAAAGCTGAGTCTCCACGCGACCGTAACGAGTAATGGAAGTCGTGTCCGTGTAGGCAGACTCCTTCCAACCCTCCTTAGAGTGAAGCATGAGGGTGTTGGCAATCTCAGCCTGACCCGTCTCTTCTGCGCTTCGAAGGTTGTGACCTGGAGAGAAGATAATGGCATCTGGATTGTAGACAGGACCAGGGCCTAGAGACTTATCCGATCCGCGCTTCTTCCAGGCGCTAACAGCTAGAGTATCAGGGTCTACGAAGATGTCGCAACCCATCTCTTCCAGAGCGGAAATTGCATCTTCGTAGGTAGCACCTACCGAGAGAGAGAACTGAATAGGCTCTCCCCAGGGCTGACCCGCACTGTCATTCAGTGCTGTAAATGTGGGTGTCCAGTTGTTTGCGAAGCGTACTCCTCGTGCCTTTGCCTCGTTTAGAAGGGTCAGCAGAATATCGCCAATGGTCCATCCTGGCTCCACTGCCGGATATCCACGAACCTTCCACGTGTTGTTCGACACGAACAGAAGCTGAGCGCTCGAAGGAACTAGAGGGTCGCCAAACTTGAAGAATGATGCGACCATGCTAGCGGCACCGCTGGCGATGTTGTAGGCCTTGACCCCGATGACGTGGGGACCCGCTTCTAGCTCCATGTCGATACGGTTGGTGGTCTGCCAACCCTTCTCGGCGGTCGTCAGAAGAAGCTCACCGTCCACGTAGATTTCGGCTCTATCATCGACGGCGATGAACAGGGAGTGAGAAGCGGCGGTAGCTACAGTGAACTCCTTGCGGAAGTACACATATCCCTGAGGCATAGGGGCAGGCCAACGATCCCAAATCCAGTACGCCAGTGGGGCGTCTGGCCACTCGGCAGGAGCGGTTCCCCAAGGGTTTCCCTTGTTACGAATCGTCCAGTTGGTGGTTGCGTTAGCCCACTCACTAGGCTTGTACCAGGACCCTTGCTCAGTGGCGAAGTTGAAGTATCGAGTGTCTGCACTCGTAGCCTTCAGACCTAGGGCAGGGTACACAGCGGCGTCACGAGATGCAGAACGCTGTCCTTCTCCAGAAATCTCCCAGGACTCGTCTGCTTCTTCGCCCTCACCGACGATGACGGTCTTCTTTGTCTGGATGATGAACCCACCCACGACCGTGCCATTCAGGCGCACCTTGACGTACTTGCGGTAGTCAAGAAGGCTAGGATTTTCTAGAATCTTGCTATCGTTCTTAGACACCTTAAAGCTACCTGCACCGTGAGCACGAAGCTCAGTGAGGCAGGTAGGCTCCACACGAGCGTTGATAATGTCCAGCATGACATTTGTATTGGTGTCAGCGTAGATTTCAATTTGGGTGTTGAAGTACTCACTGTCTTCAGCATCCACAGGGACGTAAAGGACGCCCCACACGTTGTCCCAAATTCCGGACCACAGATCAATCCAAGTATCTGCCATTACAACCACCTAGGGCGGTACTTCAGTGTTCCTGCACCGGTACCGGAAGAAGACGATAGAGTAAGATTTTGAACTCCTGGACGTAGGACGAACCAGAAGGGGTGACCAAAGTTGGTCACAGACCCAATCACGTTAGAAGGTGATGTAGTTGGGTTCTTGGACGCTCGGAAGTTGTTCACATCGAGACGGATAAGCTGACCACTGGCAAGATTCTGATTGACGTTCACGTATACAGCTTCACTCACATTGGTGAGACGGAAGTTGTTACGGGCACCTTGGAAGTCGATCAGGATATCAGTGGTCTCGTAATCTCCGGGAACATCCAGAGCTAGCGTAGATGTAGCCACGGCGGAAAAGTTGGCGGTAACTTCCGCACCGTAGAAGAAGGGATCAGATAGGTACATCTCGACAGAGAAACTAGCGTGAGCATTACCATGCATGGATGGTGCGATGCCTCCTGCGAATACTGCTCGGGCAGACGCAGAACGCATGTTACCCGTAGTGTAGTCTCGCCAACGCTTGGTGATTGTTACCTGCTTACCCTGATTCCAGAACAGGTTGCGTAGCATCATAAAGTTCTTCTCGAACTCAGCGCGCATTGTCTTGTTGGCAGGTACATTTCCATCGGAATCTGAACCCTGAACCCACATATTGAAGCTCATTGATCTACCGTCAGGGCGACGTGTCTGAAACACCGTTCCGGGACGATATGGAATGGTCAAATCCTCACCACGAAGGGGTGGAGGAGTTTGTAGGTCTCCACCCCACGTGGTTACGTTGTAGGCATACGTCTGAAGTGGAACACCGTTGATGTCCCAGTACGTATCTGTGCTTAGTGCCATAGGCTTCTAGCCTCCTACATATATCTTATCAGGAATCTGAGCCGGTGCGGGCCAGACTCATGTATGCAATGTTCCTAATGGCCTTCGGCAGGGAAGTGGAAGGCTTCTCAGGAACAGGGTTGTTCATGATGACCTTATCAATGTTGATCGAGTTATCCGTGATCTTAGGTGCACCCTGAGAGAGCACGGAAGCCGGAGATGAACCCAAGGTGCTACGTCCCATGAGTCCCGATCCACCAAGGAGTGCCTTCAGTGCGCGACTCTCCTGAGGATCAAGAACAGCCTCTGGCTTGCCAGACTTGTTGACCGCAAGACCACCATGAGGTAGCCATCCACCATTGTCGTATAGACCTGGGATGACGCCACCATTCTTCATGGCCCAGTGAACGTGATCCCAGTGGTTACTACGTACAGGCTCTCCCCAGAGCTTGTTCTGTCCGTTCTGAAGCTGACGACCTCCGGCAGGGGAGTAGATAAGCTCTCGGGAGTTCGGGAAGTTCTTACGAATCCAGTTGAAGATTTCCATAGACGGCGTAACGTCAATGGCTCGTCCCTGGGTGTGGTAGGAACCCTTCACTCCACCCACGGCGGCGTTACCACCGGGGCTACGGTATGCAGATGTCAGTCGAGCACTAGGGAACTGCTTCTGAATGATGGCCCACTGCCTCTGCCATCCGAGATTGTTCGCGCCCGCTCCGCCTCCGGAAGGGTTGGCGCTGAACCAGGACTTTACATTGCCAACCATTCCGTCGATGAGCTTACTTGGGATGTTCTTTACTACGCCCGACCATCCATCGTTGCTCATGCCGGATAGAAGAGTGCTGGCGACCTTCTTCAGGCCGTCACCTACGAATCCTACAGGGTCGGTGAAGATGCGACCTAGAGAATCCAGGTCGCCTCCCTTGTCAGCCTTCTTCTGAAGAGTAGTTCCGGCCTTCTTTCCGATAGAGCTACCCATGCTCTTCTGGTAGACACCACCGGTGGCGAACGCTAGCTGACCCTTACGAGCCTTGCTGTTGAGCGCGTTGACTCCAGCGATTCCGCCCACGAGCTTGGTGAACTCCGGACGCATGATGGCCTCGCCACCACTGAGCTTGAGAGTTCCACCTGTGTTGGAGTGGAAGGTGTGCACGTCGCGGCCAGGTGTGTATCCAGGAAGGACACCCTGATCCCCGTAGACGCCACCCTTAGCGTATCGAGACGCCGCCTTAGACCCAACACTCTTTCCAAGAGAGGTACCCTGTGACTTCGGAGCACCACCAATCAGCGGAGCGGCGGCGATCTTAGCAAGACCGAGCCTTCCCGCTACGTTGTTCCAGAACGTAAGGATTCCCTTATTCCATACGTTGGAAATAACCCAGTTGGCCGGTCCACGGAACTTTTCCTGAATTCCGGACCACACGTTGGCTAGGTTGTTTACTGCGCCCTGGAAGGTTGCTCCTACGCCACCCCAGAAGGAGTTCCATCCGTTGCGGATTCCGCCCCAGTAAGAGTCCCATCCGATCTTGAACTGAGCGCTGAACTTGTTCCAGTTAGCACTCAGAGTTTGAGTGAACTTGTTCCAGTTAGCTGTAACGACATTCCAGGTTGTACCAAATCCGGTACCGATTCCTCCCCAGAATCCATTCCACATAGGAAGGAACGTCGAATCGATCCACTTCCCCACGTCTGTGGAGAAGTCGTTGAGGCCCTGCATGATGTCCTGGAGGAAATTATCGAATTCCCCGGCCAGGTTGGTACCCATAAGGTCGTCAATGAAGTGCAGAATCTCACTGATGGCACCCAGGTTCACTAGGCTCTGACCACCCGTGAGAATGTTCAGTGGGCTAGTTGGACCGGTAAGCCACTTAAGTCCGTTTCCGTCCTTGATACCCTCGTCACGGGCATTCTTGACGTTTTCCTTGGTTGGGTCCGTAAGAGCGTTACCGAGAGAGTCCTGGAAAGGCTGTGTGTTTTGGTTCTGGTTCCAGGTTACGACGATGAGAGATGCAATACCCGCAAGAAGTCCGGCCTTACCCAGAAGGGCGCTGAACTTCATCTTATCGAGCTTGCCGAAGTCCTTCACCATCGTGGAGATGGCGGCGAAGAGTGTCGTCTTTCCGGAGAATCCAAGGATTGCACCTAGGAGGCTCGTCAGACCCGTGAACTTACCGACGAAGGTCACACCGGCAAGGAATCCGAGCAGGCTAAGTAGACCCTCAAGAACAGGCTTCGGAATCTGAGATGTGAACTCAGCCACACCTTCGAAGAATCCCGTTACGATGTCGAAGAAGGTCTCGAAAGCGGCGCTACCGCCGTTCTCCATGATGGTGTCGATGGACTCGATGATCGAAGTCAGAGCCTTCAGGAAGGCCTCATCGATGTCTGTATCTGCCAGAGTGTCCATCAGGCGCGCTAGGGCAGGGCCTACGTCATCCGTCAGAATCTTCAGAAGGTCGATAGCAGACTGGATATTCTCCGGGTCTGCGGCCTCTTCCGCGAACCACGAGAAGAAAGCACCGAGTAGGTCATCGACAGCCTGGAGAAGAGGCTTGATGTCCTCTAGCCACTTCTTGAACGGCGAGTTAGGCTTGGTCTGCTCTTCGCTGAACTTGACCCAGTTCTCGGTCATTTCTAGAAGACCGTCAGTGATCCAGTCACCGAACTCGGAAGCGGCAGAGGAGAAGTTGAAGACAGTCCTACCGATGTTCTTGACAATCGTCCACCAACGCTCAAGGCGGTCAGCTACGTTGTCAAGCCATCCGGCCAGGGAACCCGTCTCACGAGCATCAGCTACGAAGTCAGAGAAGTTGGCGGCACCCTCAGCGAACTTACCCGTCAGCCAATCCGTGAACGGACCAGCGGCGATTACGATGTCCTTCAGAGCCGTGGAGAGCGACAGTGCGGCGTCTCCCAGGTTTCGGATGACATCACCGTTCTGCTCACCAATGGTGGCCATGTCACGTGACCACTCGGGGGACGTGAACATACGGAGGAAGGCACCGGCAAGGTCACCCATCGCTCCTACGGCAGGCTTCAGGAAGGCAGAGAGGTTACGTAGAGCCTGAGGAAGAAGGTCTAGGTCATCTACGAAGCGACCGAAGAATTCTTCCTGAAGGTCCTTGCGGAATGCCTTCCACTGGTCCTGCATACCAATGATGGCAAGCACGAACCTGCGAGCAGAGGGAGAAAGCTCATTCAGAGCGGCGTTGTAGTCGTTCAGTGCCTGTACGGCAGAGCTACCACCGGCGGATTCCGTCTTGAGGGCACGCTGAGCCTTACGCTGTGCGTCATAGGCATCAGCTAGGCTCTCCTGAGCATCCAGTACCTTATCGGACTGGTTGATGCCCTTCTTCTCGGCGTCAACAAGGTCCTTCTGATTCTTGATGTTCTTCTTTCGAACATCCTGAAGGTCCGCCTCGGCTTCCTTGATCTTGGCGGCGGCGTCGAGCTTGTCACCCAGCGTAGAGCCAGGGTCGGCCATTACGTTCCAGTAGGCTTCCTGAGCCAGTCGGAGGTCGGCAATGGCGCGCTCTTCAGTAAGCGAAGCGCGTCCGACCTCTTGACGAAGGTCAATCAGGTCCTTCAGGGCCTCCTCGCGGGCCTTGTTTAGGTTCTCCTGAGCCTTCTGTACGTTGCGCTGTGCCTTGGCCAGGTTGCGCTCTGCATCGGCTAGAGCCTCTGCTCGCTCTTCCTGAGTCTGACCGCCTCCGCTACCAGGACTCTTACCCAGAGCCTTCTGCATAGCGCCGTACGTCTTGAAGACGTTACCGACACCACCCATAGAAGCGATGACACCACCGATACCGGCGGCTACTGCGCTAAGGATACCTGGGAGAGCTAGGAAGGCACCTGCGAGCGATCCGATCTGCCCAGAGAGACCGATAGCGGCTCCACCCACAGCACCCAGGAGGGATACGAGAGGGTTCAGAGCCGCGATAACGGCACCGATGATCGGGATGAGCGCGACGAATGGCGGTACCAGACGTGGACGCCAGTTACCGAACTTCTGAAGGCTATCGAAAGCCCTCTTACCACCCATCTCGATCTGACGGAAGACCGGAGCGAGCTTGTTGCCCTCTTCGCGGAAGCGTACCAGGGAGCGAGAGTCTAGGAAGTTGTCGAGCTTTCCTGTGCCCTTGAATCGGTTGCGAAGCTTGTGTGCCGCATCGATAGCGACGTTCTGCTTCTTGATCGACTCGGTAGTGTCGTCCGTGTCGAACTTGACCTTACGCTGAGCCTTAGCGAACTCCTTCTGAGTGCGAAGAGCATCAGAAGACACGCCCGTAGAGCGGCTGATTGACTTCTGTGCATCGGCGTATGCCTTTGCCGCGATAGCCGCCGCTGAGAGATTCGTAGCGTTGGACTTCAGTGCGCGGTTCTGCGCGTTGATAGCCTTGGTTGCCGCGACAACCGGGGCCAGTAGGGAGCGCTGACGCTCACGGTACTTCGTGAGGTTGGAGAGTACTGCCTTGAGGCTGACGTTCTCAGATGCCAGTGCCTTGGCGCGAGTAGTCGCGGCCTTAGTAGAGGCGGCGCGATCCTTGACAGAGGCGGCGTTGAATGCCTTTTCAGCGGCCTGAGTCTTGGCTAGTTCCTGACGGGTGCGTGTGAGGTCGCGTCGGAGGTTGTTGAAGTCTGAGACAACCTTGTAAAAGGCTCTGGTCTCGTTTGCCTCCGCCATCTCGCCTCCTCAGGCTCCCGTATTATCTACTATCGCGCACGCCACTTACTAGGATCACCAAACGCGGCCATAACGGATGCATCGGACTTGACATTGGAGAGGTCGGTGACAATCTCCGTGACAACTTCCCTACCGTGTTCGTCCTTACCATAGATAAGGTTTCCGCCACGGTTGTTGCGGAGGTCGGATTCCTCTAGCTGGAGCTTTTCAATATCGTCAAAGGCGAGATTGCGTGCTTGATCCAGGGCGGGGTTACCGTGCTTACCATCGACCATGTACCCACCGGCAATGAACGTGGCTAGCTGGCGAGTCATCCACGAATTCAACGTGATGCGCTCGCGGCGCTCAAAAAGCTGTCGCCTGCGAATAGCGGCAACAATCTGTCTGAAGCGGCGTACGGTGAGGTCCAGGATTTGATCGTCTGTCCAGCCATACTCTTTCGACACTAGATCGAATGAGATGCTATAGCCTCCTAGGAGACCGTCCGGATCAATTTCCTGGACCTCACTGAGAATCAGTTCTTGGCTTCCAGTGAAGCCGTCTGAATCTTCAACGTCGCCGCTAGGCGTTTTCCCAGTGCCGCAATGTCTGAAGCCTCGTTCTGAACGATCTTCATGATGATTTCAAGCGTGTCACCAATGGCAGGGTCATCGAGTTCGGCAACAAGCCTATCGATGAGTTCCTGGTTCTTCTGATGAGCCGCCTTGGTCTTAGCGTTCTCGTCGTAGTCAGCGGGAGTCACCATAGACTGGATGAACTCGACGGCTTCCTGCTCCGCTTCCGGAACAGCCATCATGACTACTGCAAGGAACTGCTGTACGAAGGCTTCGGTATTCTCGAAGTCAAGGTCAATCTGCATTAGGATCGGTCCACCACCACGGGTGACGACCTTCAGGAGCTTGAACATGCCTCGGGTGCGAAGTCGCTCTACACGTACGACAAGCCCCGACTCTAGGGTAAGAGTATCGGAGCTTGGCGCTAGAGCCTCAACGTCGTTGGACTCGGTTGTCATTTGTCCTCCAGGGATCAGACTAATTTGAAGTTGTATCTAGCTTATCAGACTTAGACCTGAGGACGGCTTACCAGTCGTCCAATTGCCCTGGTCGGAAGACCGGTCTGCGAGTCCAGAACAGGGTTACCCTTTTCGTCCTTGTCGGACATAAGAGCGGTACCCGTGTAGTTCAGTAGGAGGCCGTCCTTGTAGGTAGGACCGTCGAACGAAATCGGCTGGAACTGTACCTTGTAGAGAACGAAGTCCAGGGTACGGATAACACCGTCCTTGTCCTTGGAAGGAACGCGAATCAGAACAGGACGCGGAGTCGTGTTCTGCTGACGCTCTTCCCACAGAGGAAGGGTGTAGAAGTCGTTCGGTGCGGCACCCGAAGAGGTAACCTTAGAACCGGACAGAAGGGCAATGGTGTTGAAAGGAACGTAACCAGACTGAACGGTTAGCGTAGCCTTGTTGAACCAGTACCACGTGGAGAGAACAGCGTCGTCTCCAGTGTTGTCGTACGAGTCCGTGTCCAGTTCAATGGAACCGGAACGGATACCGTAAATGTCACCGTTTACTGCCTCGGCACCTGTGGTACCGTCCAGAATCGCGGCGTGTGAAAGGCTGAAACCTTCAACGATTGGGGTTGCCACTTGGGCCTCCTAGAAATAGAAGTAGCTAGAGTGGGATTACTCTAGCTACTACTATCGCGCGTTGTACGAACCTATGGTCAGTACTCCAAGAAGGTGTCTACCCAATTGCCTAGGAAGTCGTATTGGTGAATGACCCTATCCACTTCGAACCCCTGACGACGGAGGTTTCTCTTGCAGTCAGAGCAGGAGAATTCCATGTAGTTGTCGTCCGTGATTGTGGGGGATTCACCGGCAAGCTTCAATTTCATAAAAAGCCTTTGGGGGCCGTATGGGCACCTGACTTCGATTGATCTTGAGGTCATAGTTCTGGCCTTCCCTTACGGCATGCCTGAGCCGCCGCCCATAGTCGCTCCCCATTCTCAGTGGAGTCCTTGAGTTGTAGCAGAAGACGCTCTACTACGGAGTCCCAAGAGGATAGCTTGGGAATGATCTGTGCCGCGAGGTCACCCTTGCGTCGAGCCTCGTCGCGGTTCTGGTAGGCCTCAAGCATGAGTTCCTTCAGGTGATCGATGTCAGCACGTGCATTGAGGGTGTTCGGAGAGTCACTGTCTACTGGAGCTAGCGTGTAGTCCAGAGGGTAGTTGTACTCCTTGTTGAGCCACTGTTGGTGACCTCCCCAGTTCGTCGCGATGACTGTACCGCCAGTGGCCTGCATCTCCAGGGCGGGCATGTTCTTTCCCTCGCCACGGGAAGGTGCCAGGAGGACGTGCTGAGACTCGTAGAACTTGTACAGGAGTTCGTTCTGCCACACAGCGTAGTGGATGCGAAGCTTGGGGATGACCTGTTCCATCGAACTGTGTAGTCCGGGCAGGTTGGTCTTCAGGTGAAGCTCTGCACCTTCGAACTCAATGTCGGGGTCGTTCTTCAGTTCCTGGAACGCCTGGATGGCCACGAACGGGTCCTTGCGCATGTGAAGCTGGCCCACCATGCAGAATCCGAAGCGCTCGCTGTACCAGTCACGCTCCTCGCTCTTAGGCCAGTCCTCCGGCCAGAAGCCTCCCTGTACGGTGAGCACCGGCTGTCCCTTGCGGGAGTACTCACGAAGACAGTCAGAGGACACAGGATCGTAGCCTACAAGAGCATCGAAGTACTTCAGATTCTTCTTCATCTTCGAGCGCCCCGGAAGGTTGCCGAAGTTGGAGTACTCCCACATTGTCCATGCGACGACGACATGGCCCGCACGCTTCTGCTCCTCTGAGGAGACCAGGGCGGCAGGGTCGTGGTGGTTGATAATCAGATCGAAGGGAGCTTCGAGCTTCTTCGTGAGCAGATGAGCTACGTCCTCCGGGAGAGGAGACTGCACTACAGAGGGCTGGAGGTACACGTCAGCGCCCCAGCGCATGAAGGCACGAGCTAGACCAATGCCGTCGTTTCCGTAGCCGCTGAACGGCGATAGGGGGATGTTGAGTAGTACCTTCACAAGAGCCTCCAGGGCTTCATTTTCTAGTTCAGATCGATACGTTGTATCGGACTTGCCAGATGACGGCTCCTTGGTCGTCAAAGGCTGGTCGTTCGTCCGGATCGTTTGTGCGGGAGGAGGATGTGATCCTGACTCCGGTCTTGTTCGTGATCTGCGTGAGAGTTCCCCAGTAGATGGCACCGCCACCTGGAAGGGAGTTGTTCACCTGATGCAGAATCTTGTCGATGGCCTTGAACACTGCCTCAGCCTTGAGGGAGGCGTCCTGCATCTGTACAGAGCCATCGGAGTTGCGAGTAGGGTCCGCCCAGATGTCTACGACAAGAGTAGGGAAGCGGGCGGTGTTGTGTTGGTTAGCTCCCCATCCACCATCGACACGGATGACCACCAGGCACTTGCCGGTGTTCTCCACTGTAGCCTCAGGGCGGTTCGGGTACAGCATCGGATCATCTAGCTCGTCCACGCCAAGTAGGCTTGTCACAGATGGGAACTGTGCAAGCAGATTGCGCGCGGCGTAGGCGAGTTGAGTCATTTGCTTAGGGCCTTCAGGATTGCTCTTACATACATCGAGTCTAGCGCCTTCAGAGGCGTAAAGAAGTCGTGGTCGCCATCTCTTGCCTTTTCGTAGATGGCGTATGTTACAGGGTTGTTCACTCCCAGGCTGACACCACCGTAGACGATTTCTCCCGTCCAGGTGTCACCATCGAATGAGGAGGACTTCTTACCAGACGATTTGAGCGATCCGGTAAGGATGTGGACGGCACCTTGGGTGGCCTTGAAGCCGGTATTCAGTACAGCATCCAGATACACTGCGGCGATTTCAGGAGAGTGCTCTAGACGGTCAAGCTCACGCTCGACTGCTCTCCAGTTCGACTTGATCTGAATGGTCACTCCGGCCACTTCCCATCCAGGTTCTGAACGGACTCGATGACCTGTACTTCAATGTGGTGAGCGCTGGAGAAGTCAACAGCGATGTCGGGGATGACCTTCAGATCGAATACGCCGCTCACAGGACCGGAGACCGTCACAATGCGATCCCCGGCCCTGAGGGCGTTGTTTGCGCGACAGAACATGACTCCTACGCGGTCAGGAGCGGTTCCGGCTTCATAGGCCGGAGGTACGTCCTTACCAGGGCGAAGGAAGTTCAAATCCAGGCGACACCTGATAGCGTTGAGAGGAGCAGGCTGATCCAGCCATTCCATCTTGGTCACTCCATCGGTGCGCGTACGAGTAAGGCGTTGTACCTTCACTACGCTTGCGAATAGATGATCCATGATTAGCTCCTCGCTACTACTATCGCTTAGGCGGCTACCGACACGGAGTGGTAGCTTTCAACCAGAGCATCTACCTCGGACGGGTTGTATCCGCCGAAATGCTTTCCTTGGAAGTAGGTAACCGGCACACGCTGGTATCCCCACTCATCCTTGACTAGAGCAAATGCTTCTGGCACCTGTGAGGCGTCAATTTCCTGGAATTCGACGTTCTTCTCCTTGAGCTTGCGCTTGACAGCGGAACACTGCACGCAACCTGGCTGGGAGAAGATGGTCGGCTTGTCGATTTCAATTTCAGGCATACGCCATCTCCTTGTTGTTACTGATATAAGCTCCAAGGCTTCCTAATGACCCGCTTGCGCGGGGGTCCTAAAGCTTATGCAGAGTAGGGGTATCCTTCAGACGGGTCGTGCATCCAACGCTCGTGTCGATCTAGGTCTACAGGGCTGAGGAAACGAACGTTGCCGTCAAGGTATCCGGGACCGAATGCACCATCGAACTCGAAGACCTCGATGCCTCCACCCATGATTCCAGAAGTGAGGTCGCACACGCTCAGCTTAGACAGGGCTAGGTCGAACCACGTAATGCCTGTTGGGAGACCTCCCATGACGGCACCAGAGACCTTAGAGTAGGAATAGCTACCGATGGTCTCAGAAGAGAACGGGTTCGCTAGAACGGTCTGGAAGGGCTGTACAGCGTAGATAGCCTCTGCCATAGACAGAATGGCCATCTGCGCTAGCTGTGCGAGTGTAGGGTCATCTGGCCAGCTATCGCCCAGACATGTGCCCAGCTTGAACAGAAGGGTTGCCTGAGCGATAGCTGACGGAACGTAGGCCGTGTTCGTGTACTCCGAAGTGATCCTACCGGAGAAAGCGGCAAGGTCGTCTACGTCAAATTCAGGAAAAGCGGCCATTGGGTTCCTTAGATACGGACGAGCGGTGCCTGCTCGGAGATGGACTTGTTCTTGAGGGCGTCTTCCTCATAGGTGCGACGACCCGGCCACGGTCCCTTACGGAACTTGACCTCTCCCCAACGTGCGTACTGCTCATCGTCGTTCATGTTGATCCAGGAATCTCCGAATCGATCCAGAGTCTCCTCATAGGCCTCAGGGCCAAAGGTGACCTCCTGGCCACGGTAGAAGTTGCGTCCGTTGGAGGACAGTCCATCTTCTAGGAAGTGCACGAGAATGCCGCCTTCGACGTTCTCCTCGTAGACCTCTTCAGCCTTGTCGATTTCCTTGCCCTTGGCCTTTGCAAGCTGGTCCTGGAGGGAGCGAATCTGAAGTTGCTCCGGAGACAGGGTGGACTCATCCACAGGCTCGTAGTGGGTAGCCTGAGCGCGGCCCTGAGCGGCCTCTGCCTCTTCACGGGCCTTGTACTCGGCTAGCTGTGCACGAAGCTCTTCTAGCTCGATCTGCTCGATGGTAGGAGCGCTGTCGTTCTGACCGTTGTCGTGCTCTTCGGTCGTCTGCTCCTGGTCGTCATCTCCTACGGCAGGAGCGCTGGGTCCGCCATCGAGAACTTCCTTGGGGTCGGTGACGACCTTAGATGCGGCTGGCTTCTTTGCCGCTGTGGTCTTAGGTGTGGTGTTTGCTGTTCGGGGCATTAGGACTCCTGGGTCTCTATCTACTATCGCTCCAGAGGAGCTTCGGAACTTCTATCTTACCGCAAAAGGGAACAGAAAAGCCCCCACCCGAAGATGGGGGCTAGCCTGTTAGAGCTTACGCGACGTTGGCGTAAACGAACTGCTCAGGACGGTTCAGAACCGGCAGGAAGTTCCACTCTAGGAGGTACTGACGACCGGACGGGTCCTTGTCCTGCCAGGTCTTGGCGAACTTGCCCGTGTAGCCCTGAGGAGCCTCAAGGTCAGCGGTCGGTCCAACGATCATCTCGAACGGACGACCCTCGGTGAAGTTACCGAAGATGATGCGGTTGTCGGCCAGGAACGGCTTCTCTGCACCAGGATCGGTCGGGTTCTCGGTGTACGAGGCACCCGTGGCGTCGAAGACGGCATCCTGAATCTTCCAGTTGATACCGAGGAAGCCTGGAAGCAGACCCTCACGGTAGTACTGGTCCTTCATGCGGTCGGACAGGAGGTACGCGGGAGTGGTACCAGCCGAAGCGAAGGAGTCGAAGATGGCGGTGATGGAGTTCTCGGAAGCGTAAGCCTCGTTAGCAACTACCTGACCGTCACGGTTGACGAGACGCTTCCAAGCGCGAACATCAGCGATGATCTGCTTCGGAGTAGCGGTTGCCCAAGAAGTACCGGCGTTGACCTTGTGCGAAGCTGGGAGCTTGTAGTCAACGTTGATAGCAGGAGCATCGCCGTCCTCGGGAAGGTTGAACTGACCCGTGAACATCTGCCAAATGGCGTACTCAGCGAAGTTGTCGAAACGACGGTTCAGGTCCGTGATTTCACGGAGAACTGCACGCTCGGCGTTTACCTTGGCGATTTCACCAGGGGTACGTAGCCAGTACAGAGTCGTCGGCTCGAATACCTTCTTCTCACGAAGGTAGATGAAGCTAGCGGCCATCTGCTCGCGACCGAGGCGAGGTACGATGTGGGCTTCAGAGTTCGGAACGTTCGGGCGAGCAATAGCGCGCGAACCACGGATAACGTCCCACTGTGCAGTCGGGAACGGGTGCGGAGTCTTGTCAATGCGGTTGAGCATTGTAAGATTCTCAGGTGCCGTGAACTTCTCAACGACACCCATCAGCACCGTTGGCTGGAAGAGTGAAATATCAGGCACTGGAATCTCCTAAGGTAGAAATGCCTATCTACAGGGAATCAGCGACCCGAAGGCCCGATCTGCACCACATCCGAAGATGTCACTTGGTTGATCTAAGTTTGAGTTTTTACTTCTGATTGATACTATCGCACATTGGGCTACTCAGGGATGGACTCAGAATATGTAATTCTGAGTCACACCCTCAGCGTCCCGCTGTTTTATGTTTCAGCCCCCCAGATAGACGACCAAATAGCCGACCATCTGCTTTCAGTACCCCCGCTCGGGGCGAGGGATGGGTTAAAACTTGAACGTCTGGAGTACGTCGTTAGCGACTGCTCCAAGAGGAGTCGTGATGTTCGAGACACCGCCGTTAGCCGAAGAAACCTTCTGAAGCTTGAGGATACCAGCGATAACGATGTTACCCATGTACTTCTGACCGTTTGCGTCGGAACCGGTTGCAACCGTCTTGCGGAGGATACCGAGCGGAGTGCCCGTACCATCTCCACCACCGGAAGCGAACTTGACGTATTCCTTCGTGGAAGTCTTACGTGCAAGGGCGGTACCTGCAAGGAGCGTACCCTGGCCAGCGGCTAGAGTGACACCCTTCTGTGTGAATCCGACAGTCGAGTACAGAATCTCGTCGTCGGGTACGTTCTGACCGCGCGTAATGCCAGCGGCTGGAATCGCGTTACCTGCGTATTCTACCATTATGTTCTCCTAGGGGCTGGTAGTAGGGGCTTAGGCCTCGATGAGAAGGCCGTTGGCCTTGGCATCGGCGGAAAGACGGGCGACCTCACTTGCGACAGTCTCGTCGTGCGAGTCATCCTTGTGCTCCTGGCCGTCCTCAGCAGAGAGCTTGACGAGCGGCTTCTCAGGAACCATACGCTCGAATAGCTCGGCGTTGGAGAGCAGAAGCTCCAGGTTCTCGGCGCGCTTGGCAGGGGCGATGAAGCCACCGGCAACAAGCTCTTCGATGCGAGCCTCAGCCTTAGCGGTAGCGGCATCCTTGACAAGGCCATCGACCTTGGAGGAAAGCTCTACGCGGGACTGTACGAGGTCAGCAACTGCGGCAACGATGTCCTCGGCAGAAGCCTCGTCATCGGTGTTGCTCAGCTTGAGGACTGCATCCTCGCCCGTAGCAAGCTTCTCCTGAAGCTCAGCAGAAAGCTTGGCGAACTTGTCAGCCTTGCCAGCCGCCTTCTGAAGCTCAGGAACGTCGATACCGTGCTCGTCCTTAAGGACTGCAATCAGTTCGTCTAGGTCCATTGCGGAACCATCCTTAGTGTTGTCGTCTGGGCTAGCGGAAAGTACCACTGCCTTCTGTCGTGTATTACTATCGCTCACTCCATTGGAGAGTCGCACTTCCTCAAAATCTTCGAGGTCGTTGACATGAGCGTTGTTGGTAATGGCCGTGTGAATCAGGGCCGGTCCAACACGCATGTTGGTCTTGTTGTTCTTCCAGTCGAGGGAGAACATAGCAGAAGCACCAAGAAGAGTCTTACCTACAAGAGGGACAGCCTTTTCGTCACGTACGTCAATGTACGAGTATAGCTTATCACCCTCACGCTCAACCTTGATAACTTCACCAATGTTACGGAACGGGTCTTCGGTGTGGGAATTGTTTCCATCGACCACCGGTGCCTGTACGTGAGATACGACGTGATCGTTGAAGTTCTTGACAACCGTATCAAGGAACTTGTCGTCTACGTCAATCTTTCCGCCCTTTACGCCAGGGTAGTAAAGAGGACCCTTGGTAAGGATGTGCTTGCGGTACAGCTTACCCGAAGGGGTGCGCGAAAGCTCAACGAAGGAGTTGCCTTCGTCGGGTACATAAACAAGATCGTCGTCCATACCTAGTACTATCGCACTATGTCGGTATGAACGACGATCCTTTATTTCAGTTCTGTGAATCCCAGGAGCCTGGATTGCCCTTTGTGCTCTTCTCTTCCAGGACATCATCTCCGGGAGGGAGGAGTCCCTTCTTGTCCAATGCGTCAAAGCGGAGGATGAATGTGTTCTTCATCTCGACCAATTGAGCACCGTTGAGCTTGTTCAGGGCAGGGCCTGTGGCGGTGATCCAGTTACCCGCGTTGCGGATGTAGGTTCCGTCAGGAGTGAAGCCATAGAAGCCGATGAACTCACCCGAATCGGCACCACGAGCTACGGCGAGGTAGTACCCCTCAACCTGTGTGATGTCGCCCTCAAGCTTCTTATTCAGTGTCATCGTCATCCTCTTCCGTATCGACTTCTGTCTCCTCGTCCTGTGTGAGCTTGCTCAGCTTGCCGTCCGTCTGACCGGATAGGGTTACCTCTCGGTCAAACTCGTACTTAGATACAACTGTCTCAAGTGAAGTATACGCCCAACCGGCGGGGATGTCAAGCGCTTTAGCTGTGATGACGTAATTCTCTAGACGGTCTGTGGGTTCTTCGGTCTTCAGGTTGATAATCCCGAAGCCTTCCTTCCAGTCCGTCCACGCCACAGCGATGGGTAGGCCGTCGTATAGGACAGTCTTCCAGGAGCCTCGCGCAGAGGGGCGCAGAGAGTCGTAACGCTCTGGCCCCCTGCGTAGAAGTTCTACAGGAACAGAATCGATCAGCTTCTTCAGTTCAGGGCTGATGACTAGGATTTCATTTGCCATTTTCTAGTTCCTTACATGTAGGATGCGACGGCATAGCTGGAGCGAACTTCGCCCACTTCGAGGTAGTTGCTAGGGCCATTCTTCTGGATCAGCTTCCATTCACCGCCAGAAATCTTTTGCCAGATATCTCCGTCACTGTCTACGACGTTATCTCCGATGCTCAGATTGTCCAGCTTGGATTCAGTCCACCTGTATCCCTTAGGCTGTACGGTCTCGAAGACTTCCGGAGCGGGCTTCTCGCCCATGAAGTTGTCGAAGAGGAACTGGTCAGAGGCCTTCTTACCTGTACCGTTCTGCCACCAAATCTTCGTTCCCGTTGAGATGTCGTTGATCTTCTTCCACTGCTTGCCATCGAAGTCCACAACGGCGTCATCGATCTTGGCCTTCTTAATCTCCGCGAGAGTGCTCTTTCCCCAGTTCTCTTCCGAGAACGGAGATGAAGTGATACCGGTCGTGGTGTCCTTACCAGGGATCAGGATGTTGTGACTCATCGGATCACCCTGGAAGTTGTTCATGTACGGCAGAACATCGCGCGGGATGATAGAGGCCTTGACGACCCACTTCGTAAGTCCACCCAACTGAGGAATCTTCTTCTGCTCGGCACCCCAGATGTACATGGCCAGTCCAGGCTCCATGATGATTCCGTGCTCTTCGTTGTAAGAGAACTCTTCGAAGCCCGTGTACATTCCCTTGGCGTCGGCAGGAACCGCGAGGTCCATGATGACAGGGTAGAAGTCAGCGATCTTACCACCGTGATCGACGGAACCTGGAACAATCTCCATAGCTCCGTGATCCTTCTGAATGGAACCGATGATCTTGGTCAGGTCACTATCAGAGGTCAGAGGGTTACCGTCCGGGCCAACCAGTCGGTCGAATGAGATGGTACGTACGGCGCGGAAGGCCTCTCCTACAGGCCCTGCTTGGTCTGTGGCTTCCTTGATGTTGTCCCACGTCTGCATGTTCGCTTCATGCACTCCAGGCGCGCTAGCTACGTCCTCACGACGAAGACCCAGGATGGCTGGAAGCTTGCGAATGACCGTCTGCCAGTCCGACGAGACCTTCTGACTCTGGAGACCCTGCTTAGCCTTCGAGGTCAGCTTGCTCAAGATGTTGGTGTACTTCTTGAGTGCCCAGTCCTTGGACTCGTTCTCGTTCATCTGAAGAGTCTGCTCGTGCTTGATCGGCGTGTAGGAGGCAACACCATTGGCAGTCATCCATTCGGACTTCTGCTTCTGGTATTCGGTTACAGCCTGCTCGTGCTGAGCGATGATGTCAGCGTACTTGAGCTTCTGTGCGTCGATGGCCTGCTGAATTTCTTCATACAGGGCCGGGTCTTCGTCCAGGTAACCCTTGGTCTTGATAGCGGTCAGCGCAGACTCGTCACCCTTCATGGCTCTCTCGATAGGACCCCAAGCCGTGGTAGACAGCTTCAGGTCCTTCTCAGGGAGGCCCTTCTTGGAGCGGTAGGCCTTGTAAGCCTCTGTGGCCTTGCTGATCCACTCGTCAGAGACGATTGGGGCATCAGATTCGGTCTGTGGAGTAGCCGCCGGTGCGACAGGCTCAGGCTGTCCATACAGAGGGCTGTTCTTGTCTCCACCAGACATGGTGATGCCTGTAGGCAGACCACTCTCGTTCACGGTCTGGTTGTCCTTGCGGAGGCTGGACAGCGACATCGTAGCGTACAGAGGCTTGCCGTTCTCGCCCACCATAGGCACACCGTTCTCATCCAGACGGCGAACCTTTGCGGTTCCCTTCTCGGAGTTGATCGAGACGATGGTGGCCTTGTTGGAGAGTCCGCCCTTGTTGTACTTGACGATAGTCACGTTGTCGCCCATAGCGACCACCTGACCCGCGCTGTCCTTCGGGCCATCGGCAGGAGTCTCGACCTCTGGGGTAGCCTGCGGCTCTGGAGCGGAACCATCTCCGCTCCAAGCTTCCCAGGAGCTTTCAGGGTTCTTGAATGCCTGCTCGTAAGCGGCCTTAGGTCCTCCTGCCCAAGAACTGCCATCGATTCCATAGACGTGAGTCTCGTCGCTCTCGTCCACGGTGACGTAGTAACCCAGGTTCGGGTACTTGCCGAATGCCTTCTGGCCCTCAGGTACCTTAGCGTAGCCCTCTGGAAGCTCGACGCGCTGTGGAGCCTGCTGAGGCATCTTCGTGATGTGAGACTTGTCTACCTCGATGCTGGTTGTTTCTCCACCCTCAGCGCCTGTCATGACCTGTACGAGACCACTTGACCAGTCGGCCTTCATGACGAATCCTGGAATCTTCTGTCCGGGGTTCTTCGGGTCGATGACCTCAACGGCCTCAGCCTGCTTGAAGTTCTCACCGTTCGATGTGAAGGCGTGCTGAGCACTAAAGTTAGCTTCCAGATCGCCCGTAAGCTCGTCGTTCAGGAAGACCAGGAACTTGCCGTCTACGAGACCGGCTGTAGCCTCATTGTTAGAAAGCTCAACCTGGAACTGCTGACCGGTACCCTTCAGCTTGACTGTCGTACCCTTAGTGAATGCAGGGGTACCAGAAACGGCTTCGGGCACGTCAATCGTCGTTCCCTCAGGAGTCAGACCGAAGCGGTCCAGAATCTTCTCACGGCGGATCACCAGAGTCGAGTACAGCTTGGCCTTAGTATCCTCGTCAAGCCCGGAAGAGTTGACGATAGTGCTGATCTTCTCGGGGGTCACCGCGAGGAGCTTCTTCGCAGATTCCTTCACTTGATCGCCCGTCATATCACCGAAGACATTCGGGAGGTAAGTGTAGGCACTGGAGTTGCTGGAACCGAAGCGCATGTCATCGATAGCGGTAGGCTCGTCGCTCCACCACGACTTTTCTGCTCCAGTAGCACGGAACATCATCGAGCCGCCTGGATCAAGTCGTAGAGGATCACCGTTCTCGTCAGCCACAAGGTTCCACGGGCCGATACCGACGACATCGTAGTTGTCCAGCCAGGCATCGATAGCGAAGTCAGCCTGGGCCTTCTTCCTGAACTCATTTTCGTTGCCGTCGAGAACGTCAAGCATCTTCTGCCCGTTGTTCTCGATCCACGGGGTCGCCAGAAGACGCTGATCGCCCTTAGTAACGAAGAAGACTTCGTTGCTGTTGACACCAGCGGCCTTGTAGAGTGCGCCACCGATGACCTCGTTATGCATCGGTGCTTCGCCGCCGTTGGACTCCTTGACGTAGTACTTGTTGCCCAGAGGGTCTTCGTACACGCCGCCAGGGTTCGATCCGCCCTGACCTCCATCGACCTTCTTCCAGTTGGAGATGTCGTATCGATCCTCGTTGAGGTTGTCCGGCTCGTTCATGAGGGAGAGGATGTCTGCGTGGAGGTCGTCAACTTCCGTGTCGTAGAAACCTACCATCTTGGCAAGGTTTCCTCCTCCCAGGGCAGGGTGAAGCTTACCCTCAGCATCGAGCACATTAAGCTCTTCAGCACTAAACCACTGGTACTCCTTGAGTTCCCAATCCTCGATGCTATCCGGTGCTTTGACATCGATCATGGAAGGCAGTGTAGCAACAGACGTGACGTACTTCCAGTCCTTGTCCGTTCCTTCGATCTTTCCGATGACAGCCTGGTACGCCTGCGTGATCTGGATGCTGTCCAGAATGGCGTCACCATCTTCTACTTCTTCGGTGAACTCACGGAGCGAACCCTGAAGGTGGCTCTCGTTCTCATCGATAGCTCCACCCGGCAGGTACCACTCATCGCGGTCTCCACGCTTACCGATGAGGACCTTCTTCACACCGTTCTCGTCCGTGGCTACGGTAGCGATACCTCCACCACCGAACTTACCCCACGTGATCTTTGGACCCTTCTCCGTGTGCACGATGACATAGCCATCACCGTTCTCGCCGCGCTCTTCAGCGGGCAGAACGGAAACAGCCTTGTCAAGCTCGGCCATGATCTGGAAGTGCGCGTCGAGCGTAGCATCCAGGGAGTCGTCGGCATCAGGAGCGGTAGGCTCTGTCTTCTTGTAGCTGAGTGATCCACCCTCGACGGAGTTCTTGAAGTTCTGATCCTTCAGCTTGAGGTCTGGGTCATCGGATACTACCCAGGTGTCGGGGCGCGTCTTTACATAGGTAGAGGGGTCTCCACCGTACTTAGACTGGAAGCTAACTTCAGAACCGACCGGCAGATTCTTGAAGTTCTCGAATGACTGGATCAGGTCACCGTCAGCGTACTGGCCGTTGTCTTCCCTCTCTGGAACATCCGGAGCGCTCCACTTCAGCCCACCACTCATGGCTGTGTTGTAGAAGAAGACGCTATCAGACTGCTTTGGTGGAGTAGTTCCCTCAATGTTAGACCAAGTGCCGTCCTCGTTCTTCTGGTACTTCTGAAGACCGTTAGGCGTACCCATGTAAGGAGGAGTGGGCCTGCTCACAATGGTACCCACCGGGGCATTCTTGAGAGCGCTCATGTCCGGATCAGCGGCGACAACCTTACCCTCTTCAGGCTCCTGAGAGATGTCGAACTGCTTGTTCATAGCCTCTTCTACAGGAGCTTCCTTCGGAGCAACCTTCTTCTTCAGAAGATCAATGAACTTCTGCTTGGTAAGGGTCTTGTCCTTATCGAAGCCTACGATGTCGTTCGGGGACAGCTTACCGAGAGGGTTGCCCTTCTTGTTCAGTTCGCTCTTGAACAGCTTGCCGTTGTAGTTCTCCAGGATGTCGATGGCACTCTGAACGTCGCCCTTGTTGAACTGTCCTCCGGTTACACCGGTAGCGTTTGTCTTCGGGGTACGAGAGCCGATCTGAATCTTGTCAGTGCTTCCCTCTGCAAGAAGCTCCTTCTCCCATTCGTCCAGCTTCTCTACCTTGGCATCCAGCTTCAGTTGAGCGAGCAGAGCGGCCTTAGGGGAAAGGTCGGAGAAGTTCTGCTTGGCGTCAGCGAGGTACCCGTCAAGGTACTCCTGGTTCTTGAGCGGGTGATCCTCAGGCAGAGACTTCAGTCCGTACTTGATCTGGAAACCAGAGTGTGCTTCCAGGGACTCGATGGCCTGCTTAGCCTGAGCCTCTGGAAGGAACTCGTTGCCGTTCTCGCCGTACTTTTCGACAGTCTGAGACGGAGTGATGTCACTCTTCTTAGAACCCCACGTCTTTAGGTCCTGCTCGAATTCCTGCGGGTCAAACAGCCACCCGCTCGTGTCCGAAACCAGCTTCCCATCATCATTCATGACGTACTTGAAATCCGCGATGTTCACGGAGTCACCCGGCTTCATAGCCTTGAGGTCGTCTACAGTTGCGGTGTCTGCATCTACGGCTTCTTCATCGTCAGAGCCGGTCTGCTCGACAATGGAAATCTTGCCATTGTCGATGTCCTGGGAGAAGTCGTCAGCGTCGAACTCGTATAGGAACTGGTCGTTGACGAACTTGTCGTTCTCATCCTTGGTGAACTCAAACTCACCGTTGGAGATGATGTCTCCGGCCTTGAGGTCAATCAGCTTCTCGACTGTGACTTCATTCGCTTCGAGAAGGCTGTGGAACTCCTCATCAGGATCAACCTCAGGCTCTTCAACCTTCGGTGCTTCGATCTTCTTCTGCTTGGCGGCAGGGTTGCTTACAATCTCAGCATCCATACCGTCATCGTACATATCGCTCGAAGAGAAGACACCACCGTTCTTGGTGACCCAGTTGCCATTCTCGTTCTTGGTGAACTCTCCACCTGAAGCGGTCTTGATCTTGGCACCCTCTGGAAGCTCCCAGAGCATGTTTCCACTTACGGTGTCTCCGGGCTGGTACCCTTCGAGAACCATCGCGTCGATTTCCTTCTTGGCCTCAGCCAGAGACATCCCCTTGTTGGAGTTCTTCAGGTTGAGGATGGCGTTGATCTTCTTACCCTCAGCTAGGGAAGACTTGACCTCATCGTTGACAACGTAGCCGCTCTTGGTGGTCTCTACGCTGTTCTCTTCGTTATCAGGGTCGCCAATCTCAGGACGATAGTCGTTCTCGTCCTGTGCCTTACCGCCGGTGGATGCTAGGCCCTTGTCGTAGTCATCTACGTAGTCTCCGGAACCCGGCTCGTAGTCGAGGTCTTCCATGCCCTTCTCGTACTGCATGAAGACAACATCCGGCTCGCCGTTGTTGAACTTCTTGAAGGTTTCCTTGTTCCAGTTCTCCGGGGCGAAGTCGTCATCCCACTTCAGGCGAGACTTGACAATGAAGCCCTCCTTAGCGTAGATTCCCGGTAGCACTGTGTCGAAGGCGTCTAGGCGCTTTCCACCGTTCTCCACAGCTACGGAGATTAGGTGGCGAGCTACCTTCTTGTTCTTGCTCTTGGGGTCGCTGAAGACGGAGACAATCTCGTCTCCGTCGTGCAGGGCGATACCGCTCTTTCCATCGTCGGACAGGAAGAGGCGCATACCCGCGTAGTCGGACTCGTCGTAGACGTACACGGATGCAGAGTAAGGGTTTCCCTCAAGCGACTTCTGCATGGCGTCACGGAACGTCTTAACGTTCTCTGGAGTAGCTTCTAGCTCGAAGACGTTCGGTGTCGATCCGCCATCTGCCTTGATGGCCTCGGAGCGGTCGTTCTCACCGAACTTACCTACGGTGGATAGCTCCTTGCCCCCAACCGTCAGGGTGTTCTCGGCGTCGAACTTCTCCTTAGCATCCTTCTGCTCTGGAGTCCAAGGCTCATTAGAGATGTAACCCATGTTGGCAGAGTCAACAATATTTACTTCTGCGAAGGAGGCTCCGTCAGTGTTCTCCCAGGTGGAATTGTCCTGCTTGGTGAGGGCACCGGCAACGTCATGGTATACCACTGCTCCGACTTCGGACTTTAGAATTTCCGCGCCCGTAGCCTTGGCTTCTGTCGCCTTCTTCTTCTGAGCATTTGTCTCATTTAGCTCATTTTCTGGATTACGAAGCGGGTCAGAAGCTTCCTTCTCCTTAGCGGCCTTGTCAGCCTTACCAGGCTCTGGGGCTACCTCAGGGTTGTCGAGCTTGTCTGTGATAGAGCCGGTACCTGCTGACATGTATGCCAGGTCCTCAGAGGAAGTGTTCTTTCCTGTGGCGGAGGAGTTCCACTTGCCGTTCTTCTTGGTTACGACAGTCTTGGAGAACTTCATCTGCTTGCCGTCAGGCATAGCCTCAAGAGCGGCCTGAAGCTCGTCAGTAGTCAGCTTTGAGAAGTCGATGTCCTCGACAGTGTTGGCAGGCTCCAGATCGAAGCTACCACCATCGTAGAGGCGCTGTAGGTCATCGTCAGTAAGCTCAGCACCGATGTCCTCGTTCATCCACACGCCGTTGGCCTGCTTCTTGAACAGAGGCTTGCCGTTCTTGGACAGCGTAGAGCCTGGCTTCTGCTCAGCCAAGGAGGACGGGGCATCGAAGGTGTCTACCTTGTAGAGGGTGTCATCACCCTTGAGGTCCTTGAACTTCTTCGTAAGGACAGGCTCTAGGTAGTCGGGTACGTCTAGCTCACCGGCGGCGGTGAAGGCGTGAACAGAACCATCCGGAGTTACGACGTACGCGAACTCTTCCTGATTCTTCGGACGAATGAGCTTAGAGCCGGAAGGAGCGGAGTACTGAGTAGCGCCGACCTTGAATCCTTGAGGACCCTTGATAGAGGAGGGCTTCACCTGGAATTTGCCGGAAGTGTCAGCGCCTACAGGTGCTCCAGCGGATGGATCAGCATTGAAGTTGCCAGCGGGAGACGCCTTGCCAGCACCTACAGATACCTGGGGTGCCTTCTTCGGAGAGAGGCCACCCTTGGGCGGGGTGATGCCCTTTGCCTTGGCGGCAGAGCGCGCCTTCTTAATCATGTCCGGCGTGATGAGCGTGCCAATAGGCTGACCGTAGAACCTAGCACCTTCAGCGGTCTGGACTCGACGGCCCTTACCTACGGCTAGTTCGATGAACTCAAGTTCTAGTTCGGTGCTCACGCAGACTCCTAAAGTCTCTGGACGTACCTCTCCATCATACCAGAAGATTGAAGAAGAATTCTCTAGCGGGGAAAGAAGATTTACCGTTACTATCGCGCTCAGTCGTCGTACCGGGTAGTGCCCGCGATCTGCTCCAGCTTGTGGGTGACTTCCTCAATCTCTCCGATGAGCATGAGACCAGAGGCGTAGACCTGTTCTGCGGATAGGGAACCGAAGCTGTACTTGAAGACTGTCTCGCGTGCGTCTTCGAGCACAACCAGTAGTCCCTCCACTGCGGCGTCCAGGGAGTCGAACATGATACGGGAGGATTGGAAGTGCATCAGCGTCCCTTTCGTAGGAAGCTCAGAATGGCGCTCAGGCTCGCTCTGACGGCTCCAAAGATAGACAGCGGCATCTTCTTCACGTCGTCAGTGCTCATCATCTGAGGAGCTTCCTGAGGCTTCTCGAAGTTGGGAGACTCAAAGGCGTTCTCCAGCGAGACCACGAAGATGTAGAGGCGGCACTTGCAGTTCGGATGGCGGGGAGGACCAATGAGGTCACGGTAGACTCCAGGCTCGCCTGTCTCCGTGCGGAACATCTCATGCAATCCCACAGCCGTGCCGTGTAGGCGCGTGCATGCAGGGCACGGGGTGTTGTTGACGAAGTTGGCCACCCAGTACTTGCGTAGCTCCAGGCCGAAGTCCTCAAGCTCTGTGTAGGAAGCGATGGTCTGATCCGTGTATCCACGCTGTGCGGCTACACCGGCAGAGTGCTGGATTCGAGAGACTGCACCTTCCCTGGAGAGGTTGCCGCTCTTGTAGTCACGGAGGTTGCGACGAACGTCCAGGATCAGCGACTGGAGGTAGGAAGAGTTGAAGACTTCGGCAGATGACCAGTCAGGCAGGCCAGAGGATTCAGAGGCCACGTTACGAGCTACGTTAGCGCTGGATCGGTAGGCGTTACGAATTACTCGTTCTAGCTCCCAGCGCACGCTACGGGCATCATGAATGTCTGACTCCCACTCGGAGAAGATACGCTCGATGGCGCTACGAGACACAGCCTCCAGGGCAGAGGTTGCTTCCCTGGAGGCCTCGTGTACTCGCATCTGCTCCTTGAAGGAGGTCATAGCGCCCCTTACTTAGTCGGGAGCTTCTTCATCGTCTGGATGAACATGGAAGGAGACCAGGAACCTGTGTAGTCGTAGACTGCCTTCTTCAGGGCTTCCATAGCCTTGTCGGCAACGGCCTGGTTACCGGCGCGCTTAGCCTCATCGAACTGGGAACGGAGAGACATCAGACGCTCGACAGTTACCTTGCGCTTGCCGCCCTCTTCGTCTCGTCCAGCGCCAGCAGGAATCTGCTGACCAATGGATACGTCGAAGCGCTCTGCACCCTCCTGAGTACGTACCGTTCGGTACGAGCCGGAGGTAGGACGGGCGAGCTTCAGAAGGTCAGAAGCCATGTCTAGTAGGCTCTCGTCGGCAGAGAGCTTGACAGCCTTCTTCTCTTCATCTGTAGCCTCTGGAATGGCACCAGCGCCAGCGGCCTGAGTCTCGAAAGCCTGGAGGGCGGCATCCGGGTTGTCCTGACCTGGGAGGATCGGGTTGCCCATAGCGTCCTTCGGCAGAGGCTTACCGTCTGCGTCGAGACCGTTGACCATGTTCTCGGATTCCTTCTCAATGGCCTCGCGAGCTTCGACCTCATCCCAGTCAATCTCAAGGCCCATGTCATCGGCCATCTTGATTTCTAGTTCACGGGTGAACTCAGGGGATACAGTCTCGGCGTTGGCGAGCGTCTTGAAGGTCTCGTAGATGAGAGACTTCTGCTCAGCCGTAATCTCAGACCACTGGAATGTCGGGTACTTTCCACCCGAGAAGTTCCAGTCGATGAGCGGCGGGATGATGTAGTGGTTGATCGAGTTGGCGATGTCGTCCATGATGGCCTGAAGCATCAGGAAGAACATGGTGTCGCCAGGCGTGCCGAACTTGACGAGAGTGTTGTCACTCTCGCCTGTACCTGTGTCAGAGTCGAAGAAGCCCGCAAGGATGGACTGAGCCATCATGTGGTTGTGGTGGTTGATGTAGTCCAGGAACGCGAAGGAACCGCTGTCCTTGAGGATTTCAACCTCAGCGTCCATCGGAACGAGCATCCACTGTGCCACGGCCAGGTTGGAGAGGTTCTGAGCGAACTGGCGCTTCTGAATCTCAGACATGTTGGTCGGGAACTTACCCACACGAGTACCCACGGCGGCACGCTGAGCGGCCAGGTGGGCGATGTAGTACATCTTGATCTTCTTGTCGTAGTGGTAGAACGCACTCTGGAAGAAGCTCACACCGTAGTACTTGCGCTCTTCCTCTTGAGCGGCGAAGTAGAACGCACGCTCGCGAGGGATCACGACATCGTAAGCCTTGCCGTTAGCGTAGGCGCGCTGACGGAAGCCAGCGAAGTGGCCATCCTCGTCCTCGATAACGGTGATGGTGTTTGGCTGGCGGTAGGCCATCTTCTTCAGGTAGTACTTGCCCTTCATAGGACCGTACGTAGAGTAGTCGTAGACCATCTCGAAAGGAGAGAACCCGTCGAACAGAGCCTGGAGAAGCTGAGCCATGAACCTGTGGAAGGTCACAGTCATACCACCGGATGCCGGTGGGAGGTTGAACTGGTGATCGATGAACTCTGCTTCTTCTTCTCCCCCATCGGCGGGGATGAAGGTGCTCTTGGAGAGAGCGGCACGCAGAGGGAGCGTGAGTAGACGATACAGAGCACGAGCCTGACCATCCAGACGGCGCATAGCGATTAGCTGGGATACAGAAGGACCCTGCTCTTCGGACTCGTCACGAAGAAGCTCTCGTAGCTCCTTGTCCTGGCGTGCCTTCTTTCCAAGGCCGTCGCTGAAGGGTACAGCAAAGGGCAGGTTTTGCTCCACACCGAGTTCGATGCCAAGCTCACTGTCCTTCGGCTTTGGGAAGGCGTTCGGGTTGTTAGCCGCGACCTCGCCTGCCTCAAGCTTGTTGTCTTCGTCGTCCTTACCAGCCATATGTTCCTCTATCCGGGAATCCTAGTGGCATACCCATCGGATCGCCCAACGTCTGCGATACGTCGTCCATGCCCTCTAGCGGGCTAAGCGCAGGACCCGTCATGAAGTATGCGCCTCCGACATCTACTATCGCGCCATCGGGGGATTCCTCTCCACCTACGACAATGGCACCAGCGATTGAGCAACAGAATGCGTCCGCCAAGTCCTTAGAGCCGTTCGGCGGATGATCTACCTTTCCGTTGTCAATTCTAGAAAGTGCCTCAAGCTCATTCATAAGTAGCTGATCGAATGGCATGCGTAGACGACCCTCAGATGCTACGTCCTTGAGGGACGACCATAGGGATGGATCACGGTCGGTAGATACCTTGTTTGACTCCACGCCCTGGGACGTGAAAATCTGAATAGTGTCCGCAGACTGGAAGCTGTCGAAAGTGAATAGGCTGATAGGGAATCCACGGTTCTGGAGTTCTTCAGCCAGCATTCGTACCCATCGAATCTGGATTTCGCGGGGAAGTGGGTCACCATTGGTGTCTCGTGCCTCAGCCTTAGCCTCGAACGAGATGGTGAAGTCATTGCGAATCAGAGGACGAACAATCTCCTTCTGATAGTTCGCTCCCTCATTGTCCACCAGAGTGGCGTCGAAGTGTTCCCACTTCTCGACGTGGCTCATAGCGATACCGGCACGGTCACCCTTGATAGCAAGGTCACCGTGGAGTGCGTAGCGAGCACCCTGGATCGGCTTGAAGTCAGGAGAGAAGTGGAAGATCGGCTCCCAGCCACGCACATTGCGGTGGTAGTGAGGGGAGTAGTAGTTCACCGGCTTGTAGTCGATGGTGAGAGGCATGACATCGTTATCCACGGCCAGCTTGAAGATGTCCATGTTGCGGAAGAACGGGTCGATAGCTCGGGAAGGCTTGCACTCGTACTTGGCGGCAGAACCTACAGGGTCCTTCTCATAGTCCTCGAAGAAGTCTTCCTTACCAGAGATACGGGGGTTGACATCCCAAGTAGCTAGGGGTCCGGAGACGTAGTGAATAGAGCGCGCGCCGTACTTCTCGTTCGACTCACGACCTTCTGTGGTCAACTGCTGGATAGTCGATCCAAGGTAGCGAGGGTAGGAAATGGCTACGCGCTTGTAGGTCTTCGGGAATCGAGTAGATGCGGAGGTCTTCAGCATTTCTAGAATCGACTCAGCGGATGTGGAAGCCTCACGGAGCTTCTTACCCGTTCCGACCATCTCATCCTTGGCCTTGAAGGCGTCAATCTCGTCAGCAACACCAAGCATGATGTTCAGACCTTCTTGACCTTCAGCGTCAGAGTGACCAGACACGGCGAAGATGTTCTTGTCGTACTCGATTTCACCCTGACGGATGATTGCCTTGCCCTTGAACCATCCCTGCTTGACGGCAGTGGTCATAGGCTTGAAGAACGCTCGGTTAGCCTGAGGAGCGTTAGCGGCAATGTTCAGAAGGTGAATGGAGTCAGTCTCAGGCATGTCGAAGTACAACTGCGGAGACTTGAGGCAGAGAAGTAGATATGCCACACGGAGCGAGGCCCAACGGCAAATGGCGTCCTTACCAGAACCCTTACCCCACTGGAGAGTGATGAGGTTAGCGCTAGGGATGTCCTGACCCCAGTACTCACCGAATTCGAACTCTTCCGCCATGCGCGGATATAGGTCTGGGTAGTAGACACGCTCAATTACCTGAATGGCACGCGCCTGTTCTGGAGATAGCTCGACGTTCGTCTGTCCGAGGAATTTGGGGTCTCGGATAAAGGTACGAAGGTCTACCGGCTCCTCGGCAAAGATAGAGCTTAGACTTCCCTCTTGTAGAGTTTCTTCAGGCTCGCTGAAGAACTCATGCATGGTCATGAATTTGGACATACTACCATCTTAGCAGTACATTCGCCCAAATGTTCTACTTCTTGGCCTTTAGTGCTTCCCACTGTGCCAGAGCCTTCGCGGCCTTTGCACGAGTATCCGGATCAACGCCATCCCCGCCCGAGGCCCACTTCTTGATGCGGCTGATGGCAATAGCAATTGCCTGCGACTTACTCTTTCCGCTCTTCATGATGCCTCGGGCGAGTTCTCGAACATAGGGAGGAAGCCCACCGGCATCCTCAACCCAGTTGTGCTTAGGTGATTCATCCAGAGAAGCTGAGCTAGAAAGCTTGATAGCGAAGTAGAAGTCTTCGTGTTCCATCATGCCGCTCATACTGGCACATCCTCTGTTCCTGGCTGAGGCTTGTCGTTATCCTCAGGGTCTACTACAGGTCCCAGTGGTCCATCGGCGCGAGACTTCGTAGCGTCACGCTGAAGGCGCTGAGCCTCCTGGGGTCCTGTCTCACAATCACACTTACCGTCACACATGGTCTCTCCTTAGAGGTCGAGGTTTGCGAAGTCCTCCGCGTATGCGCGGCGGAGTGCGGCCCTCTCAGAAGGGTCGGAGATGAGCGCGAGACGATTCTTTAGAATCTCCTGAACCTTCAGGACCATCTCGTTCATTAGCTTGTCGTTGTGCTTCTCCAGGAGACGGTTGAACTGGTCAAGCATCGTCTGCCATGTAGAAATGTTGGCCTGGCGCTGACGATCAGACATGTCAGGATCGTTCAGTTCCTGGTAGCGCATGTTGGCGTAGAAGTAAGCGATTCGCTCCATTAGCGTGAACTGAGCGGCCTTCATAGGGATACCCTCAGCCTCCCTACGGAGTTGCCTTACCATCTCGTCATACCAACCCTGGATGAGCGGGTCTGCGGCAATGTGTCCAGGCAGGACGAAGATGCCGTCTAGCGGATTCGCTGGGGCGGCGTCTAGGTCTCGTAGGGCGTCAGTCTCTTCACTCATATCTACTACTATCGCTCTTGGTACTCTACGGAGTCTAGGTGAGGAAGCCACCTTACAGCCTGTACGAAGTTCTCTGGGGTGCCGTGAACGCCGTGCACACCGATGTTCTGGACGCGGGAGAGGTACGGTCGCACACAGGACTTACCCAGGCGCGGAAGGACACGAGTGTCTAGGTTCCAATCCCATCCGGCCTGGAATCCTGGAGCTTCGTTGAACGTCGAGTAGTCGTGGTCCCATGTGTCGCGAATGTACTCGTCCCAGCGATCCTGCCAGGTTCCCCACACCCACGGCGAGAACGACTGGGTGCGCTCGATGTCTCTTGCGCCGCCTACAAGGTTGGCCGGTGTGAAGCCAATGACAGCGGCCACGTCCTGATCGTCTCGGTATTGCTCTGCGGCCCACTCGAAGTACTCTAGGATGTCGTCTGTCACGAGCAGATCGTCCTCAGCACGGACGACGAACTCGGAGAACTGGAAAAGATCGTTGAACCCCACCCAGGGGTGATGAAGAACACCGTAGACCTGAGGGTTGACGATGACCTGGATGTGCTCATGCTCTAGCTCTTCGATGATGGCTAGGTGCTCGGGAACGTAGTCGCTCGGCTCTAGGCGGATGACTACCTTCCAGTCGTAGAAGCCACGCACCATACGCCAGGAGTTCATCACTTCTCTGAAATAGCCCGGACGGTTAGCGGCTGTGATGAACAGAGTCTTACGCATGGTGAGTGTTGCCCTCAATCAGGTTGGTACGACCGTCCTTCTTGTGACCCCAGTGGTGGACGGCGATGGCATTTTCTGGATACTCGAATCCAGTGGCATCTCCACCGGTCTCAATCTGCTTCCAGTGTACGGAGTTGAATGTGCTCTTCGGGAAGATCAAGAGACGTGGGTTGTTGGCGTCCGCATGGTAGAAATCGGTGAGATACCCAGGACCGGTAGACATCACCATCTCATCGTAGGGTCGAGAGAAGTAGCGAGCAGGTAGTCCAGTCAAAAGGTCTACCCAGAAGCTATCCTGAGGCTGTGGAGCGCCGATAGCGGCGTTGACGATGCGCCAGTCCTCTTCGTTCTCGTAGCTCGCCCACGGGGCTTCTGGAAGCCTGCCTTCAATGGGAGAGACAGGCTCCATGTCACAGTTTACGTAGACTCCACCGAACTCGCGGATGAGTGCGTATCCAACAACATCTGCAACTTGAACGTGGAGTTCGATGGAGTCGTTTCCGGCGTCTCGCTCGTATAGGTGATTGAACACATCTGCGAGGTCGGGCCACAATTGAATGATTTCTTCACCATGATCTAGGACCACCCATCCGGGATTGAGGTCTTCCCATTTCTGACCGTACTCTTTGTAGGCCTCGGGCATTTCGTTAGGCCCGGACCAATACCTATGGATGATCCTCTTTTGACTCATGACTGTAGTCTATCCCACTCGCGGTAGTATTCGACTGTTTCTCGAATACCGTCCTCCAGCTTGATAAACTCGTCGGGGTCGATTCCGTACTCCTTGAGATGCTTCAAGGTTTTGAGATTTGCCTTGACGACAGCACCTTCGACTTCACCTGGACGCATCTTCAGATCGACAATCTTAGACTCAGACTCGGCCACCTTGATGACCAGTTCTGCAATGTCCTTGACGGTGTACTTATCATTCGGAGGACCTACCTCGAAAGAGTCAGAATTGTAAGATGGCTCTCGGGGGTTCCACAGAGCGCCATGCTCATCGGTGTACTTCAGTGCGGCTACAAAGACCTTGGCTACGTCGCGCACGTGTACGCAGTCACTGATCTGTGTACCGCCGCCGTAAACCTCAATCTCCATTCCAGTGATGGCGCGCATGACGAAGCTCGGCATGATCTTGCGGACCTTGGAGGAGCCGAACGGATAGGCTACACTCTGTCCGGGGCCATAGGCGTTCACCGGTCGCACGACGTTGATCTTTGCGCCGCGATTCTTGATGTACATTTTGGCGAAGTCTTCGACTGCCGTCTTGGTGATCGTGTACGTGCCGCCACCCTCTGTACGCATCCAGTGGTTGCCCACACCGGCATACACGACAGGAATCTTGTACTGGGTCGCGGCCTCGAAGACGTTCAGACCACCGATGATGTTCGTCTCGGCGGCTGGACGCGGATTCGTGATCGTCTCCTGGGTACCGAGAACGGCGGCTAGGTGAATGATGCCATCCACGTGTGCCGCCGCTTCCGTTACTGCCGTGGCGTCTCGAATGTCCCCGTGGAAGTACTCCACAGCGCGAGGGCCTAGAGGGTCCATCACCTGTCCGGGTAGGGAGTGGTCGAACACCATCACCTTGTATCCGTTAGCTAGTAGCTCGGTAATGATGTGACCACCGATGAAGCCTGAGCCTCCGGTCACGAGAATCTTCTTAGCCATCTGTCTCTCCTAGAGTTCTGCCAGAGTAAGTTTACGCCCTTCTTCAGGTGCAAGTGCCACAACTGAGGCCTGCTTTGTTACAGGCGGGACAAGCTGGCGACCCTGAGTGAAGATGTCCGTGATGAGGACAAGAGCTAGATCAAGGTTACCACGTGGATCACTCGATGCACGCACACGTGTTCGAAGGTCCCACAGCATCTTCATACCGGCGACGATGCGCTCAGACTCCAGGTGCAGTGCGATGGTCTTCAGCTTGGCCGTGGTCTCTTCCTTATGGGTCGATCCGCCACCGGACTTCAGGATCAGCACATCCTTGAGAACTGTCGTCAGCATGCCTGCGAGCCTAGAAGGGTCTGGCACACGCTCGGAGAGTTCGTCGGTGACCTTGAAGACGTAGGAGTGGTCCCCAGACAGGAGAGCGAGAACAAGGTCTGGGGCAACCTCTACCTCTCCCGACATCTCCAAGAAGGTCTCCTTGTCGGAGATGCCCGCCCTCCAACACTGATCCAGCATCATGATCGCATCGCGGGCTGAGCCATCGGCTCGGTGTGAGATGTAGTTCAGAAGCTCGATGTCAGCAAGGATGCCTTCGACGCTCTGGATGTACGTCAGCCTGTCGAAGATTTCCTTCGGGCTGATCTTGCGGAAGGTGAATTCCATCAGGCGGCTCTTCACGTTCTCCGGAATCTTTTCAGGCTCCGTGGTGACCAGGATGAAGATTGTCGCCTCTAGACCATCCTCCAGGGTCTTCAGGAGGGCATTGAAGGCCTCCTTGGACATGCTGTGAGCTTCGTCGTAGATCACCACACGGTAGGTGCCACCGCTAGAGTAGCGAAGGGAGTCGATCATGGCCCGTACGTCAGCTACGAGACCGTGGGAAGCGGCATCAACCTCGATAGGGTCTCCTGCATCCAGGGCGTTGGCCAGGATTCGAGCCGTACTAGTCTTACCGCTTCCCCTTGGGCCGGTGAAGAGAAGACCTGAAGGTACGCTACCAGCGGTCACCATCCTGTCCAGGACGACGGCAGTGATGCGCTGTCCGATGACCTCAGCAAACGTCTGTGGACGGTACTTGAGGGCTAGGACTTCAGTCATTTTCTTCTATTCACTCTCTCGGTCGTTCAGGATGTCAATTAGGATCAGGTCTAGTGCCGCTTCAGCGCTCATCGCATGACCGTAGAAGTGGTCGAAGACCTCGTGCATGATGATCGAGCATTCAGCGCAAGCTCCACGCTGGTCGGACTCTACGCAAATTAGGTGCGCCCCCAGATGTAGCGCTCGCTCGATCACTTTGCGGGGAGTGTTCTGGGTTACTTGGGTAGTAGTGCTCATGTTCTATGTATACGCCTCAGAGGTCTTCGTCGTCAGACTCGAAAGCGTCTGCCGGTGCGAACATGTACACCGAGTATCCAGGCTGTTCTTCCAGAGGAGTGACCTTCACGATCATGCCACGAGACATTGCGATGAGGTCTGCCTGCTGCTTCCACTTGTCTCGGAGGATGAGAGGCGGAACAATCAACCCGGCCATATCGGATAGCGTCAGCCTTGCGTCTAGGATGCCTAGATGCCAGCCTGCTCCGAATGCCTCGTCGTCGTACTCCCCGCCGTGCTTCTGAGTGAGCACAAAAGGCATGGTGGTTACATCGTCATCATCGAAGTCCATCAGTTCCACAGACCCTTCTCGCGGCGTGCGCGGTTGACAAGTCTTACGCCGAAGTCAAACTTCTTGCGGAACACTCCGTTGTAGACCTCGACGGGTCCGTACTCTGAAAGCTCGCGGATCATGCGATCCCTGGCCCTCTTGTAGGTTCTCTTTGTGAACTTCATAGTGTCTCTACCTTCGTCTTGCCATTCACCGCTGTGAAGCGATACACGGCATCTGCGTACTCTCCGAACACGGGCTGGTGAGTCACCATCACGATCTGGATTCCGGTCTTGTCTACAAGCTCACGTAGGAACTCTCCCACGCCCTCCAGGTACTCGTCGGACACGTGAGCGAACGTCTCATCCAGGATCAAGATATTGTCCTTGTCCTTGCCGTTCTTCAGCAGAAGGATGACCACTCGAAGAAGGAATCCGATGGTAGCGGCCAGACCTCCACCACGAGCGTCCATCACCGGCGTGTCCACGATACCGCCATCAGCGAAAGTGGTACGGACGACGAAATCGACGTTCGCGGCCTTCGCCTTGACGGACTGGATGATGTGGAAGCTGAGGGAGTCATCGAAGATTTGCTGGAGTCCACGGGTGACCAACTGCTCGATGGTGTCCTGTGCCTTCAGTTGACGTTCCTCACCGATGGAGTTCAGGACCAGTCCTGCCTTGTCCAGGTGGGTAATCTCCTTCTGGAGGGAGTCAATCTGCTCCTTGACTTCCTTGGCTCGTGTGAGGGTCATACGTGCCTCGACCTCAAGCTCTTGAAGCTCTCGGGTCTTGGTAGCGACACGCCTCTCCAGGGTCGTCAGATCAATCATGGTACCCCATGATGCCCTCGTACCCAGGGTAGGAACCCTTAGATGTCCTCCACATGCCATACCTCAGGAAGCCTGCGAAGAGGAAGACGTAAAGCGCGAAACTGTAGAGGCCTTCGAGGTTCATCTGTCGATCCAAGTCATCATGATCTTGCCGGTCTCAGGAGTAGTGTCCCCCAGATTGACTTCCAAGGGCACGAAGCGGAACTCTGGGTCTTCCAGCATGTCCTCACGACGGACGGTACGGAACCATCCTGTCTTCACAGCGGATACCCCACCGTAAGGCATAAGCTCGCCTGTGGTCTGGTAGTCGTAGAGGTTTGCGTACATCAAAAAAAGCTCTGGCTCGATAGCACCATATCCGTAGAGACCTTCACCGTCCTCTGCCTCGAAGATGGGAAGCTGGAGGTTCTTCTCCAGAGTCACCTTGAAGATGTCTTCGGTGATGTCCACCGGCACCCACTGAAGGTAGTCCGGGTAGTTTTCTACATAATCGTAGTCTAGATTCGTCATCAGATAGCCTCCACGTTGATCTTCACGTGGTAGAACTTCTCTTCCTCGCCGTCCTCGTCATACGAGATGGCTTCGAGAAGAACCTCGTTCTCTCCTGGCCCAAAGATAGGACGTTTGAAGGAGTACCATACGAAGTCACTGCTCGTCTCAAGGGCATCCACGATCTGGTGGACAAGACCCTCAATAGACGGGTAGACCTTGTTGTTGTGGTCAAGTTCGTTGTCGCTCATAGTCCATGTATACGCCTGAGGCGTGGAGTGGACAAGCACGCGGACACACCCGTGCCTCGCGCACGCTAGAAGTACTAGCTTATTCTTCATTTTCGATGTTGAGACTGGATATTGGATAATGCCCCCCTACCCCCCACGCACGAAGCGTTGAGCAGGAGACACCATTGTCATCCAACTCTTCAGGAGTTAGGGAGGCACCATCACAGTCTCAACTCGGATGAAGGAGGGTTACTAGCTCAACTTCATTTTTCGAGAGGCATCAACTATGGAGTGATTGGAGTCGGTTTACGACAGCCCCCGCCTTACGGCAAGATCGATCATACACCCCGATTCGAGGTCACGGCCCCAACCGGCACAAAAATGTCCCCAGAGCTAAGGCGGGGACCAATTGCTCTGGGGACAGTACCCAGTGTAGCACACGATTTGACATGAAGCGCACGTAAGCGTATAACTAGATCATGACACTCGCAGATTTTCCCTCACTCAAGCACCGGCACGTGGCCACCAAGGGCATCCACAGTCTCGCGGTCGCGCGTGATCTTGCGGAGAAGTATCGTCGGGATGCTGAAGTTCTCGAAAGAAACTTGCTCCAGAGCCTTGACAAGGGTGACTACGATCTGGAAGGATACGTAGTGAACGTCGGTAGCGACTTCATCATTGTCACACCAAAGGAGCAAGCATGACCACCACATCTGAACTCGAAGTAGGTACTCGGCTGAAGTTGCGTATCGATCAGCGAGGACGCTACATCGGTAGCTACGGCACTGCCGCAACCATTCCCGCAGACACAGAAGTAGAAATCCGCAAGGTCGGAACCGCTTCCGTGTGGGTTCGCGGTGAGGCCACGATCTACGGATACCCCCAGACCGTCACCGTTCCAGTGTACCTGGACCCTAAGAACTCCGATGCCGTCGAGTCCATCTTCGAGATTCTGGACCCGAACGCTCCTCGCCCGCGTCAGATCGGTGAGACCCCTGAGGGTGGCATCGACATCGATGACCCTCGCATCGCCTGGATTTGGGAGGATGCCGCTCGGGTAGCCACCAAGGCACGTCACTGCGTCGAGTACGACAAGCTCTGCGACGAACTTGGTGCTCCGGGTCGTGAGCGCTCCTTCACTGTCAAGCGCAATGTCAATGGCTTCGATGTCTCGAAGAAGTTCAAGGCTCGCTCCAAGAAGCTGGCTGAGGCGATGTTCGATGCCGAACTTCCCTCGGTGGTGAATGCATGATCTTCTGGATCGTTCTCGTTCTTGTCATCGTAGCTTTCGTTCTGACGATCATCTTCAGTGAGGACCCGGAATTCACGGCTGTGGGAACGGGCATCGTCGGAGTCATCGCCTTGGTGGTCGTGTGCGGCATCGGACTCTTCAACGCTGAGCGCGGTGTCATGGTCGCTGAGGAGAAGTTCAACCTCGCCGCTGTCGCATCGAAGGAAGGAATTCAGGGCGTGACGCATGGAGGCATCTTCGTAGTCTCCGGGTACGTGTCAGATCGCTCTACTCTCTCCTACATCGTTGAGTACGAAGACGGAGGGTTTCACGCGGATCGTGTCGGTAGTGACCGGGCCGACATCTACGAGGATGAGCAGGACCAGCCTTACCTTCTCAAGCAGACTTGGGACTGGTACGCCGACTTCTGGGTTCCGTGGAACGTTCAGACTGCCACTTGGTACGAGTTCCACGTTCCAAAGGGTTCTGTGACCACGAACCTCTACGAGGTTTCCCCGTAATAACAACTCCCAAGGGTGGTAAGATATGCCACCCTTGGGAGTATCATAGGTACTGAGGTACAAATTGACAAATAGAGACCCAGCGTTCGAGGACGCCATCGGAAACTTTGAGGAGAAATTCTCCCAGAGGTTCCCCAACCACGTCCTGGCGAGCTACGGTGGCTCTCTTCTTGACTACATTATGGGCAATGTCCAAACAGCCGTCGCAGATGAGATTATCCTCATGCTGGAGACGTGGGGACAGACCATGAAGGAAGCTCAGGCTTCTCCTAAGCTCTCCAATTCTACGGAAGAGCGAGACTGGAAGGTAGCCGAGGCTCATCTTCTTGATCTGATTTCTGAGGTACGTCAGTACCGTACCCGTGGCGCACACGGCCACCACTCGACTCACACCGGCACGATCACTTTGCCGATCCCTACCCAGGAGTAATTCCTTGTCTGGAAGCACTAACGTCCCTCAGCACCCCGGAGCTACGGTTCAGGAACTGAAGGACATCATCGCCAACTCCTCCGTACGCATCATCTGCGTGGGAGACATCCACCTAAGCGACCGTCCGCCGTCCTCGTGCTACGACACGTACACGGATGACATCCTCGACATGCTGAGCTTCGTAGCCAAGCTAGAGAAGGCTCTGAACGCTGACGCTGTGACGTGGGCCGGAGACGTGTTCCACCACAAACAGCCTTCACGTACAAGCCACAGCACGGTCCTGAAGCTCATGAAAGTGGCTCAGCAGTACCAGCGACCGCCTCTGGTGGTTACGGGCAACCATGACATCACCAGTGACCGCCTAGACTCCCTGGAGAAGCAACCCTTGGGTGTTCTCTATGAGGCCGGTGTACTTCAGGAGCTTTTTGGGTGGCATCCGACTCTACCTATCTGTGGAATTCCCTGGCAACAGCGTTGGCTCTCTCCAGGCACCATTGAGGAGGCTTTCGCATCCTACCGTGATCGAGTATTTGAGGGAGTAGAAGATTACTCCGGATTGAAGCCTCTTGCTGTCACTCACGCGCCCATCTACCCGCCGACCGTCGCTGACAACGTGATGTTCGAGCTTCTGCCTCTCCCAGAGGTCAGTGAAGCAATGGGCAACACAGGATACCTGTACTACGGTCACATCCACGAGCCGCACTACAAGTTCGAGGTCGATGGCGTCGAGTACGCCAACATGGGTGCCATCTCGCGTGGATCGCTCCACGAGTACAACCTGGCCCGAAAGATTCAGGTAGCTCTATGGACACCCGAGTACGGTTTCGTGCCCGTAGACATCCCCCACAAGCCCGCCAGTGAGGTATTCAAGCTGGTCGAGGCACAGGAGAAGAAGGAAGTCAAGATGGATTTGGACAGCTTCCTAGATGAAGTAGGGTCAGCAACACTGGACATCTCTTCCACCGGTTCGATCATCGAGCATGTCAGGCGTATGGATATTGAAGAGCCTGTAAAAGCTGTGAGCATTGAACTTCTGGAAGAGGTAGCCCCGTGAGCCATCGTACCCCTACGAAGACTGACTTCTCGGATGACTTCCGAGAGAAGGCGGCATGTAGAGATGCGGTCACCGCCGAACCGTCCCTAGCTACAGCCTGGGACAACATCGACGCAGGCACCTGGGAAGAGGACGACTACGTTCCCGACCCACAGGCCCTAGTCGCCAAGAACATCTGCTTTGCCTGCCCCGTGCGCGAGCTATGCCTACGTGACGCCCTGTCCGACAACGAAGCTGAAGGTATCCGGGCAGGATATCGCTTCGAGCGTGGTTATGTCTCTAGGGACGATGCTCGCAAGATTCAGAAGGAGTTCAACCTACGTGCCAAGGTACGTAAGGTGGCGCAGGTAGTGTATGTCAAGGATCACCAAGTGCAAGAATTGCGGACGAATGACTGACATCAAGATTAGCTGGAGTGGCCTACGCACGCACATGGAGTGCAAGCAGAAGGGCTACCTTCAGCGTACCGGCAAGAAGGCCAAGATGGAGAACCAGCGCGTGTTCTTCCCTGGCACCGTCACCGACCGAGTTGTGCGTGATTGGCTCGCTGACGACCCGTACAGCAACCCTGGACTCATGGTGGACATGGTTGAGTCTGTCGTTCAGCGTGAGCAGGATGCGCTTGAGGAGAGAGGCAAGCAACTCCGCTGGAAGGACGACAAGGACCGCGATAGCATTATCAAGGACTGCCAGGATGCCGTTCGTACTATCGAGCCGGACCTGAATGAGCTTGTCTTGCCCTACGAATACGACGTGGACTTCAGCTTCAAGGCTCCACTGATGGCTCCGCACCCGAGCGGTGAGATGTCCCAGATTCTTCTTATTGGTTTTATGGACATCATCGTGCGCCGTCCGGAGACTCTAGAGCTTCCGGCTCAGTGGGCCGTCTATGACGTGAAGCACACGAAGGACAACTACTACTGGAAGAAGACCAAGGGGCAACTGTCCTTCTATGATCTTGCAGTCGATGTTATGTTCGAATCTCCCACCTTCGAGGTAGGTCTGCTTCAGCCTCTCTGCAAAGAGACTCAGAAGCTGTTCACGCTGGGAGACCAGGACAGGACCATCCTTGAGACGCACGTCCTACAGATGGCCGATGACATCTGGCGCAACAACATCGAGCCGGATGCTCCTATCTCTGCATGCTCGTGGTGCAATGTCAAGCACGCTTGCTCCAGGTTCACGCCGGTGAACGGCAACAACGGTAACAAGCGCGTCAACTTGTTCTGAGACACCCCGAGGCGTAAACATAGACTATGAGCACTGACATCCAATCTCGACTAGCTGACATCAAGGCGCGGATCGCCAAGGCCTCTCAGGAAGAGGCACGTAACGATGTCCTCCGCGAGCGCGCACAGGCGGAGCAGGAAGAGGCTCAGAATCTCCTCAGGGAGGAGTTCGGAATCTCCTCTGTCGATCAAGCAATCTCTCTTCGTGCTGAGTTCGAGGAGAAGCTTCTGGAGAAGGTCGCCGCCACCGAGAAGTCGCTTGACGACTTGGGGGCATGATGACCGATCTTCTTGATCTGTCAGAGCGAGAAGACGAGCTAGTTCCGGAGATTCTTCCGGTAGATGCTCGTCTTTCGTTCTCTGCACAGGCATATAGCCTCGTGGCTCTGTTCTCCAGCGCTGTGGAAGTGACTCCGGCCAAGGAAGTCATTCCGAACACGACATATGTGCTCCTAGAGGCATTCGATGGCAAGAATACCGTTGAAGTATCTGCCACTGATGGCGAACGTGCCATCACAGTGGTGGGTCCTGCCGTAGTACGTATGTCCGGTGATGTTCTTCTTCCTGGCAAGCGCATGCTTGATATCCTCAAGCTAGCTCCTGAAAACACCGTCCGTATCGATGTCATTGGCAGAACGGCCACTGTGCGCTCTGGTCGCGCTGTATGGACTGTGAACACTCCTCCCGTCGAAGCTAACCTGCCGGTCTTCACTCCGGACGACGACACGCAGTGGGAAGTCTCTGACGTAGATCGAGATGAGCTTCTGAATGCGTTGGAGCTTGTTCTTCCTGCCGTAGCTCGCACGACCGCGCGACAGTCCCTGATGCAGGCTGAGGTCTCCAAGTCTCAGATCACTGCATGCGATGGCGTGCGCGCTCACAAGGTCACGGTGCCATCCCTGGACAAGCTCTTCAAGTCCACTTTTCCGCTGAGGTTCATCGAGACGGCTATCAAGGAGCTTCGAGCTTCCAGCGAGCCTACGGTTCAGATTCGATCCAGCCACTCGACAGTATCGCTGTCTCTTGGTGACACTCGGTTGTACACTCAGCGACTGAACTTCGAGTTCCCTGCCGTGAATCACCTTGTGCTTGGTCCTGCTCTCCAGAATGAGGAGAAGCTGATCGTGAACCGTGAAGAACTCATTTCTGCTATCAAGCGCGTGCGAGTCAACGCTGATCCGGAGTACTCTGCTCTGTTCCTGTCCGTGCGACAGACTAAGGGCGAGTGGACTGTGCTCGTGCGCGCAAGGGACCGTAACGGGAACGCTTCTCAGGAAAGCATCGCCGCAGAGTACATTGGCCCTGCCACTCAGAAGGAACTTGCGCTGAACCACCGCTACCTTCTGGAGTTCCTGTCCTGTGTACAGGGACGCGAGATTGAGCTTCGACTGGGTGAGTCCACGAAGAACAAGCAAGCACCCATCTACCACGAATCCGAGCAGTTCGTGGGGTCTCTGATGGTCATGGCACCCAACTTCGTCCGCTGAGCGATAGTATGAATTATGAAACATGGAACCGCTCACGCTTACAAGGCTCTCAAGTGCCGATGCACAGACTGCAAGGCTGTAGTAGCCGCTGAAGCTAGAGCACGCAGAGTTCGTAATGCTAAATACGCAGTTGAGAATCCGGATGATCCTAGACACGGTACTATCTCTTTCCAGTCGAACTACAGATGCAAGTGCGATAAGTGTCGTGCCGTTCGAAATGACTACGTTTACGAGAAGCGTAGAGGGGTACCCAGAACGACGATGCAGACAATCTTGGATGCTCAAGACGGAAAATGTGCGTCCTGCGGTCGCGATCTTGATGGCAGGAAGAAGCACTTCGACCATAACCACGAGACCGAAGAGCTTCGCGGAGTACTATGCGGACAGTGCAATATGGCGCTAGGTCTGCTGGGTGATGATCCATCAAGAATCAAGCAACTTTTGTCTTACCGCGAATCCTACAAGTAAAGTGAGTAGACTGGACATATGAGCGATACCTACCGGGGATACCCGACTCCAGAAATCATCCATGTCGAGCCGTACTACTGGATCGTTGACGACAGGTTCGGAGAGCACAAGGGCTACACGCCTGAGATTGCCCTGATGTACTGGAAGCTCCGCGTAGATGTGGAGATTACCGAGGACGCCATTCAGATGGGTCTCATCGACCGCGAGGGTGACAATGGTGAGATGGGATGCCTGGAATGTGGTCTGTTGATCCATGACGTGGCTATCCACCTGAACTGGCATCGCAAGCACTGAGCTTGACAAACCCCAGGTTCGGGTATATACATGAGTTATGACTATTCCCTACCTTCCCGCACTGACGAGAGTGCCGTCGTTCCTCAAGAATGACTTCGTACAGGCGGCGATCATCTCGATTGTCGCGACCGTTCTCAGCTTCCTCATCGCCACGTGGGCGGGGTGGATCACCACTCTGAATGGATTCGAGGTCGGAGCGACGGCACTTAACTATGCCAGCTTCTACCTCTCGGTGAAGCGCCGCCGCTGGTTCTACATGATCGGTGCCGCCGCATCCGCCCTGTTCATCGTTACTTACCTTCAGGCAAACCTTCTGGCTTCCGCCTTCCTGTCGGCATACCTCGCTATCGCACTCTTCGTAGGTTTCTCAATGTGGGGTAAGGACTCCAAGCCGAAGCTCCAGGTTGAGCACATCAAGCCGAAGCTGATCCCTCTGTACCTCCTGGTCACTGCCGCCGCATACGGTGGAGCAGTGCTTGGTGTCTCCCTTCTCGGCGGTACCTTCGCATTCTGGGACAGCGCCATCCTCGTCTTCACCCTTCTGGCACAGTTCATGCTCGACCGCAAGAAGCTGGAGAACTGGTGGGTCTGGATCATCGGTGTGAACCTCGCCGGTACCGTTCTGTACTTCACGAGCGGTCTGTACTTCGCCGCCATCCAGCAGTTGGTGTTCGGCATTGCCTCGGTATGGGGTTGGTGGGAGTGGCAGAAGGCGTACAACCGTCAGAAGTCGATGACCAACCACCCTGCCGGTAAGGCCATGCGCGAGGCCGTGGAGAAGAAGGCACCCAAGTGGAAGCCTGCCATCCCCGCCAAGTTCAACGCCCTCCGCTGATTTGACAGCGAACCACCCTTCACCTAGGATTAAGACATGACCAATGCACTTGTAGTAGTAGATGTACAGAAAGACTTCGTGGAGGGCGGTTCGCTTGCCGTCGCAGGAGGTCAGCAGGTAGCTGACAACCTCGCCGCCGCAGTGATCCCCGTGTTCGAACTTCAGGGCCACTTGGTCCTTTTTACCGCCGACTGGCACATCCAGCCCGGTAGCCACTTCTCGGATGAGCCTGACTATCAGGACTCTTGGCCCGTCCACTGTGTCGCTGGATCGGATGGAGCAAGCTTCGCCGCTCCTCTGATCGATCTGGATGACCAGGATGATGTCCGCGAGCGGGTTTTCATGAAGGGGCAGTACGAGGCGGCTTACAGTGGCGCTGAGGGCAAGAACTCTCACGGTGTAGGACTCGTAGAGGCGCTGAAGTACTTCGACGTAGACACGGTGGATGTCGTGGGAATCGCTTACGACTACTGTGTCTTCCACACGGCAAAGGACCTCGCTCAGGCGGGGTTCAAGGTGAACGTTATCAAGGACTTCACCGCATCCGTTCACCCCGAGCGTGATGAGTACGTGACTGAGGACCTGGAACAGTTTGGCGTCAAGGTCTACGATGGCCGCGAATGGGCAAAGGAGAAGTACGGCAATGACTAAGAGCTACGTGCTGATGACAGCACTTCCGCCCACGCTGGGACACCTTGACCTCATCAAGTTCGCTCACATGCTTACTGGTCGGGTTGAAGTCATCCTGAACACTCAGCCTGACGAGCCGTACTATGAAGAGCGCTTCGAGTCCCTGGTTCTCGCGGTCGAAAAGATCAGCGACATCATCACGGTTCATCGCATTCACCGCGAACTTCCTCAGGAGCCAGAGGATGACCCAGGATTCTGGGACATGTGGGTTAGGTTCCTGAATGACCACGGGTTCGAAAAGGGAGACTACATCGTAGCTTCCGAGATGTACGGCAAGAAGCTGGCAGAAGTTGCTCGCGGCGTGTTCATGCCTTACGATCTTCATCGTCAGGTCCGCTACACCAAGGGCACTGAAGTACGAAAGGATTGGTTCGGGGAGTGGGATCAGATGATCCCCGAGTTCCGCGTCCTTCTTCAGAAGACGGTTACCATCTTCGGTGCCGAATCTACCGGCAAGACCACTCTCACCAATGAGTTGGGAAAGCTCTTTCGTGAATCCACGACACTTCCTGAGTGGGCACGTCCCTATCTGGAAGCAGTGGGTTCCGAACTGACGGTGGCAAAGATGGATGCCATCTATCTGGGACAGAAGGCCCTCCAGGAGGCCACGTTCGACACCGCTCTGAAGCCTCTGGTGATTCAGGATACGGACCTCTTCTCGACCCTGGGGTACTGGCGGAACTGGGACCACTGGAGCGTTCCTGGGAGGCTGGATATGCACGCCAGTCTGCTTCGTAGTGACCTTTACATCGTCACCAAGTCGAACATTCCCTTCGAGGCCGACCCTCTTCGGTATGGAGGGGACAAGCGCGAGCTTGACGATCAGTACTGGATCAACATTCTGGAGGAGTTCGATCTTCCTTACGTCGTTCTCGATGAGGATGACCTGAAGGGTCGTCTGACTGCCGCCGTGGACATCATCAACAACACCCTCCTCTACCAGGAACCACTCACCTATCAGCGCCGTGGAAAGGAATACGAAGCACAGGCTTGACAATAGCCGTACGTGCACGTATAAATAGAACTATGGAACCTACCATTCTCTCAACAATCATCTGGGGTGTCATCTGGCTCTTCGTCGGACACGCCATCACCGGAATCATCTTCTGGGTCACTGTCATCTCTGGTGGACTCATCGGTGCCTCCAAGAGCAAGGGTCTCGATGACAACACAGGTGTCGGCCTCCTCGGAGGAGCGCTCATCGGTTGGGTGCTCGGTGTCGCCTGGGAAATTTTCGTTGTTATCCAGATCGTCATTCACGTCGTCACTTTGATTCAACTTATCGCCGCAGGAGCCTAATTTCATGAATAAAGTAACCAAGATCGCCGCTGGCGCGATTGCGTTCGCCGCTGTAGCTGTTGGCCTGGCGGGATGTAGCAGTCAGTCAGATACTGCATCCTACAACCTCTCCAAGGATGCGGACTCTTTCGAGATTAACCGCAAGGTAGTTTTTCACAACGATCTGAACGACACCTACCTCTTCGAAATCGAGGGCCGTTGCGCTCTCGGTAACGATGACCCGGAGAATCAGACCACCGTAATCTGCAAGATCGGTGAGGACAAGTACGTTAAGGAAATCTTCCGCATGGGAGACAACGTTTCCGTGACGGCGATTCAGACCGAGCCTTCGGATGCGGACCCGTATCACTATCAGGTGATTTTCCGCCCGGAGACAATCATTCCGAACATCGAGCTTCAGACGAGCGCCGATGATGACGATGAGGACGACGAGAAGTGATGATGATGAAGTATCAGTACCGCTGGGAGTTCATCACCGGCATCGTGTTCCTCGTCCTGTGGATCGGTCTGGCGCTGTTCAGCGTTTACTCCCTCTTCCTCAACCTTCAGGTCGGTAGCCTGTTCGCCATCCTGAACGGACTTCTGATCGTCTGGAGCGTGTGGAATGCCAACAGGTTCCGCAAGGAGATTCAGGACTACCTCGCCCGGAAGAAGGTAGGCGATGTCGCTTCCTAAGCTCCACATCCTCGTAGACGCGGACGGTACCCTCTATGACTGGGGGTACCGTTGGGATGAGATTCTGAACGAGAAGGCTCCGCATCTGCTCAACATCCCTCGGGCTGTCGATCAGAGGAGCTTCAACCTCCGTCTGAACCTCACTCCTGAGGAAGCCGCAGTGGTGGATGAGGTATTCAACCACCCAGGCTTCTACGGAGAACTGAGGACCCTTCCAGGGTCTCAGGAGGCCATCGCCAAGATGATCGAGCAAGGTCATCACGTGCAGATCGCCACCAGCCCGTGGTGGGACAACCCCACGTGTCTTCAGGACAAGGCAGACTCCATCGAGCGTGACTTCGGCATCCGCAAGAGCATCGTTTTTGCGAATGACAAGACCGGCCTCCGTGGTGATGTGCTGTTCGATGACAAGCCTGGAATCACCGGGCACTACGAAGAGCCTACGTGGACTCAGATTCTCTACGATCAGCCGTACAACCGTGAGCTTCAGCTTCCACGCATCACGGACTGGTCGCAGTGGGAAGAAGTTCTTGAAAAAGCGCTTGACACGAACTACGCGATGGATGTAGTGTCGTACTAACACACAAACCAATCCCTGGAGGGGAAACCTATATGAAGAATCCATTCAAGCGCCTGGGGGTGCTCGCGGTTGCGGGAGCTTTCATCGGTGCTGGCCTTGTAGCCGGTGTCGTTGTTCCTGCATCGGCTGATACCTCAGTACAGGCATCCGTGTGTGTCCCTCAGGACGCATACACCACGACTGTGAATCATCCCGCCGTTGGCGAGAAGACGATCACGGTCAAGAACCCGGAGTACAAGCCTGAGGTTCCTGCCGTTCCCGACCAGCCCGCTGTAGGCGAGCCGACGATCACGGTTCCGAACGAGGACTATGTTCCCGGTAAGCCTGAAATTCCGGCAGTCCCTGCCGTGGGTGAGCCGACCATCGTAGTCGAGAACGAAGACTACGAGCCTGCTGTCGAGGAAGTTTCACACATCGTGAACCACCCCGCCGTCACCAAGGTCGTTCACCACGACGCTGAGACGAAGGTCGTTCACCATGAGGCTCAGGTGAAGGAGCACGCGGCTGTTACTCACACCGAGTACCACTTCGCCAAGTTCACTCGTGAGCGCACCAAGTCCAAGAACGGCGGATGGTCGGAGTACGGTGCATGGGAGAAGTACAGCCCGGAGACTCACACTTCATGGCAGTTGAACACCAACCCCATCGGATCGCCTCAGTTCCACTCCAGTGGTGAGCGCGGTAACGGACAGTACAAGGTTCAGTGGGAGCGTCAGTGGCAGGCACTTTACGACGGACAGACTCGTGTTGTCGTAGACAAGGCCGCTTGGACTGAGGTTATCAAGCCCGCGTACGACGAGACTGTGGTCGTCAAGGAAGCTTACGACGAGACTGTGGTTGTTACTCCCGCCTGGGATGAGAAGATCATCGATGTTCCTGCAAAGCCCGCCGTTGGTGAGCCGACCAAGACTGTCAGCAACCCTGACTACAAGCCAGGCACGCCTGCTGTACCGGCAGTACCTGCCATCGGTGAGCCAACCAAGACTGTCAGCAATCCTGATTACAAGCCCGCTGTTACCGGCACTCCTGCCGTTCCTGCTGTCGGTGAGCCGACACTTCAGGTAGAGAACGAGAACTACAAGGAAGCCTGGGTCGAGACCGTCAAGCACGATGCGGTCGTATGCCCTGTGGTCACTCCGAAGCCTGAGCCTTCCAAGGCTTCGGTGAAGGCGGCAGTCGAGGATGAGGACACCCTCGCTCAGACCGGTGGAGAGTTCGGTATCGGACTTCTCGTTCTGGGTGGGATTATGATCCTTGGTGGTGCTACTATCGTAGTAGCACGTCGCATTAAGGCCAACAACTAATCACTAGCTAGACAGCCCCGGACTTCGTGTAGAGGTTCGGGGCTGTCTTGAACCATTTGAGGAGTAAGAACATGATCGTTACGCAGGACCCCGAGACGGGGTACTGGACCAAGCTCAGCGGCGGCTATGAGTTGGTCAATACCCATGCGCCTGAGAAGTGCGAGGGTCGTCTGTGTGACATTCATGACCGTCGTGGACCTCTGCCGTGGGCCAACTGGCCCCTGAACTGGCGCGAGGATCGCGGCATCATGGAGGTCATCGATCCGGATACCGGCATCGGACATCCCACCAGGGCACAGTACGAGTTCTGGAAGAGCGCGACCAGCGAAGAGACCACCTATTACCAGATGATCCACGGGTGCGACGGAGCGTGCAGGGGGCTGTACCTTGATTAGGCGTAGAGGTCTTGTGCTGAGAGCCGTGGCCTGGACCGTAGTATGCACGTCGCTCTTCGTGATGACACTGGGTGCAGTGCTCATCGCCTACGTCGTGGGTGACTGGATTTTCTGGAAGACAGAGAACGCCGGACTCTCGTGGTTCTTCGGCATTGTGGTGCTCGTAGGCTTCCTCGCCACTCTCGGTAGCGGTATCGGCTTCTGGTTGTGGACGAGAAGCCCCAGGATCGACGCACAGACCGTCCCAACGGACACTATGGACATCATCCTCGCAGACATGGCAGAGCGCGACTGAGCTTAGATGCACAAAGACCGCATATCTACAAGATATGCGGTCTTTTGCTGTGCTATTACTGGAAGAACGTGCTGTCCGGGTTCTCCAGCCACCCCTGGATTGTGTCCTGGTGGAGGAGCTTCTGATCCCAGGCATCCAGCCCGACGTGAAGCTGTGGAGTTCCACTGTCGGAGACGTGTGCCCTCTGATCCTGGTCGTGAGTGTGACCGTGGATCAGCTTGGTTCCCATGTCAGGAAGACGGAACTGGTTGTGACGTTCCTCTGCACCGTGACCCTCAGAGCCGGTACCCGAGTAAGGGAAGTGACTCATCAGGAAGTAGTGACCTCCGAGCTTGCGGCGAAGGAAAGGGAAGATTCCTCCACGGAAGACCATAGACCACTTCTCGAACTCCTTGTAGGCGTCACGGTTGAAGCCCCACGGATCGTCGTGGTTGCCGGTAATCAGAACCAGCGTGCCTGGACGGTTCATGTGCCACTCCAGCGCGTAGTCAGAACCGCTGATGGAGATGTCTCCCAGAACGAACACGAAGTCCTGAGGGCGCACTGTCGTGTCCCAGTGAAGGGCCAGTGCGCGGTCGTGAGCGCCTGTATCAGGTACTGGAAGGTACAGACCTGTACGCTGATCCAGTTCCGGCTCTCGGTCAGGGAACACGAAACCGCGCTCGCGAGCGACCAGACGATGCCCGATGTGGGTGTCTGATGTGTAGAAGTATTGTGGTGTCTTAGTCATGGTGCGACTATACCAAATCCTCTCCCGAAGCCGCAACCCATCGTCCCTGCTCATCATGAATTTCCGTACGAATGTTCGAATCCTTCATAGATTCTTCTACACGTTCTTCGGCAGTCTTTCCGGTTTCAAGCTCACGTCGCTTCAAGGCGAGCCAGTACTTGAAATGGGGAGACTCGACCATGCGCTTGAAGGCCGTCTTCTTGTTCTGAAGCTGTGAACGCTCTTCTCGGGACTCACCGACAGCGCCAGACTCCTTGTGAGTGATCCTCACGCCGGTCTCGCGCTTGTTCTGGTTCTGTCCTCCGGGACCTCCAGCGCGGAATGTCTCTACCTTGCAGTCGTCCAAAGTGACGCTGAATAGAAGTTCCTTGCTCATTCCTCGTACATCCTGTCAAGCTTCCACATAGCGCTGTCTGCCTTGATGTCGATTTCTCTACGCATGAATCCATCCAGAGCCGCGAAAGCCTGAGTGATGTTCCCCGCCTCTGCGAGCTTCTGTGCGATGTCGTAGGGATGCATGATCTTGACTGGAGTCAGGTTTTCCCAACCTCCGTCCCATGCACTCTTCACTTCTCCTCGCTCAACGCGGAAAGAAGGTACGACAGGAACGCCGTCAATTTCAATCGTCGTAGTTGTCATGTTCTCTCCATTCGGTGACACCGCGCCACACGATGACAGCGGCATGTCCCGCCTTGTGCATGTTCTCAGTAACTGTCAGAGCACTGTCGTAGTTGGCCACCGGCATAATACCGCCGCCCAGACTACTGTTCACTCCCCACTCAGTCTTCATCGATCAGGTCCTCTACGTTTACTCGAATGTTGTATGGGTCCGGGTTCCTCACCAGAAGGATGGCATACTCTCTCCCAGCCATGTAGCTGACGAAGGTGGCCTCCAGGGCGTCCGAATCCGACCACGGGTGGTGGAAAGTTCCTGGCTTGATGTAGACCTTCTGGCCTGATTCGAAGCTCATACCTTCAACTCCCTGGCGCGCGAGGACGCTTTCTGTGCGATACCGGTGAACTTGGAGTAGGCGATGGAGAACATGCGTCCCGCCTTGCCTCTCTCACCCGTCGCGCGGATGGATTCCTGAAGAATCTTGTTGGTGTCCTGAAGTCCTGCGATGTACCCCAGCATGACCAGACGTTCGGTATCGACATCGGTCTCATGCTCGATGAGTACACGGCTCTGCTCCAGAGCCAGATCGTAGCTGTCGCTGTAAGTCACTGTGTGCCTTTCTCCGGGCTGAAAATGTAAAGGAAGACCGAGGCCCCCAGGATGACCCAAAAAGCCGTCCTGAGGGCCTTGGAGGGCTTACTCGTGCTCGTAGTAGTCAACGCTGAAGCCTTCCGGCGTAGCGACGACAACCGCGTGGTCACCGAAGCTGTCCAGAGCCACGTTCTCGTAGCGCTCAGACGCCCACTTTGAGAAGATGTCGTTCAGTGGCTTGGTGTCTACCCCGTTGAGTTCGTACTTCCTGGTGGAGTAGTTACCACGCTCGGGATACGTGTAGATACCCCAAGAAGTGGCCCAGTTGTAGCCCTCTTCCGGGAGAGCGTATGCGTCGTCGTCATCGACCTCACCGTAGATTGCCGGGTCGAGGTCCAGTGCCAGTTCTCCCAGGCCGAATTCACATGGCTCTCCGTCGTTGAAGTACGGCGTGTGCTGTGTCCATCCGATGGAGCGAATTCCCGGTGTGGCCAGAATCTCGTCTACGACGGCCAGGAACTCCTCCGGGGAGACCTGATTGTAGCGCGTCTTGCCGGAAGCGGTGATGTCGCCCTCGATGGGGCGGGTAGTGATCTTGAAGATTTCAGTCATTTCTTGTTTCCTTGTAGATATTTGGTTACTTTGTCGAGGCCGATTGCCTCTACGATACCTAGCGCCAGATTACATCTGGAGCAAAGTAGTCCTCGATTGCACTTTCCGCAAGTCTTACCTCGCTTAGGACAACATGAATGGTCATGATCGAGATGCCACTCCTTGTGCCTCCCTCCCGGCTCCGTCGCGGGACACATTGCACATCTATGTCCCTGCCTCTCCAGCATCTCTGCCCTCTCTTCGAGAGTGATACCGTATCTTCCGGCAAGATTGTATGCCTTTTGAGAAGCCTGTCGAGCCTCACTATCGTAGTATGTAGCTCTACGATAGTGCTTACGGCAGAAGCCTCTAGCTTCGTGAGGACTGTCACATCCCTCAACCGAGCATCCGAAGTATTTACGTTGAAAGGTCATTGTTCACTCGCGTGGGATTTACAACTTTGACCTCCGACTCCAAAAGCTCTTCCCTGCCGACGAATTTATTCCTCTTGCCTCCCATCCAGACACGGCAACTCATGCAGGATGCCCAGTCGGCAGGGGAAGGAACCCATCCGAGGTCTTCGATGATGTGAGACTCGACAATCTCCCTCACAGAGAGGTCTACTGTCTTGCCTTCACCCAAGGGCCATTTCTCTACCGTACGCACGTGTCCGAAGACATCCTGTGCCATCCACGGTCCCTGCGAGTTGTGCAGGAAGGCTCGGTGCCGTACGTCAGCATTCGACTGCTTGAACTGATCGATCCACTCATGGATGTCGATGAAGTCCTCAGGCTTACCGGCCTTGAAGTGCTTGGAGGTTGCTACAGCGTGAATCCAACTAGTTGCCATCAGTCCTCCTTGTACATTTCCCACTTAGATGCGCGTCTGATACGCACCTGTCCGTTGAGAGCCTGTGCGACTCTCTTAGCTACTCCCAGGTTGGGCATGTTCATCATACGAACAGTCGGGATAGACCCATAGGTGACTGCGTACTCCGTGTCCATCCTGGCGTTCATCTCCAGGAGCCGGTCTTCGAACTCCTCTTCGGCAGTGGCATAGACCCACTCCAGAGCGAAGTCCAGTGCAAGAAGCTCACCGTTCGTCAGATCGCGTCCCACCAGTTCATGAAAATCGCGAACGAGCGGGGCAAGCTCCTCGCGGGTACTGAGTTCGTACCCTTCAGGGGCGTCTTCCATTGTCACTCTCCGATGTCATCCATGTAGTGAAGAAGATTTCCGTCCTCATCACGCGGCTTCCAGATGATCCTGCCATAGAACTGGCGCTCGTGGTCACCGGCTTCTGTGGGAGTCCAGGTGACGTAGCCACACTTGAGGCATTTCCAGACCTGAGCCATTACAGCAAGTGCTCCGTGGTCATGACGCCAGAATCTTCCATGTCCCACTTGAGGTCCACGAGATTGCTCTGTGTTGGTCGATAGTTCGCCGCCGTAATAGCCGCGCGGTACTCTGCTACCTTATCGGGATTCTCGATGCGCCACTGTGCCCAAGACGGAGCTACGATGAGCCACCACATCCACTCGACGGAATCTCCCTTGGGAGTCACATTCTCGTGAGCCTTCCAGTTGTACAGATGCTCTTCACAGAAATAGAGGTAGCAACCTTCGTCATCGACCAGTTCCTCCTCTTCCCAGTCATCCTCTGAGGTTACGATCTTGCCGTTCTCATCCAGGTACTGGTAGTAATCATGTGTCTGGCACTGGTAACCCATGCCACGGTCAATACTCTCATGACAGTCTGGCATGTCGCACTCTGCGGGAACGGCATAGCCTGCCCACCTGTCGCCATTCCAGCGGTCTTCATACACTGCGTATCCCATGATCTATGTATACGCACTACGTGCTACAACTTCCATTGCTTCCAGAGGGCTATTCCTTTGAGTCTCCCGTGGTTCTTCACCATCCTGTACATCAGGTAAAGGTTGAAGAGGATTCTGGGAAGACAAAAGGCGACCACCGCAATGATGGTCGCCTGATGCCACAGTTTCATTTCACTGTTCCTTACGCTTCGCTCTGTATTCGCGTTGCTTCTCGTTCCATTTCTTACGATAGTCAGGGTCGTTCTGGAGACGTTCCTTCCGCTTCTCATACGCACGCTGTCTGTACTCAGCATTCTTCTCTGCTGATCGTGCGGCGTACTGCTTGCGACTGTACTCTGGGTCTTCTGCCCTACGCTGACGGGCGCGATTTCGGTTCTGCTCGCGCCTGCGCTCCTTCGCCTCTTCTGGAGTGTAGAGGCGAGGGCGTCCGGGCTTACGCTTCTCTTCGGTCATTAGTCTATTGTCCCATATTTACGACCATGCCTCGGCCTCATCGAGAAGAATCGTCTCTCCGCGATCAGTCAAAGCGACGAACTGCTTACCTGACTTCGCGACGATTCTCGTAGCTCCCAGTGCATGCATCTGAGCGGCCACGATCTGGTCTACGTCCACGCGACCCTCATACCACTCGGAACAGACGTACTTACTCATCGTCTTGGGTGGGTTCCACCAGAGGACAACATGACCCCTAGATACCAGTTCGAGATATGAGATGTGCTTGTCTTCGAGAATCATCTTTGGGCCTGAGCTTCCATAAGCTCCTTCTCCAGGATGGCTACCCGGTCGGAGAGGTTTCCCAGATGTACGATCATCTCAGCGAAACTGAGGACGCGGAACACCGTAGCGGCGGCAGAGGAGTACACGATCTTGCCCTCTTCGTCGTACACAGGATCGTAAACATCTGCCTCGCGGTATGTATCGATCACAGAAGCGACAGCCGCAAGAGACTGGTTCAAGATGCGAACCTGTGCCGCAGTGAGACCCAAGATGTCGTATGGGGAGTAAGTGGAGGAGGTACCACGTGCGCGCACACGATAGGAGAGAGGGTTCTCTGTCTTCTCAGTCACTACACCGACCTCACCGGCATCCTTGACGATAACGAAGTCCCCGACCTTAATTTCCTGCATTTTCCTGATCCTCCATGAAGTCCAGGTACTCCAGGACGTAACCCTCATAGTCCGGAACGCGAACGGCCAAGAACCTCAGGAATCCGCCGATTTCGTTGAGTTCTTCGTCCCTAGCATCCGCGCGGTTGCTGTAGGCCTCATTGTCGAGGAGGAGTGCGTCTACCTTCTCCTTTGACTCCCTGAGTTCCCGGATTTCCTTACGACTTACGAATGGCATCAGTCTTCTTCCATATCTACTTCTGTGACACTCTCTACGGTGTCAATGGCATCATACGGCGGGAGGACGGCTCCCACCACGGCATCGAGAGCAAGACTCTCAGCCTGCTTCTCGTTCTCAGCGACTACGATGGCATCTCCGTACTGGACACGCTTGATCGTAACCTTGTAGAGCTTACTCATAGGAAACCACGATCCTGACCCTGTGAGGGATTCCGTCGCTGTACGCACGCTTGCGCGCGGCGTTATCCGCAAGGGCCTGAGAGTAGTGAATCCCCTTGAGTTCTTCCCAGGTCGCATCCTCCCGAAGCGCATCCACAACGTAGAATACGTGAGCGCGAGGAGGATAGTGGATACCTGAAACGAGGCTGTACATCTCTTCGCTGTGCTTCTCCCACGGGAGGACACGATTACTGAACCCGTAGTACTCCACGCTCTCCTGCACCCACCAAGGGATATCTGTCATCATTCTCTCCTCAAAGAGCGAGGGTCCTGAACCGGAGCTACGTTCCAGGAGCCGTTGCGGAGGTTCCTCAATGCCCACTGGTCTGCCAGCGTGCGAGTGAGAAAGGGACCAATCAGGCGCGGCAGAGCCTTGCCCTGAGTGTCGGTGGAGTTGTCATTGTCGATGATGAAGCTCATGGTCTATTTATACGCCTACTCTGCGCTATGCTCCACTTGCGCCATCAGTGCCGTGGTTACCCACTTCGGGAACTTGGGGTCGGCTTCTGTCTCAGCGGCGATCAGACGAATCTCCTGCTCGTCGTAGTGACGAGACTCCTTGCCGGTCGCGTTACGCATTCTCAAGCTCAATCTCTTCGAGGGAGACCACGCGCGTGGACAAGCGCCACGAGTCCTTGCCTCCCGCGTAGATAGCGTAGCCGATCTTCGGGGTGAAGCTATCTTCTCCGGAATCAATGGCTTCACGGATTGTGGTTCCCTGAGGCAGGGCGTCACGGTCGATGATCTTCATGACCCAGGGACGAATGGTGTAGAATCCTCCACGGCTCGATTGCACGTACAGCATTCCATCTGCGAAGCGCCATTCAGCGCCGGTCTCAGTGATTGCCAGCCAGTTGTCCATTTTGCTCCTCGATGATCTTGTTCAGGCGGTGAATCTCGTCCACCAACTGAAGCTCCATGCGACTGCGCTTGCACCCAGCCGCGAACCTCTCAGCCCGAGCGATAAGACGCTCCTGGTGGGTCTGCTTAGATGACACGATACGGGTTCTCCGTCATTTCTTGAATCCAGAACTCTTGCATGAGTGCATGCGCCATAATCATGGCCTCGTCGGCGTTGATCGGGATGGGCTTCGGCTGATTCTTTACGATGTTAGCCGCGATCCTGACTTGAATATCGTTGCTGTTCAGTGTCATGAAAGAGCCTCCAAAGCTCGTTCTGCGGCTTCCATGCGCCGCGTGAGTTGTCTCTTCGCCCAAGGCCAGCGGAGTTTGTGGATTCCGTAGTCCTTGACGGGCATGAGCGTGCTCGGAAGACCGAGCGACTGTGCAGAAGAGGCCTTGACCGGCTTAGGCAGAGTGATTTTAACGTTCATACGTCATTTATACACTACGTGCCACAGCGAGTCAAGGCCTCTGGAGCTTAGTCGAGGTTTTCGGGCGGTGGAAGAGTCCTCAACAGGTGGAGGGTATCGATGATCCCCCCGATGTAGGCGGCGAACTCCCGGTCGGTTTCGGTCTCACTCTGTCGATCCACGAGAGTCGGAATCAGAAGGTTGCCCACTGCCTTAGCCGCGTTGGCCAGAAGTGCGGGTACTTCTTCGATATCCTCGTCCATAAGTTCGAAGTAGGGAGCCTCGAAAGAGTCCAGGTGATCCTCCAGCACGTCAATCATGACGTTGAGTTGCCCACGATTCAGATACTCCCTCTCAAGAGCATCGTAGATCGGGGTGTCACTCACAGTTCGCCCCTCTGCTGGAGTTCGAGGGCCAGTACGCCCATGTCCTTCATGATTTCCATGACCAGATCAGAGCGGTCTCCGTCAAGGAACCCGAGCATGAGACCCGTGAGGGTGAAGCGAACTACCTCCTCGGGGGCGTTCAAGCAGATGTTCCTGACTGCCTGCTCCGGGTCTACTCCGGCGCTGAAGGTGAGAGTCTTGAAAGCCTCTTCCCCATTTTCCGCGTTACGCCAGGCTTGGTAAGAAGCCTCTACGAACGGGTCTTCGAACTCTCCATCGGGTGACTTGTCGAAGTTCATCAGCGGACGATACCCTTGTCGAAGTCTTCGCGGAATCCCTGCTTGAAGACATCCAGGGCGTCAGGCTGGAACATCAGCGTGGCCTTGGACGTGAACTCCATCGTGTCGAGCACGAACTCGTCCTCGCCGTCTTCGTGAGAGTCCTTCAGAATCTTGAAGAGGGTCAGACGAACTGCCTCCTCAGGGAGGTTGTACACGAGGTTGAGAAGAGCGTTCTCGACTCCACCGGCGATGTTGCCCAGAGCCTGTACGGCCTGAGAGGCATCACGAGCCTCGAATACCTCGTCAACCTTCGAGCGAAGGAGGTCGTCTGCGGGGTGTGCGTTTTCGGTCATTATTACTCCTTGGGTGTGATAACCATTGCCGCCGCCGCGACGATGGACATGTGTGCCTTAGCGGGACCATCGTCACGCTGTGCTGTGAGAATCATGAAAGCCTCACGAAGGGTCTGTGCATCCGCCTCCGCAACGTGCTCAGCGACATGCATGACCTGATCTGCCCATGCCTGGTCCAGATCGGGATTGTCAAGCATAACGGTGTCCAGCGTGAGGCTCACTTCTCCGAGCCAGATAACCTTGTCGTCTTCGTTCATCACTCTGCTCCGAGTTCGTAACCGGCGATGTCCTCACTGAGACGGCCAAGCTCACGGGCGCTGTTGCCACGGCGGCTCTGTACGAGCTTGATCTTCTCTGCCGTCGTCAGGGCGTCGTACTTCTTCTGACGCTCCTCTGCGGCCTCGCGGCGGGTGGTGCGGGTGTGCTTATCGTTGATCTTCGGCATTGTCTCCGGCCTCCTCAGGCTTTCCATGACAGTGGCAGGTACATCCCGCCTTGGTACAGTACTTGTGCGAGTCATCTGGACCGAAGGCGCAAAAACCGCTCTGCGTCATCGGAATCTGTTTCTCACTCATGCTTCATGTATACGTGCAATAAGTGCGTATGTCAATCAATCGTCGCCGCGAACTTTCAGACCGAGAACCGGGTGGAACTTCTCCTTGGTCTTCGCCTCAGCCATCATGTTCAGGGTCTGGAGCACCGCATGGAGGACTCCCTGATCGAAAGTCTCCTGGTTGTACTCCTTGGGGCGCGGAACAGAGAACTTGCCGTATCCATCGACGGTGACATTGAACTTCTTCTTACCCATGTTCTCCTCGCTTCACGATGAGTCCGATCTGAAGAAGTGTCATCGCCGGAATCTTCTCATTCAGAGGGGTGTTCACATGCTCCTGCAAGACCTCCAGGATGTCAGCCAGCTTGCCCTCAGCGCGCAACGCGCGAGTTTCCATCTTTCTGTACTCTTCTTCGTTCATCTTCTCGCCTCTTTCATCTTGTCAGCCCAGTGGTGCATCAGAGTGATGAGTTCGCGAGAGACCTCAGGACCCAGATGTGCGAGGTCGCCGGTATCCGACCAACTATCGACACGCTCGTTTCCGATGTCGTTCCGAACTCTGATCCAGAACCTGCGGCTCTGGCGGTAGACGGAACCTACGACACGGCGCTCTCTCCGAGTCTTCATGTCGCGTCCGCGAACTTGTTCTCAGGCTTCTCGGGAGCGATGATGCCCTTGTTGATGTCCTCCATGATGCGATCAGCCCACTCTCCGGCTGTCACCGTCCAGAAGTCATCCTCGCGCATGTTGCGCTGAATATCCTCTACCCACTCGATCAGGCGCTCTCGATTAGTTCTCATGTTCTCTCAGCACTCCTTCAAGGTAGTCGAGGTCGTAGTCTGTGGTTCCAAGTGGCCCATTGAGGACCACACCGCCTGCGGCCATAATCTCAGGGATGGCGTGAAGCGGAATGTTCACATCGAGTCCATCCAGGACACCGCCGATAGCTTTGAAGGTCTGGAAATCTTCGTTATCCATGATTCATGTATACGTGCTACCGCACGCTTTTTCTACCCTTCGGGAAGGTCCAGTACCCGAAAATCTCTTGCCTGTACGGGTTTTCATGATTGTCGTAGGCCACTCCGTCGATAACCGCAAGGACATGCTCCTCCAGAAGCACGACGACACGGCCCTGGGGAAGCATTCCATCCTTGAGATATGTCCCCTTGGGAAGTGAGTGGAATGTGCCTCCAAAGGCATCCATCAGGGCGTCTGTGACGTATCCGTTGACACCCTTGGAGGCACTATTGTTCTTGTAGCCGGACTCCTTACCGGCATGGTCCACGATGTCATACACCGACTTGTAGGGGTAACCCGTGACGATGGCAATAGCTCTCGTCACGCAGTCGCCGGTCTTGCCCTTGTAGCCAGCCAGACGACGGCCTCCGTCATGAATCTTGACAGGGATGGGGTTCTCCTCGCGCAAGACCCTCTCCATGATCTGGGAGAAGATCGTTGCGACGAAGAGCAGGCCGAAGAACCCCGCGACGAGCCATTCCATTTACAGCCATCCTCTTGCACTCAGTGCCATACGGTGGTAGTGGTTTGCGTACTCCCAGCGCATGCGAAGCGGGTCGATGGTGCGGCACGCGGGGCAGTCCCAGTTGCCGTTGACCGTCTCTGCCTGGAAGATGTGGTTGTGATCCATGCGCTCTGTACGCACACGGGAATTAGCCTGATAGCCCTCGGGGAACCGGTATGGGCACTGGTTCAGGTGCTGATCCTTGTCGCATGCGTGGGGACCATTGTGGTGGTCGTACCCGTGCTCACAGCGTGGCATCAGTGACTCCTTCCGGGGCACCAGGCCCTGTATGACGCCTGGATTCCAGGTGCCTTGATCTTACGGTCGTAAGTATGCGCCTTGTGAAGGCCCGCCTCTGTCCTACAGGGACGAACCGGAAGGCCAGCGTGTCGAGCTTCAGTGAGGTTCATATCTCGATAATAGGCGCATACCTACGACTTGTCAAGTCAGTAGCGATTCCTCGCGTCTGCCATTGCCTCTTCAGCGGTTTCGAACCACTCGTCCGGCTCGTCTCCGTTGGAAGCACGCCAGTCGTACATGGGGCCTTGGTCGCCCTCATAGCGAAGGATGTTCACCTTCACGACGATTTCGATTGTGTCTACCAGTTCTGCACTCACAGCTTAATCTCCAATACTCCGATTACGATGGGGACGCCCCTGGTGAACTTCGTCAGAGGCGGTACTACGTTGTTGCGGATGGGCACACCGGTACGCACCCTTCGGTTCAGCGGCAGGGCGCTGTTGCGCTTCTTGAGCGCTGTTTCGTGAATCTCAGCGATCCACCTGTCCATGTCAGTCAACTATTCTCCACTCTGTCGAGAATGCCCCGAAGGAGGTCTCCAAGGTCACCGCCCAATCCGTCGTCAATCCACTCCCAGTATGTGATTCCTCTCTCATCACTAGGAGTATCGAGGAGTTCCTTGATCTTCTCGATTGCGGCTTCGGCGGTCAGTGAGTTGTCTACCTTGTCTGCGGTGTAGTAGTCGTTGACAGCCCACGGACTTCCGTAGGCCCAGAATCCAGGACCCATCACGGAACGGAACTCGATCAGGTACTCTTCCCCAGCCTGGGGGATACCGGCGAACTCGATGGGTGAGATTTCTGCAATCTCTGCCCATGCGGGTCCGGTCAGGAGTACACGGTCGCCCATCTTAAGGGTCGTGATGTCTGTCATGATGCGTCCTTCCTCTCTGCGATGACGTAGGGGAACAGTTCCGTGGTCAGCCGATCTGCTTCCTTATCGTCCATCACTTCCTTCAGGGCCAGGTTGAGCCTCTGATAGACGGTCTTGTTGGGGTCGAGTCCTCGATGTCCCTGATCTGCGAGGCTCACTTGCGAACCCCCTGGAAGCGTTCGAACTGCTCTCCTACCTGCTCCAGACGGCCCCTGATGTCATCCTTCACGGAATCTGAGATGTCGAAGGAGTTCGTCACGGCCTCCATGTAGATCGGAAGCAGAGGAGCGTAGCGATCCACGAAGTACTCAGCACCCTTGTCGGTGTACTCGTAGTGGTGGTGCAGGCTACCCGCGTTGTCGATGAAGTCGCTCACCTTGAGCAGAAGAGCCTCGTAGGAGTGATTGACCACCGCGATCACGTGAGCCTGGTACTTCGCGATCTTCTCAGCCTTGGTGATGCCCTCCTTGAGGAGGGGGTTGGAGACCTCTGCCACGATACGAGCCGTGGAGAACCCGAAGTGCGTAGACACGAACTGGTGGGCGCGCGAGCGAGCGTTGACCTCGTTGGAGCATCCGTAGACACCCTCGAAGTCTGCGAACTCGAACGGGTGATCCTCCACCGTGTCGTGCAGAATGGCCGCGATGATGAGGTCCGGGTTCCTGACACCGAAGCGCACCAGACGCAGAGCCACACGGAGCGGGTGCTCGATGTAGGGAGGGTTCGGGAGCTTGCCACGGTTACCACGACGCACGTCGTAGCGGTGGAGGTAGCTCGCCACCTGAATGGCGTCTTCCAGACGCTCAACGGTGCGGTACGGGTAGCTCTCCCTGAAGTGCTCCCGAAGCATGGAAGCGAGACTCACGGAGTCGTAATCCTTGAGTGCCTTGGTCTCCTTGAAAGTAATCATGGCTTCAGGTTACACACCCTCTGAGGAATTGTCAAACTGCTCCCAGGGACCGGCAGAACGACGCTGGAACAGCTTCGGCTCTCCCATGTACTCTTCGGCCTCTTCGAGGGTATCGTAGAAGGTGTTCGCCTGTGCGTCCCCCGCCCACCCATACTCCTTAGGAATGCAGTCGTGGGCGTCAGCGAAACCCTGATCGGCTCCATCACTGAAGCCCTTGAGGTAGGCCTGCTCCAGAAGCTGGTCAAGCTCTTCGATGCCGATAGGTCCCAGGCGTGTCGTTCCGATGATGCTGGGTACTTCGATGCCGTGTTCGGTCATTTCACTTCCTCAAGTTCCGATCCGTAGATGATGGTGGGGCCATAGTTCATCCATGCCCACCCGTCGTAGATGACGCGGTAGGTTTTACCCTCGTGTTCGATGGTATCCCCCTCCTTGTGCTGTGTCAAGGATTTCCAGAAAATGCCACCGTCCATCTCACTGTAGGAGATTTGCGGGTACGTCGCGTATGCAAGCCGGTAGAGGATTCCCACCTTCTGAGCGAGAGTGAGGTCTTCGTAGCTCCGGTTGTAGCACGCACCACCCTCGCTCTCCCAATCACTGATGTCACTCATTAAATCTCCAGAAATGTCGGTGGTTTTCCCAGCTTCTCAGACTGCTCCAAGAAGTACAGGTAGAACTCACAGTCAAGGGCATGGGTTTCATAAACGAAGGCGTCACCTACGTTGTACATCCTGCACCCGCAGGGGAGTACCTGCATGTCGTCACTCATATGCGACCTCTCTCAGCCATTCAGCAGTGTCACGGTCACGCCGGATGGCGTACTCGGAGTTGGGTCCGGAAATGAAGTTGTTCTCCGACCACGATGCGCTATCCTCACACACGTCCGCGAGGCGAAGAAGCTCAGCACGAACGATGGCGTTGACCATGTTCTCCAGCCACCACGGGCGCTTTCCGAAGAAACGTGCGGCGGCTTCCAGTGGTGCGTACGTCATTCTGGCTCCTTGAGGGCTTCCTTGATCTTGACGACCTCGCGACGTACCTCAGGGTCGTACACTTCCCTCTCTCCCATGTGGATCAACTGCTCCAGGGCATCACGAGTGAACAGTCTGCGGTAGTCGTCTACTGTCAGGTTCTTCATACCTTCTCCACTTCCCATCCACGGCACATGACGAAATCGCCCACGTACCCTTCGACGCGGTAGAAGACGAATCCCTCTACCACCTTTGTAACGGTCGCGATCTTGCCGCGCTCGTCCTCTTCTCCGATGAGGTCTGCACCCCATCCTTCTCCGATCAGGCGAACCTTGTCGCCCTCCTTGAATTCTTCGGTTGCTTCCATTAGTCCTTGTCCTTACGCACTGCGAGGTTCGCCAAGGTGACGGCCACGCCGGTGATGATGAGCAGGATAACTCCTGCCGTACTGAGTACTGCTACTACTGGGTCCATTACCAATGCCTTTCTGAGATGGCAGGGTCGTCTTTGGGGTGTGGAGTCCAGGGCTTCCCTGCCGCCTGGTCTTCTTTCCACTTGTCGATCTTCTTGGTCACTTCGACACGAATCTCTTCCTCACGCTTCTGCCAGCGTTGCCAGATGAGGTTGGATACGAGCATTCCGATGAGGAAGCCTACGATGAGGCCTACTCCAACACCGGATGTGATTACGGGGTCCATGTCAGTTACCTCCGAAGTAGTGTGCGATCAGTGTGATGAGAATGTACTGACTGAACAGGTAGAGCGCGATGAGGGTCAGACATCCTGGTACTGCGCTTCGTCTCTTCTCAGGTTCCACGTCAGTCCTCCAGTTCCAGAATTTGGTCTGCGACACGTGCCATGTACCCGAGCTTGAATCCGATACGCAGTCCGTCGTAGAAGGCGGTGTTAGGGCTAGGCCAGCGGCGTTCGGCTTCCGCCTCTGCACGCTTCTCCAATTCATTCATACGCCCAAGGTAGCACGTAAGAAAAAACTTTGCAAGAGGGCTTGACATAGACGCACACGTGCCTCTATGGTTGAGACATGGCAAAGACACTAAGCAACAAGGACTTGTCCCGACTCCTCAACGGTCTTGAGGATCAGGGATTCACTATCAAGCGTACGGGTGAGGGATACCGGCTGTTCCCAGCCAACGGCACCAAGATTCTCACCATGCACCTGTCCGTCTCGGACTCGCGGGGCATGAAGAACCTTCGTGGTGATGTACGCCGCGCTGGGTACGACTGGCCCCTCGACTGAAAGGCATGGCTATGGAAGACACTGTGACTGAGTACAACAAGGCACTCGACATCCTCATCATGGAGTTGTGGATGTTCGCGGATGACATTCACTGTCAGGCTTCGCACGGGCCGGATACGTCACCGACGTGTACACACACCGTTGTCGCTCGAAAGCGTGTAGCCTGCAACGGTAAGGACTTCCTCATCTGCCAGAACTCCTACAACTGGAACCTGGACCTCATTACATCCAAAAACACCCTCTGCCACTGCGGGGCCAATCTTGAAGACTGCTGGACAGTAACCCCTATCTGAAAGGAAAGAACATGACCAACCACAAGCCCGGAGAGTGCCCCACCTTTGAGGGCAACGTCAAGGGGGACCTCTGTGACGGAGTTGAGACCTTCGGTCCTGACCCGTTCGCGGAGGAAATCTACGACGATCACTCAAACTACTGGATGTGTGAGGGCGAACGTCGCGCCTCCGCTATGGACATCTGATGCCAACTGGACTCGTGATCGCGGGGGTGTGGCTCCTGGTGATGGCCGGAGTCGCGGCTACGCAGATCGAAAAGCAAGGCCCCTGGGCCACCATCGTCATGGCGGGCGCGGGCCTGCTCATCTTCCTGACAGGCATCGTCCTGCGGGTCATCGAAAGGAAATAACTATGTCCATCGTTCTGCTTTGCGGACTCTTCATCATCTTCTGTGGCGTCTTCATCGGCGTGACAGGAATCCTCAACGACTCCCCGGCAATGGGCTTCTGCGGAGTGATGTTCTTCGCGCTTGGCCTCTACTTCACATTCACATCATGATCTGGGAGATTCTTGCAGGCGGTGGCCTGGTCTTTCTCGCGTTCCTTGCCCTCGTGGCCTGGTACGGCTGTCTCCAGATCGCTTCGACTCTTCCCCTGTCTGACGTTCCGGGGAAGTGGTGGTGGTTCGCCGGGGTGTGCATCCTGGGAGGACTCTTCATCGGCGGTTTCTCCCTGGCACTGTCCAGTGGAATCATTCTTATCATTAAGGCCTGAGAGGCGTATACATACATCATGAACCTTTTCTTTGGAATCTTTCTGCCCATCCTGGCGCTCGTTGATGCCTTCTTGGCAGGAGCGGCATTCGCTGAGGGTCGCAAGTGGACCGCCCTGTGGGTGTCCATCGTCGCGCTCTTCGTCGTCTTCGTCGGAGTGATGAACTTCGGCTCGTTCCTCCTGGAAGATGCGGGGGTGCTCCAGTGATCTTCCTCGGCATCCTTCTCGTCATCGTCTGGCTCGGCCTCGCACTTCTGGCTGGAGGTCTCTTCAGGGAGAGTCCCATTGCCGCGATCCTGGCATTCATCGCTTCCGTCATCGCCGGAACCTTCGCCCTGCAAATCCTGTTCTGATGCTTGTCGCTGTCGATTTCTTCGGGCAGTACTCATTCGGGCAGTGGGTGGTCATCAGCATCATCGGCATGATCGCTCTGGGTATCTTCACGTTTCTCGTGTGGGGTACTGAGGACGGAGACTGGACGGGGTTCGCCTTCATCTGGGGAATGATCGTCTACTGGATCATGTTCCTCATGCTCACGATCATCGTGTGGTTCATCTCCCTGATTCAATGGTTGTGGGTGCTCTAGCTCCCCATACATGCAAGAATCCCCCTCCAGAACATCGGAGGGGGATTTCTGTGTGCGCCCCTGTAAGGGCCTGGAACGCTCGCGACGTACGCGGGTACCCGAAACGCTCTTATAGTCGCTCCTAGCCACCGTGTAGAGCCTACCAGGGCACAACAAAACCCCCTAGCTTGAGATAGGCTAGGGGGTTTTGTTTACTGCTCGATCTTCAGCAATCGTTCCTTGAGGTCTTGTACCTCTTCGCGGAGGAGACGCACCTGACGCTCCTCACGACTCTCGGTGTGAATCTGCCACCGGCGCTCAAAGATACGCTGTGCCTCTGCACGCTCCTCCTCAGAGTAGTCCTGCATGCGTGTAGCGGTCTCTGTCTGCCAGGTGTGCTCGAAGGCCTTCAGGGCAAGCTCTCTAAGGTCATACTCACTCCAGCCCCAGATGATGTCTGAGCGGAGCTTGTAGTAGGGATCGTCTACGTCACCGTATCGCGTCTGGCGACCTTTCATGATGCCGTAGCGAATGGCATGTGCGTACTTAGCTCTCACGGCTCGACCGTTCTGAATACGCCTGCCCAGTGAGCGACGTACTCGGGGTGATCGTTGAGCACATCCTGCGCCCGGTCAAGCAAGCGCTCGAACTCGGCGTAGCTGTAGTCCGTGAATTCCTTACCCTCACGCTCAGCGAAGCTCAAGGCAAGACCCCAGCGGGCGTCCTTCATGTCACTGCTCATCGGTCTCCAATCAGGCTTCTGTCTGTGGTGCCGAACACCTGTGCCTCAATCCGATCATAGTAGGTAGGGTCTACCCAGTTGGTGTAGGCGTACAGAGCGCCCTCCTGGACACTGGAGCGTGTGATGGGTTCCCAGCTATCGTGAACTGCTCTCTCCACGGTGCGCGATCCGATAAGCATGCGCTTACGCAACTGCACTTCCCAGAATCCCATCCTTACGTCAGTGATGCGCCAAAAGTACCCCTCAGGGAGTACCGGCAGTCCTTCGTTGTCGAAGCTCACAGTCATCAGTCCAGCATCCCGTCCACGGCCCACGATGCGCCCAGCACAAAGCCACTACGCCTCCACACGGCTACGATGGCAGATGCCCCGTCGCCCTCTTCGATTTCGTAGCGGCGTTCCGCCTCGGCAACAACGTCGTTCCTCGTGGGTACGCTCTCCTGCTTACCGATCCAGAAAGCGCCCTCCTCGAAGCCCAGAGACCTTCCGTGGTGCTCCGAGCTACCGAAGTCCGGGTACAACTGCGCGCTCTTGGCGAATACTTCTTCACGGCTTTTCATTGACGATCCTCATTCCCACTGTGTCCATCCATTTCCAGTGCTCGTAAACGTTCTCGGTGAACAGGTTGGAGTAGTACTCCGTGATGAGCTTGCCATTGCCGTTGAGGGTGGAACGCACCAGAGCGCGATCTGCTACCTTCACGAACTGCATTCCCAGGTCGTGAAGCTCGAAGACGGTACCGATGGGGTACTCCTCGAACTGCTCCTGCATAGTCATGGGCTTAGGCAAGGTCGCTTCGATGCGCTCGAAGGCTTTCAGAGCCTCCCGCGCCCTTTCAGTGCTCAGGTCGTCCTCGATGTGGTAACGCACAGTACGTGCGTCTTCTCTCAGGCTCATGCCAGTGCGCTCACTTCGTCTGCACGGTACAGGCGCACAAGCTCGCCCGTGTTCACCGTTCTGGGGTAGGTTGTAGTCTTGTATCCCTGCGTCACGTCGTACCAGACATCTGTACTGCCTTCATACCAGTACAGCCCGGATACGGAAAGCTGGTAGTAACCCGTTTCGTAGGCGGGCTTAGGCAAAGCCTCTTCGATACGGTCAAGAGCCTTCCATGCGGCCTCCGTGCTCCCCTGGCGAGACAGGAAGTCCCTCAGGGTACGTACGTCGTCGCGGGCACTCATGGAAGCCTCTTCGGGGGATAGTTACCCAGCAAGCTCTCGTTGCTCTCAACCTTGCGGGCTTCCTCTGCCTCCCAGTAGTGAGTCAGGGCGAATGCGGCACCATCCAGGATGTGGGGCGCATCGATAGCGTCCTCCGGTCCCCATGTACGGGATTGAAGCTCGTGACTCCAGAATGCCCCGCGCCTGCGCAAGCTCACCTTCCAGTGTCCACCGCTCAAAAACACACGCTTCACACGGAAGAACATGCCGTCCTCAAGCTGAGGCAGACCCGTTGCGGGGTCGATGATGAACGTACCCCACGGGTAGATGTCGCGCCTCTCTACCCGCTTCTCCAAGGGCGAGTAGTCAATCGGCGAATACTGCAAGTCGTCGCCCATATCAGTCACCGTCCAGGGGCAGGGAGATACCGGTCAGAGCGATACCCTTGAACATGTTGACAAGCACATCCTCTGCTGTGCCTCCGTCCTTCAGGTACCCGTCGAGAGTACCCAGGGTGAATGCGCCCAGCGCGGAAAGCTGTGCGGCAGACGGGAAGTTGGCGGGGATGTCAGTCATCGGGGTGCTCCTTGGGATCGATTCCGTAGACGCTTGCGGCAAGCATTACGGCCTGTACGAAAGTGCTGTTGCGGTCCTCTTCGGTCCAGTCGGCTGTGTCGAAGAGGTAGCCGTCCATGATGCCTGCTACGGCCTCCCCGAATGAGGCGTACTGCTCCTTGGTCGGCTCAGCCATGCTTCACCGGCTCGATGTTGTAGGTGCTTGCGGCAAGACGGATCATGCCTACGGTGAACGCGGGATCGGCATTCTCTGCCTCGGTTGGTGTTGGCTCTGTCATGGTCTATGTATACGCGCTTACGTGCGCCTATCCAAGGGGCTTCCTGTAGGGGTTCTCCGGGTGCTGTACGTTCCCGTATCCGGCATCCTGGAATTGCGCTTCTGCCTCAGCTTCCCTGCCCTCGTCCCATGCCTGTGCACGTACGGCCTTCAGCCATGCGTCGAAGTCGGCTCCGGCGTAGTATCCGCTAAAGCCATCCAGGTCACCGGCATTCTCGTAGTTCACATAGATTTCCCGTACGTACTCTTCAGCCTTCAGCCCTCTATTGGTAGGGTCATAGTACTGCTCAGATGGGAGAGTCATTCTGTCCTCCTGTAGGGGTTCGTACTCGTGCCGAATCCATCGTTCACGTCGTCAGCCCCGATGTCGTCCATAGCTTCGTCGTAGCCCTCACTCCAGGCCTTGGCAAGTGCACCCGTAGACTCCAGGTAGGCGATCACGGCATCCGCGATGTCCTCGGGGTCGTTCTGCCCGGTGCTCAGGTACCCGTCTGACATGCGCCTAGTCCAGTACTGGTTGTCAGCGATCACCTTCGTCAGGGCTTCTCTGTCATACGTCATGTGTCCTATCCTCTCGTATCCACTACTCTCCACGCGACTTCGGGGCTGATGTCCTCCCAGTAGCGTGCCCAGCCCTTCGCATTCCATGCGCTCCTGTAGTCGTCCTTCATGATCCAGCGGTCTTCGCTGTAGCTAAACCACTCTACCCAGTAGCGCTTAGGCTTGGGTTCTCTGTACACCCTCGGGCCTTTCGTAGGCTTCTGATGCGGGATGACTTTCATTCTTCGCCTCTCATCTTCCTCAGGTAGGGGTTCTGCGGTGCACGGCTCATACCAAGGCCGTAGTACTCGCCCGCATAGAACCCCTCGTCCCAAGCTCTAGCTACGCCGTTCTCCTCGCGCTCCTTCCGGAGGGTCTTCATGAGGTCCAGTACGCTGGGAAGATCGTAGATGCCCTGCCCGTTGCCGGTAGCAATCTCCTTAGCGATGTAGTGCACCATGCTGTAGCCCGCCCGGATAGCAACGTCACGCTCTGTAAGCTCGTCTCCGCTACGTCCATAGGTCTCGGGTACCAACTCCGCGAATGCTCCGAAGATGGCGGGCAGGGCTTCGTCCAGCACCCTACGCATACGCTCTACCTCTGCCTCCGCGCTCCCTGCGATGTACTCAGACATTCGGGTTATCTCCGTCCCACCTAGAGTTGTGCATGTAGTCCTTCCGCTCCTGTGAGTAGCCATCTCTAGGCTCGAAATGGCTAGATGTGGGCGGATATGCCCAGCGCTCATACGGGTGGAAGTCACATACCCAAGGCAAGGGGTCCAGGGTAGGGCCTCCAGGGAACGGGGGTTCCGGTCGATTGGGGTCAAGCTGTACGCCGTCCTTGTAGGTCGCCCCTCGTGTCCTCTCCGCGTAGACCTCGTGTGCGGGGCGAATCTCCTGCAAGAAGTTCGTCGCTACACCCTGCTTCTGTGCCAGGGACTCGTGCAAAAGGCGCTCTGCTTCCTCTGCCGTGCCCTCTGTAGGCGCTACGGTCTCCAGTGCGGCCTCGTAGCCCTCGATAAAGGCGTCACGGAATGACTGCGGCCAGGGGTTGATACCGGTCTCGTAGAACGGCCTTGAGGGATAGGCCTTCTCTGCAAGCTCCTCAGCCTGCTTACGCTCATATTCGTTCATGCGCTCTCCCCCTCCTGTGCACGCTCGATACCCTCACGGATGAGGCGGCGTACCGTAGAGAAGTCGAACTCCCCGCTAGCGATGGCCTTGTTCAGTCCGTCGAACTCCCCGTACTCATCCCAGATGAGGTTCAGGGCGATGCTGTCACGCTCTTCCCATGTCAGTGCCATAGGTCAGTCCTCCTCTTTCCAGTCCTCGGGTACGGGGGTCAGGTGGATACGCCCGTTCTGCTCGACGTACATGCTGAACGTCTGCCCCGGCTGTACTCCGAACCGTGCCAGGCTAACCCGGCCTTGTGCGTCGGGGCGTACGATGTTGCTTGCCATAATCTTGTTTCCTTAGCTCTCGTAGATGATGTACTCGCCCGGTCCAAGTGGGGTCCAGGCTGTCATGGTACGCACGTCTCCTGCGGTGACGGCACGGTGTGTATGGGAGATGTAGCCCGGATCGAAGTACCAGAAACGGAACATTACTTGACCTCTTCCCAGGGTCCGGCCTTGGTGCGGCGTACTACGGTGCTACCCGAGTCCTGTGCATCCTCTCGTGCATGGCTGTAGCTCGGTGCCCAGTAGTAGCCGAACTTGCCCTCCCCGTGCGCCTCCAGAGAGAGTGAGTACTTTACCCCGTACTCGTAGACCGGCTCCGGTTCTGCGATCAGTGCTCCGATGGCGTTACGTGCCGCATTGGAAAGCTCCTCTACGGCCTTCTCAAGCCGCTTCAGGGCCTCCCAAGCTTCGTCTGTACCCGTGATAGCCAACTCCCGGCGAATGAGCGTCAGGTCGTCGTGTACGGTCACTTGTAGTCCTCCGGGTTCTGTGAGTACTCCGGGCGAGGGTCGAACTTGCCCGTGTAGGTGTTCAGGGGAAAGGGGTCCAGCTTCGGGGGTACCTTCTCCTCGGTCCACACGATGGCGGAAAGCTCCTCCATGCTCAAGAATACGCTCTGCCCTGCGCGGGTGATGCTGATACCTGCGGGCATCCCTGCTACTGCGGCTTCACGTTCCACCTTGACGGGGAAGTTCTTCGCCCACAGTGCCCAGTCGAAGTCCCTTACCATGTCGGAACCTCGTATCCTGCGTCGATCAGGGCCTGCTTAGCGGCGTCTACCTGCGCCTTGGCATGCTTGATGCTCGCCATGCTGTAGTCACCCATGTTGGCCTCGTAGCTGTAGTTACGGGCGCTCTGAAGGGCCTTGAGCAGACGGGCGTGTTCTGCCTCCTGCTCGGGCGTGGGTTCGTCCTTGACGTAGGTCAGGTCTTCCCCCAGGGCCACCCTTGCGAAGATGACGATGGCCTCCGCCTCCTCGACGGTAGCGACCTTCTGTGCGCCGCCTACGGGGGTCAAGGTGTGCTTGTGGGTGATGGTGTACATGTCAGGCCTCCTAGGCGATTTCTGCGACTACGCGGGCGACCACGTGCGGGTAGCTGTCGATCAGGCGGCTCTTCTCCTCAAGGGCCTCCTGTACGGTCTCAAAGGGTCCGTAGATGGCTTCCCACACGTGGGTTTGAATGATGACGTAGAACATGATTCAGGCCTCCGGGTAGGGGATGAGAGTGGTACGGCTGTAGGTGATCCAGAATCCGAAGATACGGATTTTCTTGGTCATGGTGATGGTCACTTGTCGAACCTCCGGGTCAGTGCCCAGCCGATAGCCCAGATGAGGGCCACGGCTACGGCGGTGTAGGCGATAAACGAGATAAGGGCTTCAAGGCTGTACATGGGTCAAGCCTCCTTCTGCTTCAGTACTTCGCGGGCGTACTCCTCGGTGTAGCCCATGTTGATAAGTCGCTCCAGGTCGGTCGGAGGGAAAGGCGGGGGGCTGTACATGGTTAGGCAATCCCGAAGTATCCTGCGCCCCAGATGAGGGGGAAGACACCGGCCAGGGCCACGATGGCGAGGATAACCAGGCCTCCCGTGACGATGATGCCGGGGATGTCCAGGGCCTCCATGATGGCCGCTCCAAGGGCGAACACGCCGAACACTGCGAGGATGGTGATGATGGTGAGGAAGATTTCCATGACGTGCTCCTTGGTTGGTGTGTACCCCCAGTATGACACGGGTCATGCGGCGAGCGCAACCCCCAATCTCAGAAAAGTTTCTTGAGATTCCCTCTTGACAGATAGCGCACGGCCACACTAAGCTGTAGGTATGGCAACGGGGCCTCAACTGTAAACCAACCTAAGGGATCGGGGTTACACCAACCCTGCCCTTTTTCCAAGCCGAATCACAGGCGCTGTCGGTTTAACCCCTCCAGCCCTTCCGGGCTTCGGTTCACCCTGTCCCCAAATTCTTGTTACTCCCCCATCACTCGATCCCAAAACCAACCTTCGCGGTCGTCCAGGTCGTCAGCCTCTCCGCTCATGATTCTCACTCTCCCCAGGGGATGTCGTTGAGGGTGATGTTCTCGGCTCCACGTGCGGCAAGGTGTGCAAGCTGTCGTGCGGCCTGCCCCTTGTCATCGAACGTGAGGTCGTAGTCGAGTCCGAACGGGTTGTGAGCCTTGATGCGAAACATTTGGTGCCTCCTTGGTTGGTAGTACCTACCTTACGCACCCTCCCTAGGACGTGTCAACCCCTTTTTCAAGAAACTTTTCTAGGCCTGTACCGCGATTTGCTCACATGCGTACGTAGCGATGAGTCCACCCGTGTGCCGGATGAAACGCGATGCGCCCTCCACGTCCGTACCTGGCAAATCCCGAATCTCCTCGATCCGCTGAAAGGTGTTCGTCTCAGGATCGATGATCCAGTCTCCCACTGCCAGGGTGGATGCTGTCGAAAGCGTGTGTGCCATGATGGTCAAGCCTCTCCGAGAATAGAAACAGGGACACCATACACGTTGTAGGTGACCTCAGGAACCACGTTGTTGAGAATCAACTGTGATCCTAGGTAGACGGTTGCGATGCTGGTAATCATGGTGTGCTCCTTGGTTGGTACTCCCCAAGGTACGCGAAAGGGGCTAGAGATGTCAACCCCTAGCCCCAAATTGAGCATAATGACAAGCAAACTGCCCTGGTCTAGCTTCCAGCCCTAGGGTAATTCACTGCCCTCCTTGTCATTATGCTCAGTCAAGCTCCTATCAGCTTGTCACATTGCTCCCGAACCTGTCCGGTAGCTCATGGCCACCCTTCGGGGTAGTCAGTTCTAGAAATGTCTCGACCAAGCCGTAGAGCCTGTCCAGCGTCGAATCATTGTGGATGACAGTATCGAATAGCTCTTCACTCACGCTGGTCTCGCTCGCATGGGTCAGGATATCCCCCTGTGCGTCCGTACGCGCCTCTGTAGGCCTCTCAATCCATACAGTGGTACCTCCGAGCCTCCTAATCATTTCTACCTCGTTAGGGAAGCGTACAGCCGTGATGACTACCGGCACACCCGCCTGTCGAAGCTCAGTGATCCTACGCACTGCGATGTTCACCCACACATCCGGGTCAATCATCTCCCTGCCCACTTCAGTGCCCAGAATCTGCAATAGCCTGCGAACCTCAGGGTGCTTCTTAGCCTCCACGTATCCCACGCGGTCATGCAAGTCCCTGTAGCGCACACTCTGCCCCCCAAGCTCCACTAGGGGGATGTAGGGGTTCAGGGCTAGTAGCGCTTCATTCAGGGCGTCACTCATGCCCAGCTTGGTGTACCCGTGGTGCTCTTCCAGGTAATCGCCTACGGCATCCTTGCCTGCACGTAGCTTCCCCCCTAGACCGATGAGGGGTGCTAGCTGTACTAGTGGCGTGTCTGTGGGTGTGAAAGCGTGGGTAGGGATGAATCCATGTGTGGGGGTCATACTGTTCTCCTGGGAATTCTTGAGGTCGGGATGAGGGGCATTCTCGTGCGAAATAGGCCTACTACGGTATTTCTCTACCTCTTCAGCACGTGGTGAGTTATGCCCGATGTATGTTGCTCCACGTGATCCTATGGATGTCATAGGGGGAGAATGTACGATGAGTACTCGATCAATCCATTCCCTTATCCTGCTCACTGTGCGTATCCTTCCCAGCTATCCACACCATTGGCATACAGCCGCGATAGCTCATCTCGGTCAGCAATCAGTTCGTCATACTCTTCTTGTGTGATGGTGATGTAGGCCGGGGGTTCTGTCTCCCATACGGGGCGAGAGTATTCGTCATCCATCATTTCTTGAATCCTTCCGGGCGTGACTGTTCTGGTGTCTCTTCCATGACTCTCCAGGATTCTTCTACAGCGTCACGGAACCACGGGATATCCATAGGGTCAGTGTGGAACTTCTTAAGCTCTGGTGTTGGCTCATCCTCGGGGAGGTCATACCCATGATCCAGGTGTACTTCAATCATCCTTGTGCCATTCCTCGTATTGCTCACGCTGTTTCTTGATCTGTGCTTGAGTCTCTTCCTCGGTGGCATCTTCAGGCAAGATGTCGAACCAGGGGGTAGCCGGGGTTCCATCTGGCATCATGCCTCGCCACTGCTTAGGCATCTGTCTCCTCCACGTCGTCTCGTGCCGCGTACCAATACTTGACCAATCCCCAGGGGATGACTGTCTGTCCCTGTGAGTCTTGATACGCCCACTTACTGAGTTGGTACACTTCCTCTTCAGTGATCTTCTTCATGTGTTGATCCTCTCAGTGATGAGGGCGATTGACTTGTCAGCCATCCTCAAATACATGTTCTGTTGAAACGGTCCCAACTTGCTCCACGTAGGCAAAAGGTCTTCGCCGTAGTGTCGTCGCATGGTGATCTTTGATTCCATGTACAGATGCACTGCAATCTCATCCCTGAGTGTCATGATCTGACCTTCAATCCCTCATCCAAGATATCTGCGATGCGCTCCAGTGCCTTGGCTTGAGCGATGGCCGCATATGCTTGAGCCTTCAAAGGATGGTATTGGACTTCCTGCTCAGCCTCGGTTGTCAGGTAGCTCATTTCTCGTTCCTGTCTCTGTGTGTCCTGATGTGGTATCCCTCGCCCGTTCTGCATGGGTACACGTCGTACTTACCTTCATACTCACGGGCCTTTGCGCGGGCTTCCTTCTCAGTGTCAAAGCGTTTCTTGATTGTGCCCAACCTCGACCGGCAACACGTCGGGATGCGTGACTGTCTGCGCTGTGCTGTTCTCCCGTGACTGGGATACTTCTGCATGTCGTTTCTCCCTTGCTCTACGCTCACGTGTGTACTCACGATTGGCCAGTTTGCATTTACTACATCTGCATCCAGCGCTGTACTTCGCACGTGTTCCATGTGGTCGTTTCGATACTCGGGGCGGTGTTCGTCCTAGTCTTCGGTATCGTGCATCTCTCTCAGCCTTGACGCATGATCTGCACCGGCAACCCTTCCGGTATCCATACTCGGTTCCGTGCTTGGTGTTGCTCTTAGGCCTTGATACTCTCCACGCTTCACGACACCTGTCACAGCGACACCCATACACGTATCCTGTCTGTGATCCGTGCATCCACTCCTTGAGAGTTCGATCCTTCATGCCTTGAGGTTCGGGCTTCTCCCTCTTCGGCTGTCGTGCTCTCCACTCACGTGCATACTGCGCACGGGATGCCTTGCACTCATCACAGCGGCATCCTCGCCGGTATCCACTCATGCCATGAGTGATAGGCCGATGTTCTCGACCTCTCAGGATGGCAAGCTGTGCTCTGTTTTCTTGTTCGTACTCTTCCCACTCCTCCAGTGCGGCGCGTTCTTTGGCTTGCTCAATGAGCCTCTTGGTGTACTGCGCTGGTGTGAGTGCGGGCCTCTCATGAATGGATGTCATGGGTGCTCTGTCTGCACGTTGGGCAGGTACCGGCATCCCTCAGTGCTTCCGCGTACTCTTCCTCTGCCTGCTCGCGAATCAGGTATGCCTTAGCGCTGTCATCGATGCTGTTCTCGATGGTGCCCTGTGCCTGCTGTGCCTTCCTGATGAGACTCGACAACTGCTGTACCTGTGCACTGATGGTCTCCACATCCTCGGTGCTTGGGAGGGTTCTTGCCTCGGGTACCTCGGGGGCGCTGGTCAGCTTGGCGATCAGCATGTCAAGGCGCTGAATTCTTGTTGCCAACTCCTTGGCCTGCTTCAACTGCTCCTGCGCTGATGTCAAGGCCTGCTGGTCGTCCTTCAAGCTCTTGTAGCGATCAAGATTTACGGTCAGGCCTGCGTAGTCACTGGCACGTGTCTTCAGTGTTGCTGATGCTCCACGCGCTCGCCTGTTCGCCTCCCTCGATGCCTCGAAGATGACAGACACGTTAGTGAGTGCTCCAAGCTCGCGCGCCACATCTCCGCCACTGCGCTTGAGCATGTAGGGCATGTCGAACTGGTCAGCGTAGTTGAGTGCATCACCGGCAGGGATGCCCAAGAATGCCGTGACCTCCTCGGGTACCGTGGCGTTCAACTTCGTGAATGACTGCTGTTGTGTGGTGTCCCCTTCAGGGATCAGCACATACTCATTCTTCTTACCTCGAAGCAGAGCAACGGTACCGCGATCAGTGGTTGCCTTGATGACTGTCTGCGTCTCACCGTGAGTCACGAATGAGTCTCCACGTTGGTTACTCGTGAGTGTCTTCAGTGCTCGGGTGAACGCGCTCTTGCCACTGCTCGACGGCCCAACAATCACCGTAAAGGGCTTGAGGTCTAGGGAGATGTCCCCAAGGCTCTGATAGTTCCTGATGGCGATGTGACTAAGCATGGTCTATGTATACGCCTCAGTCCTGGCGCGGTCTAACCACTGCACTGCAAATCTTGCTCACTCGCTCACGGCTCAGCTTGGCCATGCGGGCTAGCTTGGTGACCGGCACATGCCCGTAAGCGTCAATCAGGATATCGTCGCGTGCGGCCCTCAAATTGACTAGACGGGTCTCTAGCTGTTCAATCTCTTCTACGACCTCAGAGAGCCCTTCCAGGGCCAGTGAGACGGACAATTTAGGCGGTGACGTATCTCTCATGTGAACTACGTTACAGCAAACCTGTGAATGGGGGCCTACACTATTTTCTAAATAATGTCAATGCTTACATCCGTAAACAACACGTCGAAAACCCACCGGGGGCTAGCTTTCGCTTGAGCCTCACCCGATGGGTTTCCTTGTTGGTTGTTGAGTTATTCGAAGTTCTCCTTCGGGAAAACTGTGATTTCGTCGTAGCGGGAGAATCCAAACTTGGTGCCATCCTCCCCGGTCACGTAAACCGATGCGTTGGCCACCCACTGCCCTTGGTCGTGAACCTCCGCGACCGTGATCTTGGGTCCTCCAAGGTGCTTGATGGTCATGCCTGCCTTGATGCGGAAAGCGAGAATCTTGCTCATGTTGTCCTCCTTGGTTGGTAGTACTAACAGTACGCGCCTCCTTGGTGAGTGTCAAGCTATTTTCAAGATGAGAATGATTCTCAGCTTGTGTAGTCCTCGAATCCGTTCGTCGCATACCAAGCGATGGCGTGGGTGTAGGTGTCGAATTCTTTCGTGCTCACCTGTCCGACATCCACGTGGTACCACTCGATGCGGTACCGGTCATCCTCGATGTGGTAGGTGTTCGCCTCATAGGTGGGTGCGTCGTCGTCCTCACTGTCGAACTTCAGCCAGACATCCAGGGGTGTGTTGGAAAACGCTTGATTCATTGCGGCCTGCCAGTCTTCTCGGGTGGCTCCTGCCTCCTTCACGCTGTCGCGAATCTGTTCTGCGAGAGTGTCTACGATGATGCTCATGTTGTCCTCCTTGGTTGGTAGTACCCATCTTATGTGAGTACTACCAACCTGTCAAGCTACTTTTCTAGATGAGAACGGTTTCCGATGCAACGGGTAGCGCCTTGAGTTCTCTACCGGTCTTCTCCGTGTATTCCAGCGCCCACAATGCGGCGATGGTTTCATTCATGAACGCGGCTACTGCGGTGTTTGACTCGACATCCACGACGTAGAACTTGAGCAGATGGGTTTTCATCATGCGGCCTTGATGCCGTTGACGTGTCCACGGTTGTCCGTGGTGAAAATCATGATGCCATCCAGCACGCGCTGTGCATCCTCGGGCGTGGCATCCCAGGCGAGAGTGATGTGACGCCCGTGAAGACGGTACAGATGCGTCTGGTGCTTGCTCGACGTGGTGATGCTGTAGCGAACGTTGGGGATGATCCAGCCGTGCTCATCGTCATGCCACGCGATGGGGGTTGCGTAGCTGTAGATGATCTGCGTGATGTGCTCGCGACGGCTCCGCATGAGTTCGGCGTGAGCGTTGGGCATGTGTCCACGGCCCAGGAAGAAAGGCTTGTGCTCGGTGCTCATGTTGCCCGTGCTCGTGGTGGCATCCTTGCCTGCAAGTGCGGCGGTGACAATTTCAGAGTTCGTGTAGCTCATGATTCCTGCTCCTCAGGTGGTGTTGGTTGGTAGTACCTACTCTAGGGGTCACCGAACACACATGTCAAGCTATTTTCTAGATGAGAATGATTCTCAGTAGTTATCGTTCCACTGCGTGCGCTCGAAGAGACGACAACGTGCACAGAGCTTGCCGCTCATCTTCTGCAAGGTCATCTTGTGACCGAACACGCGGCATGTCACGTGGTAGTGAAATGCTTCTACGAACCCTGCCCAGTCGTAGACTCTCTTGATTCTCACTTTCATGCCGTCCACATCTCCTGAGTGTCCCAGTTGCCCGTGGTGCTCTTGGTACCGGCATAGATGACTCCTGCCGACGTGTAGACCTCGATAACGCGATGCTCGGTCAGGATGATGTAGCTTCCATCTCGTGTCTCACCCACGATGGCGTCAAGGCGCTCTGCCTCGTCCATGTCGGCAAGAATCTTGTTCTTGACATCGTTGATGGTCATGGGGATTGTCGTGCTCATGATTACCTCTCCAACTGCATGCGCTCTGCACGTTGCTTGATCGACTTGATTTCATCTACCGTGGATGCCTCTGCCAACATGACATAGGCCGGGTGATCCTCGCGCCCAGTCCGAAGCAGAGTAACCATAGCGTCTGTACGCATGGCGCTTACCGCCTCTTCGTCCACGCGGTTGTAGAGTGCTGTCTGCACATCCAGGTTTGCCCCGCTACGGCGTGCGCGGCGGTATGCCCGCCTTACATCTTGAAGTGGCTTGCTCGAAAGCTCTTGGATGGTGCGACGTGCGGTCTCGTGCCGCCCCTCGACGGTCCTCTGGTAATCGGTCTCCGGGACTTTCACCTTAAGCTCAGGGTCATTGTAGCTGTAGTAGGGATTGGTGTAGTAGATGAGTACGCCGTACTGCATCGACATGTCAACTACCTTTTCCAGCAACCGACGCCGGTGCCACTCGAAGATGTTCATGATGCGACCTGAAAGAAAGTCTCACCGTTCGAAGCGGTGCCCAGCTTGGTCATGGTGCTGAACATCGACTCGAAGCTGTCAGAAATCTTCTTGCGCCAGGCCTCGCCCAGTCCTGCAAGCTCGGTGCCGTCCATCCAGAACTCCCCACGGTCGTAACGCGGTCCCAGGCAGATGGCCACGGCTCCACAGTACTCGCTGATGGTCACGATGCTGTGTGCGTTCTGCGCGATGATGTGAAGCTCAGAGCCTGCCCACTCGTCTGCGTCCTCGAAAGACGGGAATGCTTCCTTGAGTGCCGACTGCACACCCTCGATGTAGAACTCGAAGTCGTCAGCCGCGCTGTCGTTGTAGCGGCTCCACATGTAGCTGTCGAAGTCCTCATCTTCATCGATGTAGCCCTCCGCGATGTCCTCGTTGAACTGCTCACGGTAAAACTCTTCGTCAGGCTCCAGGTGGTCGTATGCGATGGTGGTTGCATCCGAGAGAGTCATAACTGAACGGCCCATGATGTGCTCCTAAGTGGTGTTGGTTGGTAGTACCTACTCTAGGCCATGTTCCGAGCTACGTCAATACCATTTCGCAAATTCCAGCAACCCGAATCCTGAGAGACTACCCAACCATCCCGAACCACGACCGGCACGACTGCCCAGCCAAGCTCGATGGATGCGGCGAGACGGTGATGCCCGTCACCGAACTGAAGCTGTCCGTCAGCTACACGTGCCGTTAATGGCCTCACGAATCCCCATGTGCGAAGCGATGTAACGATGTCCTGATAGTTGTAGTCGTTCCGCTTGTCCTCCAGCACATCCGCCCACGTGTCTGCGATGTTCTGCCAGTCCTTGCGCTTGACATCGATTGACGGGCGCTCCAAGATTTCCTCAATGTCCCAGTCAAGCGTGGCACCGAAGTCGGGGATAGTCTCGAAGACGCGCATGATCTAGCTCCATTTCTTGAAAGCGACTCCGAGCAAGATCAAGAATGCTCCAGCCGCGCTGAGTCCTGCGATGATGGCTACTGCTTGCAGAGTGTCGATGCTCACGGCTTGACCGTGATCTTGTCGAACGTGCGGAACTTGTACACTCCCGAGAATTCTTCTTCCTCGTTCCACGTGTGAACCAAAACGCACGTGCCAAGAAGGCTGTCGCGATGGTTGCGAAGCACGTACGTAACAGTGTGGTCATGGCCCGTCAGCTTGCCGGGGATAACCATGTCAAGCTCCAGCTTGTCAGCGGTGATGATCTTGAGTCCGTCATTTGTGAGGTTCATGATACACGTCCCATCTTCATGTTCTCGTAGTGCTCGACTGCGCGAGGTACGTCGTCGTAATCGTAGGCGAATTGATCCAGGATGCGCCGCGCCTGAAGAATGTTTCCGCTCTCGATGGCGTACTCCAGTCGCTGATACAGTTCCTCAAAACTCTTGGCCCAGTTGATAGCCGCGTCCAGGTGCCCATCGATCAGGCTGTTGGTCACTGAGTGAGAGTCCCGAATCATTCCCGTGAGGATGCTTCCGAGAAGTGCGTTGTTTTCAGGTGAGTTCGTCATGTGTCCAGTTTAGGGACACGTGCACCACATGTCAACCCCCAAACACAAGAAAATCCCCCGAACCTAAGCCAGAGTAGTTGCCTAGGTTCGGGGGATCGGGGCTATAGCGCGTGGTCCTTAGTCACGTGCCCAGTAGGTGGTGCCCCGGAACTCGTAAGATGTGTAATCGATGAGCATGTTGTTTGCGGTCTCTTCCCAGTCAATCGCGATCCAGGAAGGGAACTCGGGGGAGATGTAGCCGACATCTTCCAGCATCTGCTTGGCGTACTCGGGGAAGTAGTCATCCGAAATGAAAGACTCTTCGTTCTCGAAAATGTGGGAGGTCTGCTCCTGAAGCTCGTACAGGTCGTCAAGCTCGTCCTGCTCCTCCTCGTCGCGGTCAATGACTGCGATGGCCTCAAGCTCCTCGATGCGAGCCGTGATGTCGCGGGAATCCATGATGTCGTCGGTGCCGTCGAAGTTCTCGTTCATGATGTGCTCCTAAGTGGTGTTGGTTGGTATGTACCCAGCTTAGACGGTGATGCCGACGTGTGTCAACTACTTTCGGGAAACTTTTTTGGGTGTGTTTGTCCCGACTGCGAGAAAGGCGATGATGCCGATGGCGTACCCGACGCCGTGTAGTAGAACATCCATCACAGCACGACCCCCCGCTCATCGTGTGCCCGCACGTGGTGAGAGATGCCGGTCTCGTTGCTCAGAGCCTCCAGCACGTCCTCCAGTACCTCGACGCGCTCCTGTGCGCGGTTCCATGCCGCGTCCTTGTCCTGATAGAACACGTGAGATGTGTCCGAGATGATATCCCTCTCGACACGTGCCACATTCAGGATGTTCTCAACCGTCTTGACGGCATCCTTGAAGCTGAAAATCTTGTTCATGTCGTCCACGTAAGTCATGTCACTCAGCCTTGTCCAGTGCGCGGGTCCAGTTCAGCTTGTCGGTCAGCTTCTGCGCCTCCTTGACCTTGTAAAGGTCCAGGGTGTTCGAACCGTACGACGAACTGTTGAAAAGAAGAGTCGTCTTGAGCACGCGATCAACCACATTGGTCATGTGCTCAAGGCGTGCGGCCCACTCGGGGTCTTCGCCCTCCGCGTCTGCGGTGTCTCCTCGACTGATGATGTTGTCGAAGTCACGGGCGAATGCCTGCTTGGCCATGCCCTCCAGAACGGCCTCTACGCCGAAGCCGTCGAGGAATCCACGGTTCTCGATGTACTCGACACCGTTCCTGAATCCGTCCTTGTGCTCCTCCGCGTACTCACGAAGAAACTTGAGAGTGTTGTGCGTGGTCATGATGTCCTCCTGTGTTGGTTGGTAGTACCAGCTTAGGTGATGATCCAGCGGGTGTCAAGCCCTCTTCAGAATGCTTTCAGCCTGTCTGATGTCGTCCAGGCTCTTGGCATCCACGAGTGCGAGGAACTGCGGGTGCGTGTCCTTACCGGCGCGAACGGCCTCGACCATAGCACGCGAGCGCTGTACCTCTACCTCACGCTCGATGGTCTCATTGAGAATCTTCTTCTTGAAATTCTCGTCAGCGACGAACTGAGTCAGACGGACATTGAAATTGTAGTCGGCTCCTCCGGGGTACAGGATGGCGTACTCCCGAGATTGCTTGCGAAACTTCACGGCCAAATCAGACAACCGCTTCAGTTGGCTTTCGACCGACTCATAGTCAGACTTCCACCTGAAAGGATCAGTCGTGTTCATGTAGTCCGAGACGGAGATTCCGTGCTCCATTGCGAAACGGATTCCGTCCTCGATGGTGTTGAGCACGGCGGTTTTGTTCGTGGGGTTCTTTACTTTCTTCTTCCAGAACATGTCTTCCTCCTCAAGTGGTTGGTACTCACCAAGATACAGACATCACAGGCAGATGTCAACCCCCGTAGTAGAACTTCCAGTCAGCCTCTGTCGGCTGTACCTGCCCGCATTCGGGGCAAACGATGCGATAGGGGCGTGTGATGAAATTCGTCTCTGAGTCGAAGACGGCATCACACGCGATGCACTCACAGGGACTGTCCACTAGATCATCCGTCCTGTTGCATCACTGATGATGCGGTGAACGCGACGGATGATATGGTCGTCCGCCTCGATCCTGATGTTTGTGAACGTCGTCTCAAAGAATCCCTTGTGCTCGTTGTACGTGACCGTGCCACCTTGCATCTCGATGTCACGAAAGAGATTCTTGATCTGACCACGGACAAGTGCCCCGGCGGTCAGGTACTGCATCGTCATCTTGCCCATCACTCGCCATCCTCGGTGTCCACTACGCGAACGTAGTCAATTCCGCGCTTGTAGAGAAGATTCTCTGCGCGAGAGATGGCACTCTCGGGCGTCTCGTAGGTGCGATCCAGAACCCAAGAAGACTCCCAGTATCCCTCGACTGTCTTAGTCTCCACACGGTAGCGGCCCATCCAGTCGGATTCCCGCTCGAAGATCACTGTTCCCTCGCTCATGATGCGTTCTCCCTTACCAGTGTGTTGTGCTGAAACGAAATCTCTTGACGGTATCCCTGATGTCCTCCGCGCCTACCTGATGCACGTCCGATGTTCTTGACGGTCTTGGTTGGATTGCAGGGGCAGTCAGCACTCGCCTTGTGGATAAGGATGCTCTGTCCTGCCGGTGGGATGTGTCTCATGCATACGACGATACAGACTCACCGGCAGGATGTCAAGACTTAGACTGTCTTCTTCACGCCGAACGGGTTGGTGTATGCCTTGTAGGCGACGTTGCGCTCTGCCTTAGCCGCGATCAGTCGATCCTTAGCGGTCTGGATGTCCTTGAGTGAGGCGAAGTTGCCATCCAGCAAGTCGTCCAGGTTCTTCTCTGCCTCTGCGAGCTTGTGCAGGGATGCCGTGTAGGCCTGAGACTGCTTCAGTCCTGCGTCACTCATTAGAACGTCTCCGCGATGTAGAAGAGAGCTTCACGCATGGTCGGTTCGTCCAACTGCGCGCGAATCTCCACGTTGCCATCCTCTGCCAGGATGATGACGGCGGCGATGGGGTAGAGACTGTTGCTCACCGTCTCCTGAATCTGGTCACCGATGGCAACCAGCGCGTCCGGTACTTCCACGTTCTCGGTCATATTCTTGTTCCTTACTCGTCTTCGTATGGGTTGTTCGGTGTGTAAGACTTGGTGATTACTGCGTCCTGTCCGGCTTCCATGCCCTCGTACCAGGCCTTGGCCTTCTCGGCGGCGAGCATGCGGCGGAACTCTGCGACATACTCCTCTTCAGGTTCGCCTTCCGTGACTACCAGAGAGCCAGCGTAGATTTCTTCTACGGCCTTAGCGCTCGGGACAAAAGGATCAAGAGGATGCGGGGTTGCGCTCATGTCACTCACCGTCCCTGTCCCAAGCGGCGGCGTCCAGGGCGTTGTCCCAACCGATGGCGTAGCCCGCATCACGGCCCTTCTCGTAGCCGCGATCTTCTGCGGCCTGCTCCAGTTCGTACAAGAGTCCAGAGTCTGCGATAGCGTCCGCCAGTGCCCCGGCTCCCATGTCGTGGTTGCCGTCAGCACGTCGGATGACTTCAGCCAGCTTGTCTACGAAGAGACGTTCGTCGTTTGCCATGATGTGTTCCTTTCGGTTGGTTATCACCAGCTTAGGGTACGACACTGCGCTGTGTCAACCCCTAGATAGGAATGATTCTCCAGCACACTCCTGCTTTGCGCTTACACATTGAGCAGATGGTCTTACCATCGTCGATGCGCCTCAGCTTCTGCATGGCGGCATTCTTGCAGACGTTGAAGCTCTCGCCCATGCACGTGGCCGTCATCCGGTGTGTGACCTCGATTGAGCACTCCAAAGACTCGTTGTGCCGAAACTCACAGTGCGTGTCGTCCTCAAGGATCAACTCCTCCAGGTCCACAATCTCCAGTGTGTCTGTCATTTCTTGCCCTTGTTGAATCTGGCACGGCTCCTAAGCTCCCGCTCAGCCGCTTTCGCGATCTTGGTGTACTTGGCTGTGAGGGTGAGGAATCCTCCACTGAGGCAGTCTGCTACCTCAGCCTGTGCCCGCTCGTGAATCTTCACAAGCTGATCGTCAGAGATGACGCTGAAATCCTGTCGAAGAGACATTAGAACGGCACGAATTCGTCGTAGATGGCCTTGGCTCCGGCCTTGTATGCGTCCTCTTCAGCCAGTCGAGTGGCCAGGTCGTCAGCGCCGAAGTTGGAGGGCTGGGAGACGTACTCCTGCCACTTGCGCTCTACGTATTCTTCATAGTTCTCGGTCATGAGTTCAGCCTAACCCTCTCTCCAGCGTAAGTCAAGGCCTTGGCCTCCTCAGGAATCCGCACTGAGTTGATAAAGTCGCTCAGCGTCAGCCGTGAGACCTCGATCAGGAAGACCTTACGTGCCACGGCCTGGCACTTGGCTACGCGCATGTGCTCGACGCGAGAACGGAAGCGGATCACGTTGTAGTGACGGCTGTACTTCAGTCCGAGTCTTTCGATGTTACTAAGGGACTTCACATCGAACCACCTAAGCAACTGCTCGATGCTCTCGAACCCGCAGACGAAGTTCTGCTGGTCCTGGTGGTAGTCATCGTCCAAGGCTCGATCACGGTCCCACAGACCCTCGTTCCAGGGTGTGGGATGCCGGTCAGAACTAGGCGTCTCAATACAGGCGTACTCACCCGACTGGTAAGGGCCAACGCCCGTCTCTTCGCACTCGATGCGGTAGAAGTCTCTCTCCATGCATACGAAGATACAGACTCGGTGCGGGTGTGTCAACCCCAATAAACGAAAAACAGGCCGGGGTGTCCCTTATAGACACTCACCCGGCCTGTTCCTCTTGCGGTTATTGGGTACTACTATCGGTTATTGTGCTCCAACACGAGAGTCAACCCGTTGAAGTCATCGTACGACCACGTAGCGGTTACCCCTTGCCAGCTATCTGTCTGCACACCGTCGATCATTCTTGTCGTCTCGATGCGGGTCACCGTAGCTTCTGACACGTCAAGCGCATACAGCACACACGAGATGTCAGACATTGCTTGGGCATCGTCTGCCTTGGCTCCGACGAAGCTGATTGTTCCGTCATCCGATGGCACGTCACACAAGTCTGCGGCCTGCTCAGTGTCGATGGTCAGGAACCCCCCTGAACATCCAGACAGTGCCAGCACTCCTGCTACTGCGAGACCGGCAAGAATCTTCTTCATTGGTTACTCCTTGGCCGCTCTCGTACCGCCAAAAATGGTCAGCGTCAGAGTGAGGATGATCCAGAACCATGCACCAAAGTTACTGGGGTCAGCGGCGATGGTCGGCACGTGGATGGTGAGAATCCAAGCGTCGAACGCGACGATGCCAACGGTCAGCGCGAGGTAGAGCAGAATGACAAGCAGAATCATGTTTTACTTCGCAATCTTGAACGCTGAAGCCTCGCCCAGAACATCCTGAGACGATACGACCTCATGTGCCTTTTCGAACTCGTCAGGCTCGATCATGTAGACGATGTTGCTTCCGTGGTCGCGGGCGAACCAGAACCCGGCCTGCACTACAGGCTCAAGCTCTTGAGCTTCCGCCAGTTCTTCGGCCTGCTCACGGGTGCTGATCTGATCGGGGTACTCGGCTACGAACATGTCCGCAAGCCAACCCCTAACGACCTTCTCCTCTTCGGGCGTGGTGATCTTCACGGCTTGCGCCGGGGTGGTCTTCTTGATGGTGACAATCTTTCCCATGTTGCATGTATACGCACGATGCGCTAAGAAAACAAGAAACCCCCTCCTTGTGCTCGGGAGGGGGTCTTGCTCGATGCAACTCGCGTACCGGTAGTGAGACTCGAACTCACGTATTCTGGAGTATGAAACCAGTGCCTTACCTCTTGGCGATACCGGCAGAACCTAGGACCCTCTCATCCCGAGAAAATCCTAAGTCGTATTAGTAGAAGCCTACCACACTTCTCGCTTCCACAGTCGCTTCTCGATCTTACGACCGTGGCGACGAAGTGCCCTGCTCTTGCGGTCATCCGTGGTGCAACACTTACGACCGTACATGCACTCCTTGGTGTGGAGCTTGCGGTAACTCTGCGTCAACATCATGTAACGAGTGTAGCAGACGAATCAGCTAACGAACAAGTAGGAATCCACGTCGGCTACTGTGATCTTCACAGCGGCCTTATTTGTCTTCGGGGCATCTACACGTAGGTAGACGGCGTATCCAGCCGCTACGGCCCTCTTGAACTCGCGAGAAGCACGAATCTTCCCATCCTTGTCCACTACCAGGCGCTCAACGTAGTGTGCGCTGTTCATGGCGGGCTTGGTCTTCGTGTTCTGCCAGATTAGCTGAATCTCAACTACGTCACCGGCAGTTCCTGTTCCGTAGATGTGAGGGGTAATCGAGTAGGAACCTACGCCGCCCACGACGTTGCTTGCATTCGACGCGGGAACGTTGGCTACCGTGTGTAGATAGAACCCTGCTCCTGGAGCTAGGTTTCGACCTGATGTGCGAGAGGTCTTGTCCTCCCTGTGATATGAAATCACTTCAATCTCCTTGGGGGGTTTCGGTGTTGCGGGCGGGCTGAACTTTCCGCCGTTGTTCAAGTAGTTCTTCAGAGCGGTGATGCTCTTAGCTCCGAAATCACCGTCAGCGTTCTTCGCTCCCATAAGGAAGGTCTGAAGTGCCTTGATTGTGGAAGGTCCGAAATCGCCGTCAGCCTTGATCTTGTAGCCGATAGCGATGAGCTTGTTCTGAAGTGCAGTAGTTGTTCCCGCACCCCAATTTCCGTCAGCCTTGACTCCAAGTACGGTCTGAAGCTTCTTAATGGTTGCGACATCTAGAGCACTCGACTGGTTGCCTGCTCCGGTACCCTGTCCGTAGTACTTGTCGCGGCTCTTGAAATACTCGAAGTGCCACGGCTCTACAAGATTACCGTTGCGGTAAACGGTGCGAATCCATCCGTGATCGGCTAGTAGCTGTACGTAGTTCTGACCCTCGTCAGTGTCGATAGCGGCACCCTTTTGGTGGACGCTAGGACCATTACCCTTGGGGGGTCCGTCTGGAGACAGAGCGATAGGCGCTCCGTACTTGAGGTAGCGCTGAAAGTGCTCATTCTGACGTTGCCAGGTGCGACCGGCCTCGGTAACCTGTAGACGGTGACCCAGCTTGCTGTCAATGCGGAATAGGGATGCGGCAGGGTCCGGGTTCAACCAGCCACGTCCTCCGCCAAGGTCAGTCATCTAGTTCCTCGATGTCTACCTCGACTAGGGATTCCCCATCGTCAGACAACGCAACATAGACGACTGTCCCATCTACGCGATCCGTGAGGATGCGAGGAACGTCGGTACTCTTCAGAGTCTCTAGAAGAGTGGTGTCATTGTATTCGTAGTCCATAGCTACACTCCTAAGGTGTCTATGTACTACTATCGTGCTCTCAGTCGATCCAGAGCCTCAGCCAACCCGCCTCTGTGTCCTTCTCGTAGTGAATGTCCACGTTGATCCAGCCGTGATCCTTGATAAGGTGAGTGGCGATCTGCTCCTCGTCTCTTTCGGTAGTAAGCATAAGCTCACCCGTTCGTGCGAGGGTGTGGAATTCTTCTTTTGTCAAGCTGTCCACAGTGGAATCCGTTCTTGTTGGTAGGAGAGTCACTTCCGTATCTCCCTTCGCACCCTCAGGAAAGTTCTTGGGTGCTATTTGTGGACTGTGCGGGAATCGAACCCGCCTCGTGCACCGAAACTCTCCAGTCTCATACAGCCCATTACAGCGAGACGACGCGCGTGTAGCTACTCAACGCCGTCCGCGTGGAAACAGTGGGAATCGAACCCACCCAGTCTCCTTGCAAAAGAGACTCGCCACCTTGGTACATGTGCCCCCGTGGGGATAAGGTGCCATGCGTAACACATGGTCTTTCTTTTTTATCACGGACGAACCGGACCCTTTCCGTGGACCTGACGCGAATCGAACGCGCGACCTCCTGTGTGCAAAGCAGGTGCTCTACCAATTGAGCTACAGGCCCATAGTGCCCGTCTCAGCAACAGAGACTATTGTGAGAGCTAGCTACTCTCGGCTGTGGAGAATAGGGGATTCGAACCCCTGACCTTCTGTCTGCCAGACAGATGCTCTACCAACTGAGCTAAGACCCCATATGCCCTTTCACGTGATAGGCCGGGACCAGCCTTCCGTCTCCCCGCAGTGAGGATTCACGTTAGTAGCCCTTCAGGGATTTGAACCCTGGACCTCAACATTATCAGTGTTGCGCTCTAACCAACTGAGCTAAAGGACTATGCGAAGCGAATGTTCCAACCAGGAGGAATCGAACCCCACTCGCCTCTTGCAGGGGAGGCCTCCCCTACCGTACCCACACCTAGAGTTGAACTAGGACCTTTTGCGTATCAGACAAACGTGCACTACCAGTACACCATGCGGGCTTATTTGTCCGGTGTGATGTCGTTGACTCGCTCGACAATCTCCTCGACCTTTTCTTGTTCTTCTTCGTGCCTTGCGGCTTCAATCTCTTCTTGCCTTACTTCCACCTTAGCGGCCTGCCAAGATGAAATCTCACCTACGAAGTTCGCATAGATCGAGACAACTGCGAGATAGAGAATGCTTGCTTCCTTCCAGACCTCAGGGAGAAGGAAGTAGATCAGGCACACAACCGGTAGGTTGATAGCCCAAAAGATGGCGAGACGAAGGTGTAGCTTCTTCTGCGCGTTTACGTCTGCCAGCATATCAAGGATTTTACTCATATTGATACTATCGCGCTACGAAGTTAGAAGACCGCGCCGCTTAACGGCTCGATTAGTCCGTGTCACACGCGGTCTCGCGCCCCTGACAGGATTCGAACCTGCGTCTCGGAGTTTAGAAGGCTCCAGCTAATCCACTCAGCTACAGGGGCATTTGTTGGCTGTTCGTCCGCGTATACTCGGCCAGGTTGCCATCCTAGACTCCCCTAAGGAATTAGAGTCCTCATACCTACCACTCCGCGTACATCTATTTCTAGACTTCGGCAGTCAGCTTGGCTGATGGGCTACTTCAGTTATACGCTCATTCGTCGGATTCGTCAAGCCACGACCAAGAATCCTTGTCGTAGGCGAGCTTATCTGCTGTCTCACGCTCGATGGGGATGCGTACAAGCTCCGTAGAGCCGTGCCAGTCCCACTCGAAGGCCCACGCGATGGGACCTGAGTTGCAGAAGTGGTGACCTGTCAGTACACAGAGCTTGTCTGCGACCCATGCCACCCCTGAGCGGAAACGTGAGTACTCTTCCACAGTGAGGGTGAACCCCTCGTCCTTCTGATGTGATACCTGTACTCTACGTGGCTTCATTGTGTTCTCTCTTGTTAGTGCTTGGAGACGGTAGCCGGAATCGAACCGGCGTAAACAGGTTTGCAAGCTGTTACCTATGCCACTCGGTCATACCGCCAAGTCATGTATACGCCTCAGATGAAGTCAGAGACAGGGAAGATGTAAGAATCTACCTCATCCTCCACGTCAACAAAGACGTACCCGTATTCGACTCTCAGGCCTACGATCCTCTTGTCTGGCATCTTGGCCACCACGAGAGGCAAGTAGACGGAGAGTTCTTCTTGATTGTTCATGTGGGTCCCCAGAGGATCGAACTCTGACCTGAAGGGTAAAAGCCTACAGTGCTACCATTACACCAGAGACCCGTCTTGTATGTGTGCGGATTCGATGACAATTAGAACATACCAGTTCGCACTTTGCTACTTCATCCCAAATAGTTGCGTCTGACCAGTTGCCAGGCATACTGGAGACATTACACTTCTTACCGTCTAGATGATCGAAGTCCATGACGTAGTAAGGGAAGTGAAGTCCGCAATCTGTACAGGGATGCGACTCCTTGTACTCGATAAGCATTTGCCTTTGACGGAAGCGCTCAGTATTGGCCCTATAAGTCACCACAGACTTGTGCTTCTCTGTGTTCTCGGCGTAGTACTGCTTGGACCTAGCCGCGTTGCACGACCGGCACCAGGACTGTAGGCCGTCAGGAGACTTAGCCCGCTTCGCGAACTCGGCTAGGGGCTTATCTGTCTGACACTTGGGACATCTTTTCATGTCCTCTACTATCGCACTTTTAAGCGATGACTTTTAGGGGGGCTAGGCAATTGACTAGCGGGACGCACTTTGGGTGTGAACCTCACAGCTACCGGCTGTTGCGCGTATTCCCTCATTAGGCCACATCGACGCTTGTGACGGCGTAACCCGTCCCAAAGCCCTCGTAGATAGCCTGAGCTTCTTCGGCGCTCTCAGCCTCGATCAGAGGCCGCTCACCGGCTGTTCCTGCTTCGTTCTCTGCGTTCACAAAGTACTTGTTCACGATTCCTTCTTCCACTGTCGCTTCTCGCGGGAGCGTTGGCGCTTCACGCCGTAGCGATGGTTGCACTTCTCACCGACACCAGACACGTACTGCTCGATATTGCAGTCACAGTTTCGCGAATGAATACGGCCCATGAGCTTGGCCATGATGCTCCTAACGTACCCTCGACGGGACTCGAACCCGTGTCTCATCCTTCGGAGGGATGTGCTCTATCCTCTAAGCTACGAAGGTGTACTTAGCAAGAAGGTCGGCAACGTCGATCCAGCGCGTACGCCTTGACTCCGTGTACTCGATCTGAACCCTGCTGTTCAGCGGGTCACTCTGGATGATGTGAAGTTCGCGACCGTTCCTTGTCCAGGTGTCGCCAATCTGTGGATCGTACATGATGACTCCTTCAGTCACTGACTACTATCGAAAACTTGCCTCAGGTCGTAATTACATTTGGCCTTGCTTACCTGAGGACTTTCTGCGAGGGTTGCAACTCCCAGAGCGCCACTCACTTAGCATTTGCATATGGCGGGTGGGCCTCGCATTGCACCGGAGCCTGGTATCGAACCAAGTCTAAGAGGGTCAAAGTCTCTTGTGCTACCTTTACACCACTCCGGTATGTGGGTAACTACCGCACTACGATCTAGTTCGCGACCATTTGTCGTAGGTGAAATAGCTACCTCGCTCCCCAGCCTGGCGACGATCCAAGCATTCCTGATTCAGAGTCAGGCGTTTTACCAACATAAACTACCGGGGATCAGAGCCTTTACCCCGGCTCAGTGGGGGTTTACTTCTTGGGCTTGTAATTGTCTGCGAAGTCGTGGATTGCCTTGACAAGGAATTCCTCGACCGTGAGACCCATCTTGCTTGCCGCTCTTTCCCAGATAGCGAACTCATCGTCCTCTACCTCGAATTCGTCAATCAACTCGCCGGTCTCCTGAGAGGTAAGCCGAATTGTTTGTGTCATCTTGCCCACCTTTTCTCGAAATCACCTGATCTTCCGTGTTCCAATTCCCATTCGACCCACTCGGAAATGGTCTTCGGCTTGTAGAATGCGAGCCAAAGCTCAATCTCGCCCATGTCGTAAGCGCGCTGTGCCTCAGCCTGAGCGTTGTATTCACCGATGGACTCACCCACATCCATACCGTGGAGGAAGAGTGGGTGATCGAATTCGTCCACTAGTCGGCATCCTCGAAGTACATATCGATGATCTTCGTAAGGATACGGTTGGCCTTGTCGAACACGGCCTTGGTGTCTTCCTCACTGACTTCTTCGTGCTCCTCGAAGAGTGCTTCAGATACCGTAAGGTATTCGATACCCTCGTCAAGATGCTCCACTACGAGTTGCGTTGCCGCATCCTCAATCTCTTCAGGTGTCATCTCTGTTCCTTTCTAGCGCGCCACTACCAGGACTCGAACCTGGATTCTCTGCTTAGGAGGCAGAAGCACTATCCCTTGTACTATAGCGGCTCATTTAGAACGCCGTTGTCAAATTCCCAGTGATGATTGGGGCATAGGCCTCTGACGTTCTCTCTTGCGTTTACTTCTCGAATAGTAGCCGTGTCCGGAAAAGATGCCACGTCAACGATGTGAGCTACTTCTACCATTTTGGCGTATCCGCAAACTTCACACTCAGCAAACTGATGCATCTTTCTAGCAAAGTAACGAACGTGGTCGGTCCACCTTAGGCTCTTGCTTGTTGCCTTGAGTTCACCGACTGTCTTATCCAGTGCTCGGTCACGCTTAGCTAGTGAGTGACAAGATCGGCATAGAACAGTGTCGTAAGCCACAGTAGTTCCGCATCCACCGGGACACGGCTTTCTCTTTGACTCTCGCCATTCTTGTACTCGTGTGTTCATCCTTCCATCTTATCACAGATGAAAGGGGTAACGTACCACTATTCAGAATCGAACTGAAATCCCCAGGTTCGTAGCCTAGTATCGTATCCATTGGACCATAGCGGCGTATGTGCGTTGTTCAGTCGCACCCCTGAGAGTTTATCGCCCTCCGGCATTCCCGTCCATAATCAGTAAAGCACTCGGGTCTACTGAAGATTGACTGTCGGAATTCTAGAGCATGAACCTCGTGACCAGAGCCAGGAAGTCCCGCAATCCGTTAGTCCTTGAGAAAGGCATGAATACGATCATGTTCAGAAGGCGTTGTAATTGTAGGTCTTTTCGACCTTCTTGGTCAGGTGAAGTTCGACCTTCTCGCTGTTCACGAAGAGGAACGATCCTGTCTGAGCATCGACCTTCACAAGGTCAGAGACAAGGAACTCGGCAGAGCCGTCTCCGTCCTCATCCAGCCCCAGGAGGCTGTCTTCCCAGTCCTTAGCGGCACCGGGAGCGGTGAAGTAGATGCGGATGGGGTTACCGTTCAGCGGTGCACCCCTCCAAGTGACGGCAATCTTCTTGTCCTCAGAGAGGATGAATCCCTCGTAGTCAGCCATGTTGCTGAACTCAGGGCGAGCGTTCAGGAAACTCATCGTCTCCTGAGCCGTCTCGTCGTAGCGGTTCATCTCCTCGACCATAGCCTTGAGGATGTCGAAGTTGAACTCCGAGAAAGCTACTGCGATCTTGCAGACGCCCTCCATGTTGGCCTGGTTCTTGAGGTTGTCACGGCAGTACTCCTCGATGAACTCGCGCTCCAGACCCTTGTAGTCCTTGCGGTAGTAGATACGACCGGGACGGTTCTTCAAGTGCTGGTTGATGCGGTACGAGTCGTTGCACGTGATGACGAACATCTTCTTGGACGGGTAGACCCCATCGAAGAGAGTCAGGAGTGCTTCCTGAGACTTCTGCTCATCGTACGTCTTCTCGAACTCATCGAAGAGAATGATCGTAGGCTGATCGATGGTCTGCATGAACTGGTTGAACAGTTCACCGTGCCACGGCTGGTTGATGATGATGGTCGGGATGTTGTTCTGGAGGCCGATGTGACTCAGCTTCTTGGCCTGGAGGGTCTTACCTGAACCCTTCTCACCCGCGAGCATGACACCGGTCGAAGCCGGGCGATCCATGAACGTGGTGAAGATGCGCTCGGTGACCTTGTTGGTGTCTCCGTAGACCTTACCGGAGATTTCCAGGTTCGCGACCATTGAGAGGAAGAAGCGGCTGTTCATCTCGTCCCAGCCGACAGTGTAAGTGCCTACAGGAAGGTTCTCCTGGAGGTTCAGCGCGTTCTTGTCTGCGACGTTGAACCGCGCTCCTGCTCTGATGTAGTAAGTCATGATCTATTTTTACGCCTGTTCTGGTTGGTTGTCAAGTTGTTTTCTAGTTTTCTTTGTTTGTAGAGCACCCCTGGCTGGATTCGAACCAACGACCTTGAAGTTAACAGCTTCCTGCTCTGCCACTGAGCTACAGGGGTAAGGCGGCTTTGTATCGTGGCCACGGCACGCCCCGACTTCCACGGAGAGGATGAGCCACCACTAAGGTCGTACGTGTCCTCGTAGTAATGCTATCCTTCAATCCACCACTTCGTATGCCTGCCCTAGATGCAGTTCCGCCGTCGCGGTACATCGGTTCCGAGTTAGCCCAGTGTGGTGGCACTGCTCGGTGTATATCGGGTAGCTCCCCTGGCTGGACTCGAACCAACCTACCTCCACGTTAACAGCGTGGCGCACTCGCCTGGAGCGCTACAGAGGAATATGGGAGGGATTCACGTACCCTCCCGACTTGTATACCTAGCTCGTTCCAGTATACCCAACGACTACCTTCGCCGCTATCCGCAAATCGGTTATAGGCCAGGAGACAAGTAGCTGTCCTGTGGGGTTCTCAGTACTTCTCTTCTACTCCATCGAGCCATTCCTGGAATGCCCCGAAGATGTCGTATCCGTCGATGTACTGGTTGCCTTTTGAGTCGTATACGACCTCGCCGTTCAGGAGAACGACGAACTCGTATTCGGTGTACGAACACGTCTCACAGAAACCGGAGTCCCAGGTGTACGTTCCATACTCGATCTTGTCTGTGTCGGAAGCTCCCAGCCTCTTGGCGGCAAGCTCCCTAACAGTGCCCTTCAGGGCTTCTTTGTTGTCGTAGTACGTCATATTTAGCCTCGTCCCCACGAGTAGATTTCCTTGAACTCAGGTACCCTCGGCTGGAACCTGAGCTTCATGCCAGCTTCCTGAGGGGTCCTGTCGTCCTTGACGTTGTTGCACTTGAGGCAAGCGGTAATCAGGTTCTCCCACGAGTCCTTACCACCGCGCGAGCGGGGCTGGATGTGGTCAAGCGTGTCACCGTACTGGCCACAGTACGTGCATGTGTAGTCGTCGCGTCGGAGGATGGTGCGCCGCGTCGGACGAATCTCGCCCTTGCGCTCGTACATCCACTTGGTGTAGACGTATCTAACCAACTCCAATGCTCGGGGCTTCTCGAACTGTCCGAAGGTTCCTTCGTCCACGTCCAGAATCCTGGCGACACCGCGCCACATCATGTTCATAGCCTTCTGAACCGAAATCCTCTTCAGAAGCTGACCCTTGATGGAACCGCTGTCGTCAAGGCATGCACCTTGATTGTAAAGCTCTACGTATGCAGTCATGACGGGTCCTCCTTCCAAGAGTCTAGTGTCCGATTCAAGACTGTAGTTCGCCACGGAATTGAACCGTGCGTCCGAGTGTGTAAAACTCAGGGGAGGAAACCACCCCGCGAACCGTATAGCCCGTAAGGTGAGCTAGTCCAAAGATACCAGACAGGTGACATCATCACAAGCCCTGCCGGGTATCAATTCTTAGTAGCTGTCGGGATCGAAGCCAAGTTGAGGCTCAAGCGGGAGCTTGGGATCAGCCGTGTAAACGCGGTGCATGTGATCGAAAAGAACGTTGCGCTCCTCCTTCCAACCCTGCTCTCCTGCACGGAAGTTCTTGCCCTTGTAAAGGACCGCCACTTTTTCGTTCAGTGTGGCTTCCAGGCGGCGAAGGTCTTCCTTGCGATGCTCTACCTGATCCTGCTCGATGTGCTTCAAGAGCTTGTCCGGGATCAGGCTCTTGGCCTCGTCTCCCAAGACGTTGACGACGTTCAGGATGGTCTCACGGAGAAGATCGTTCTCGTGTGTGAGGTCGTCATTGCGATCCTGCACCGGCTTCAGGGCCTTAGCGATTTCGCGGTTGGAGCGTGCCTGACGCTCGGCTTCCAGTTCTGCTTCCGACAGTTCAACTCTACAAGGCATTGTGCCCTCCTCTTGATTGGTTGTTACCAGTCTAGGGACGATCCTTGCAGATGTCAAGCGTAGATGTGGAGAGATTCGAACTCTCGACCTCCTGTGAGTCATACAGGTGCGCTAGCCACTGCGCCACACATCCATAGAGGGCAACTTCTCGTATTGCCCGTGAGAGGTCAGCCAAAACCCATTCAACGTCCTCAAGTTCTGCCTTTATAGGGTGGCGTGATGAGGTCACATTCGTCCCTGAGCCACTTGTGGGTCTCGAACCCACGGCCTTCTGCTTACCATGCAGATGCTCTACCCCTGAGCTAAAGCGGCATGGCATGATTGGGCACCTACTATCGCCCTTCCTGAGGTCATACACCCCAACGGATTTCGTCTCGCGAGACGGGCATTCCTACCCTCAGGCGTCGGATTTAGCATCCTCTATTGAGCAGACAAATATGAGCCTGCACCCTTTGAGCCAAATGCGGGAATCGAACCCGCGCTACCTGATTACGAAACAGGTGCACTACCACTATGCTAATCCGGCATATGTCTTCCCTAACAGTTAGCACTCTTTCGAGCCTGTGTCTTTCGGGGATTCTGGTTTGGAAGACTGGCTTACTACAATCCCTTTTTCAGCCGTTTGCTAGCGTGCCCCTCAGAAGAATCGAACTCCTGAAGCCGGTTTACAAGACCGGTGTTTTACCACTAGAACTAGAGGGGCAAAGTCCCTTACGACGTGCTACGACTCCTGAGGTTGTTCACTGCGCAAGCGCGGATATTCCTCGTTGGTATCGGCCAACACCGCCCCTAGGGCACAATTGGGATTCAGTAAGCAGGTACGCCGCTACAGGGCCGAAAGGAGGAGGTAGCAGGATCACCTATGAAAAACCCCAGTCGTCCTTCATCTTGTTATCATGTCCATGAACACCAACTGCTCGCCGGATCACCGCTACGCCAATAGCTCCCCGCCGTCCTGCATTTCAAGATGTTGACTTACTGAATCCACGAGAGCCTATAGCGGGAATCGAACCCGCGCCCTCAGCTTGGCAAGCTGAGATGATACCATTTCACCATATAGACGTTGGGCCTGGAGTTAGTTTGAATGCAACCCTCGGCGTAAATCATTGGTACAGCGCCGCACACGCACCAGCGAGCTATTTCAGGAATCGAACCTACGGCGTTGAGAGAGGTATGCGGGAATCGAACCCACCTAACCAGTTTGGAAGACTGGTGCCGTCACCATCATGGCTCATACCCCATGCCCGCCTGATTACGCACAGACGGAATGCGATGAGTTTTACCGGTATGGGTGCTACTCACAAACACCGTACCCCCGGTGGGATTCGAACCCACGACTCGCTGATTAAGAGTCAGCTACTCTAGCCGCTGAGTTACGGAGGCATAAAGGGCTAGAACTGACTAGGAACTCCCCTTCGTGGTCCCATGAATACGAGAGGGACTGCCCGGTGTTGGTATCGTCAACTGTACTTACACGTGCACGCTTCTCGTACGTACATAACGCTCTCTTTGTTATCGATACACTGAGAAGGCAAAAACGTCCGGGACATACCGGAGTGGAATGGGAGTCACCCCATACGTGGGTCTACAGGGAGTCGAACCCTGGCTTGAGCGTTAAGAGCGCCCAGTGCTACCGTAACACCTTAGACCCATAAGAGGCGATGATGACAGGTCACCCCCCTCGCGTATCCCGTTCTGGTAGGATAAGACCGCTTTTCTTTACGATGATCCAGCTAAACACCCTCGGCACGATTCCCCGACCGAGTGGGGACTAGAAATGTCAATTCTAGTACTTAGTCTTGAAAGTTTGCGCCCTGGCTTCCCGAATCGAACGGGAACAGGTACCGTACACCAGTACCAGGACGACTTTAGGGGAGCTACCCCACTTAAGTCAAGTGTGGGCCATCATCTAGCATCATGCCCACTGTGCCGGAGAAGTGTTACTAGAAACTCCTAACCGGTCAACGCGGAGATAACAGGATTCGAACCTGCGGTAGATTTCAACCTACTTCACTTTAGCAAAGTGACGCCATAAGCCTCTCGGCCATATCTCCAAAACGCCCACAAGTCCTGGCACCGGCAGGATAGCCCATGTGGTGGACTATACCAGAGTCGAACTGGAATTTCTCGTGGGTTTCGCGGAAGGTACAGGACTCGAACCTGCAACCGTGTTACCGGATAATTGCTTTCAAAACAACGCGCTTTCCATTCGCTTACCTTCCAAAGATACCACCTAGATAAAGGTAAGAGCAACCCCCTTGTGTCTCGCGGACCCAAACCCTCCTCCCCGTGGCCCTATCTAGCAAGTCACAGGATTCGGTTCAGTAAGGATGCAACCCTAGCCGCACAAAGACGACGTGTGGTAACGCGGAGATGACAGGATTTGAACCTGCGGTGGGTTTAACGCCACTTCTGCTTTCGAAACAGACGCCATAAGCCTCTCGACCACATCTCCATATAGGGAAACTGGACGCTACCCCAGTATCAACCGCTTTAGAGGCGATTTTAAGCATGCTTCACGCTCTTCCCTTTGCGGAGTAGACAGGATTCGAACCTGCGAGGGATTGGGTACCCAACTTGCTTTCCAGACAAGCGCCATAGGCCTCTAGGCGACTACTCCATTCCGGGGCCAGGCTCTTACGTCCTGGTCCCGTATCGGATTCCACTGTGTACTTGACGGGGAGCCGCCGTAGCGCTTTACCCAGAGTTCTAGTGCTCATCCTGTCCGGAATTTCTTCCCCCAAGGAGGCTATGTCTTAATCTTACGGGCTTCCCCCGTAAATGTCAAGAGCCTCTGTCAGATTTCTCTGAAGAGGCTCTTGGAAGTCTAGTTTTATGAATCTAGACAGGCCTCTTAACGCCGGATACCTGCTTCGAGGCTCCGCGCGTTGCGATGGTCTGATTTGTACTCATGTGTCCTACTGTAACATACATCTGAGCCGGAAGGCCCAAACTGTCAGAAATTTTTCAGAGTTGTCCCTGAAGCCGGTTCTCGATGAGGCGATCACGGGTATCCAGTACCAGTGTTCCGCCCAGTTCTTCGAGCTTGGCCTGGTTCTTCTCTCCGTGGTGCTTGCAGAAGGAGAAGAGGCCGTCCTTGTAGAAGAAGAACATGTACGAACGAGTGGATGCGATGACACCGTTCTTCACAGTGGAGTCGCACTGCTCGCAAGGCACATAGTCCTCAACGCCAGGGAGGTCGATACTGAACTCGATGGTCTCCGCGTCCGTTACCGTGACGACGGGTTCTGTCTGTGTGATAGCTTCCATAGCTCTACTATCGCCCCTCTAGAGTCAGATGTCAAGTCCTTAGAGGACTTCGACCCCAACAATCTTTCCGTTATGGTCTACGTCCACGAAGACGTGTCGGCTTCCGAGGTCTACGACCTTCGCTACTGTGGTGTCTTCGTCACCGAAGTAGTAGGCGTTGACTTCCTCATCGAATGATGCTTCCATGATACTTCCTACTATCGCTTACTGGGGCACTCAAGCGTCGGACTCTTGCCGTTCCATCCGGTCCAGTCCTCTACTTGCTTCGCCTTCTTGGACAGGTTGCAGTTAGCACAGGATGGAACTAGATTTGAAATACAGTTCATTCCTCCGCCAGCAAGAGGTACGAAGTGGTCGGTGTGCTCATAAGAACCCCCGCAGTAGAAACAAGAAGCTCCATATGCTCTAATCAGAGTCTGACGAAAGCTTTTATCTACGCAACCGCACTCGGCCTCCCGCTTCCTGGCTCTGTATCTAGCCGCTTTTGCGAAGTGTACGTCCTTATTTCTCAGATAGGAGGCGCGATTGCTGGCGTGAACTTTCTCTGGGTTATTCTTGTACCAAGCTCTTCTGGTCTCTCTGGCCTTTTCCGGATTTTTCTTTTGCCACGCTTTCACCCTAGACCTGTTTACCTCTGGGTGTGCCTTGATCCAAGCGCTTGATACTTTGCGTCTCTTCTCGGCAGTTCTAGCCGCGTATTCTCTATCCTTGGCGCGCTTGCACTCTCTACATGTTCTTCTATATTTTCCGTCAGGATAGGTAGGCCACTCGTCTCTAGGCTGAAGTGTGCCGCATTTTGGGCACAAGGCCCTCTCTACGGAAATCACACTCATCAGACACGTGACTCTAGCTCTTGGCCACCGTAGAAGCCTTTGCCGTTGTCGATCTGGATGAGTTCCACGTAGAACTCGCCGGTGTCGCGGTAGCGGATCACTGCCACGCCCTGTTGCCAGTCCTCGTAGAACGTGGCCTTAGAGCCGTCCAGGTGTCGTGCACCGTGCACGGAAGGTACTGCACCGTCGATACGACACAGGCATCCAGGGTTGACGTTCATCGTCCTGATCTTGCCTGCCCTGTCGAAGATCGTCTTGGACTGAATCTCAAGCCTGTGAGAGTGTCCAAAGATGGTAGACAGGTGTGGAGTCGTGTTGGCATACGCTGAGGCCGTAGAACCGTTGCTACGGCTCTTGGTGCCATGAATCACACGGAGGTTGTCGGTGATCCAGTGCTGTCCGGCTGGGTATGCGTCGATGTAGGTGGTATCGAAGTCATCGAGACCAATCAGATTCGGGAGACTCATCACAGGCCACGAGTCTGGGTATCCGGCCTTACGAAGTCCCATAGCGCTCTTCGCGTTGGCTTCCATGAAGCCCTGCATTCGCTTGTCGTGGTTACCCTCGATCCAGTGAATCTCTCCACTGGTAGCGGCTCGGGTCTCAGCGGCGAACCTACGGCCACGCTCTAGGGCATGCTGTGTGGTGTTCGCGAATCGAGCTTCCTGTGCCCATCGGCCCTGCTCTGCAAGGTCTAGGATGTCACCGGCAAGAATCGTCTGGTCTGGGTCCTCAAGCTGTACGACCTGGAGGAAGACATCCATAGCCTGGTCGTCATGGTACGGGTACAGGTTGCCCTGGTCGTCCATGTCGAAGCCGATCTGAGTGTCTGCACCGATCACGGCTGTCTTGAACTTGGAGACCTTCGGAGTCTTGACTACGGGACGTAGCTTATAGACGGTCGTGGAAGGCTGGATGACAGGCCACAGAGGCACGCCTTCGTCGTCCAAATTCTTGTTCTTGTACTTGACATTGAGGAGCTTGTTCCAGTAACCACCGGACGGATTGGAAGTTACTCCAAAGGTGAAGGTGACATCTTCCGGATTGGTACCCTGCTCAAGAAGCCAGGCCTTCCAATCATCCTCTCCCCAGGCTGTTGTAGCCATGAGGGTGGCTTCCTTGAAGTTACCTTCGGAATCCTTCATGAAGTACTCATCGGCCTTGATAGCGGCTTGCGCCTTCTCCTTGGCCTTCTGGATGTCTTCGCCTAGCTCACTCATCGAATGTCCTCGTCCTTGAGAGTTCCGTCTTGCAGTTGCTCTCTGATCCTGTTGAGAGTGTCCTTAGAGACCTGAAGGCCTGCCCTCTTGAAGGCTTCCTGCAAGTGGGTCTTCAGAATGGTCTTGTCGTGCATAGCATCCAGAGCGATCTTACGATCCTCCTCTGAAAGAGAGTCGAGCCACTTCCTGAAGTTGCTCGGCTTCTGCTTTGGCTCACGTACGTCCTTCAGGCTATCACTGAGGATTGACACAAGGTTCTCCCTGGGGTATGGCTGGTTATACAGCTTCTAGTCTAGCTCATGTATACGCCTGTAAGGCCGTTCAGGCAAAGAAAAACCCCAGATCATGTGCTGACCTGGGGTTTTCTAGTTAGACGATCTTGGCGAGCAGTGCCTTAGCCCTATACTCGTCGGGACCTTCAGAGTAGCCGTTACGCGCTGTCTCCTGTGCTCCCTCGATGAGGGAAGAAGACTCCTCACGTGCCTGCTCTGCCGTCAGAGGACCGGTGAAGCTCTCCGGGAACGTGTGGTTCTCCCACGGCGTTGGGCAGGAGCATCCAGAGTCAGTGGACAGGTAGTACCCGTCTTCTCTCTTGACGACAAGGAGGATGTAGAACTGATATGAAGCGTTGTCAAGCTCAAGTTCATCGACCCACTCAACATCAGTGATGACACGAGGGGCGTTCTCTCCGAAATAGCTGGAGTAAAGTTCGAATTCCATATTGCCCTCCTTGGGGTCTCATTGTGCGCAAGAGGGGACTCGAACCCCCACGCCCTTTCGGACACCAGACTCTCATTCTGGCAAGACTACCTATTCCATCACTCGCGCGTATTCACAGAGGAATCCTAGATGTTGGGCTGAGGTCCGTCGCTACTCCTGCGGTGTCTCAAATTGTGCCGTACGCATTGCCCCAACATTGTGCTCATCACGGGAGTCGAACCCGCACGCCCTATCGGGCACCAGCTTCTGAGACTGGCGTGTCTACCTGTTTCACCAAACGAGCGTAGCTCCGGTGGGATTCGAACCCACAGCATCACTGATTCTAAGTCAGAGTGGTCTTCCGTTGCCTACGAAGCCATATACTAGGGTGGAGAAACGTCTCGAAAGCTTCCTCCTGCGTCCGGGCTTTGAGTGAGTTTCCGGCTTCGACGCCTAGCGCGCCTACTGTGGGACCTCAGGGAATCGAACCCTGTCCTACCGCTCTTCAGACGGTCGCGCGCTCCAGCTACGCCAAAGTCCCATAAAGGGAAATGGTCCTTACACCAACCTGCCGATGTGGCACGTCTGGGAGTCCAACCCAGTCCACCGGCTTTATCAGGCCGGAGTGCTCATTTGCCTCGTCCCTAGTGTTGAGACGATTCCCTGCCAGCGCTCACTAATGGTTGAAGGTCACTAATCCTCAACGTCCGAATATTGCGCCATGCGTGGGAGCAGTAGGAATCGAACCTACCACGAACTGATTTACAGTCAGCCCTGTCATCCTTGGCTCTTCTACTCCCGTATGAGCAGTTTACTAACACGTGCTCAGGTGTAGCGCTTGGGTTCGCCAGCCTGTAGGCTTTTTCGTTGACCAGAAGCCTCAAGAACTTACCGCTTACGCGGCAAGCTCATAACTGTTTTGTGTTGCGTCCTGAGTGAGAGAGTCGAACTCCCCGAGCCTAATGGCAACTGGGTTACAGCCAGTCCCGCTACCCCTACGGTATAACTCAGGTTATGTGACCCTATCGCCGTCTCGCGTCGGATTTGAACCGAATAGCTATCCGTGGGAGGAATGTTGCTACAACGTGACCCCAGAGGGAATCGAACCCTCATTACCGGCTTGAAAGACCAGCGTCCTAACCACTAAACGATGGGGCCATATGGCTCACGTGGGGGACATTTCCCCAACTCCGAGCCTTGCTCGGTGTTTTTCTTAAACTACACGCTTGCGTGATCCCACGGGGAATCGAACCCCGGTTACTAGGCTGAGAACCTAGCGTATTAGCCGCTATACGATGAGACCAAATTCCGGGGGTTTCGAGGCCCCGGAGGGTGAAGAGGACTGAGAATACATCCTATCGTAACAAGCTTTCGCCGGATTATTGGTTCCCGACTTCTCCACAGTGTCGCCACTGTACTTGTCATGCCTGGTGGATTTTACGGGGCACCACCCCAGAATCAGGTACTTACTCCACGGATTTTGCAACCGAACAGGGGCCGCTAAGCTCCTGAACTCCTGCTACTTTCCTATGAACAACCTTGGCCTTGCGAGCTTCCAGTTGCCTCAGTTCACTTACGTGCTGAGGATTAAGGCACTTTCGTTACCTGACGAGAAAGGCTTTCGCTTGTGTTTTGCATAAACATGCAGGAATTGAACCTGCCGCCTATTCCGTTAGAGGGAATTGCTCTGCCAATGAGCTAATGATGCGGTATTTGACTGAAGATGTGCTTTCTCATGTAGCTCCGAACCCTTTTGAGATTCAGAATACTACACACCTTCGAATGCGTTCGCTGTCAGGCTACTTACATTTCTTGTCCCATTTTCTTGAACCCTCCGGTCCAATACTTGTGACTCGTGGTGATTGCTCTTGGCTGACAGGCCTCGAACTAACTCACCCTCTGCATGAACAACACTCTTGTCATGATCCTTTTCCACACTGCGAGAACAGGTGGCCACCCCTCGCCGGTCGGCCCTAGGGTGCTTCAGGTGACTCGAATGTCGCTTACCCAGCTTGGCACCGGATAAGTGAATCACTCAGATTGCATGAGGTACCAGTTGCCTGGCGAGAGGTTGTCACACTCTCTTTCACACCCTCACGGATGCTTATGGGTCATGCCCCATGTCTTAGTTATACGCCCTTCCAGACGTATTGTCAAGCTCTTTCTCAAGAGCTTTTTGCGACTCTAGGGGGAAGTCGAACCCCCACATCCAGCTTGACAAGCTGACATGCTTACCTTTACATCATAGAGCCAAATTAGGTTCCACCGGATGTCTCCGCGTTACCTACAACCGCTCTGGGTGATAGACGGGAATCGAACCCGCCAGGGGACAGGCTCACAACCTGTTGCAACAACCGCTCTGCCTCTACCACCATAATGTACAAGCTCCTACCCACCTGGCACATGTACTTTGCCT